CAAATACAAACATAGAGGCTCCTGCATTTGACACCTTATTAATTGAATAGCTATACGGATTTACACCAATAATCGAACGTACAGAAATATATTCTGAATTAATCCCAACATCTCCAGTAGCCAAACTATGCCAATGACCTGAAATAATATAATCCAAAGGCACTTGATATGTTTTTGAAAAATCTTTCAAAGAATCACCTAGATTTTTTGTCTCAAAATGTCCTCCAAGAATTGTATATGTTGCAAGTTGTGCATATACAAGACCGGTTGGATTTTCAATAATTTCAACATTACGATTATCCTTCAAACGTTCTTTCATAAAAACCAATATGGATTTACTCATATCTTCATCTGGAAAAGCATTTTTAGGCTGTCCTACTAATCTCAGCTGATTGTGATTCGAACGTTTTACCATTTGAAATTTAATTCGAACATGATTACTTAATTCATTAAGCCATGTAGATAAAAAATCAGCATATAATATGGCAGAGTCAATAATTCCATATCTCAACTGCATAAGCTGAGAATTTGCACGAAGAATTCCATCTAAGGCATCGCCTAGTTCAAAAATATTTAAAACTTGAATATGATCTTTTTGAATTTGCTCAATAACTTTATTGTATAAATCCCACATACGATTCTTGAATATTTCCGGACTATATGCATTTAAAATATTTCCATATAAATCTTTAATCTTAAACTCAACTCCAAAATGAGCATCCGAAATTGTAAGAAGATATTCTTTATTCATATGTACTGGAGGAATGTACCCTGGTACATTTAATGGCTGTAATTGATTAACAGCATTTACAATATGTTCGGCAATTAGTTCATCCCTAGAATACTCACGAATCCATTTATTAAATTCTTGCTTTTCAGTCTGTAATTTAATACGTTCTTTTTTTAAAGCTATCTCATCAGAAAATCGTCCTAATTGAATAGAAGAGGATGGGAATAAATCCCATCCTGCATCTATATATTCTAAAAGCAATTTAGACCCTTTACGAATTGTATCGCGGTGCTCTGGCTCTTTACCATGACTAGAACGAAAATCTGCAACATCTTGCCACTCAATAGATGTATCTATTTGTTTTTTCTTAATAAGATCAAGCTGTTCTTTTAGAAATTCGTTATTATCCATATAAAATACCTTAATCTAATTCATCAAGATTGATGATTTCCTCAGTCTTAGTAGTAGTAGACATGTCAAAAGGTTTATCACCATATGCCTTTTCAAAGATATCTAAAATATCAATGATTTCACCATCCATATCTACAAGTTGTTCGTCTACCATATGAAGACCTTTGAGTTTACCATCATATTTAACAGTTTTTTTTAATTCCATGTTATTTTCTCCTTATTCTCCTTGACATATTGAATGTATAATAGTAAAATGATATTTGTGAAAGTTTAAATTAATATTCAGTATTAAAGAATATCTGATAACTCACAATCAATACCAATAATCTTATCTACAATTCCTTTTTCTTTTGCTTCATCTGGGAACATATAATATTCGCGATCCTTGATTTCCTCAAGATATTCTGCAGTCATATTTGTATGTTCTACCATAAAATCATTCAGATGTTGCTCTAATTTATCATAAAATTTCTGAATATCTTTACCTTTATTAGATGAACTTACATATCCAGTCTGCCCATCATGATAAAGAACTACTGTATTTGGGAAGCAGTAACGTTTATGTCCTGCAGCCAGAATATAACATGCCATAGAAGCACATTTGGCAAATCCCACTGTAATAATTGGAGTAACAGATGTCTTAATAGAGCTTAATACCTGGTACCCGGAAATAACATCACCACCATCTGAATTGAGATAGAGATAAATTGGTTTCCTACATGATGCTGGAAGTGCCTTATCCTCTTTATTCCATTTCATGATCATTAAACATATATTTTCAATAACATTGTCATCAATAGTTTCGTTGACAATAATTTTTCTTTCTTTTAAATGCTCCTTGATAGTGCTCTGATAGAGACTATCGTCTTCTAAAATGTCTAAAAATTCCATATTCCTTGTTCTCCTATAAATAAATAACCATATCTTTTGATGAAGCAATCACTTTAAATGATTTGTTTTCTTTAGATATGGCTTCTTTTAAGTCTTCCTTTATACTGTTTTTCGCGACAACAGATCCGTGAACTAAAACTAATTTTTCTGTATTTACCTTCGATCCAAATTCAATTAGTTCATTTCTATTGGCATGACTTGAAAATGTACCTAAAGAAATACAGTCAGCTTTATTTTCGACCTTATCGCCACTAATTTTTATAAATTTATTTTCCTTATAATTTTTAATACGATAGGATAAATAAGAGTTGTCTGCTCCGGTATATCCACTAAAAATTATCATGCTTTTTTCATCACTTAAATACTCATGTAAATAGGAAAGGATTCTACCATTCGTACAGAATCCTGAACTACTTAATATAATTTTTGGTGAATGATTTTTTACACATGCTAAGGAATCTTCTTTTTCTTTTATAAACTTCACATTCTCCCAATTGCATACATTATTCCATAATTTCAAATCGTCTTCAGATAGAAGAGTAGTATATAGATCACAAATATCACATGATAATATTGAATCAACTACAATGTCATATTTGAAATTTATATCATCATGAAAAATATTATATAAATTGGTAAGAATTTCTTGTGTACGGCTGAAACTAAAACATGGCATGATTACTGTTCCTCCACGTTCTGTAACCGTATCAACTGCTGCTTTTAAATGTTCTAAATCAAATTTTCTTGTCTTTTTATTAATTCTGCCTGGTTCTCCATACGTACATTCCATAATAATTACTTTATTAAAAGTATCTGGGATTTCAGTATTTGGAACATAATGATTTTTTGTATTAAGGGATCCAATGTCAGAAGTGTATAATATAGAATTTGATACACCATTTTGATCTTTAAGAATTAATTGAAGCTGTCTAGCTCCGAGACAATGGCTATTTTCAAACCATTTAAAAGAAACTATTTCATCAAGAACATATAATTCATGTACATTATCATATTCATATATATAATTTAAAGTAGTAGCTACATCCTCTTCTGTGTAAATAGGAGAGTAGTTACGTTTATATTTAAATGATAAAGCATTTGCTTCACTCAACAATATAAAAGCACAATTATATAATAATGGTTTCATTAATTGAGCAGTTGCATGTGAAGCGATAATTTTTCCATTAAAACCTTCTTTTATTAACCTTGGAAGTAAACCAATATGATCAACATGTGTATGTCCTACAAAAACATAGTCGATCTCTGAAGGTTTAAATGGAAATTTCTGAGAATTGATATTATATGAATCCAGATAATTATTGTTTTGAAATAATCCGCATTCAAGTAATATTTTTTTTCCATTATATTTTATATAAGTGCAGCTACCTGTAACATCGTCAGCATTTTGACCTATAAAGTAAATGCCATCTTCTTTTTTCTTCCTGCCTATGTCAAACACCAACTTTCAAATTATTTTACTGCTTAAAATCGAAAATCTTTATCTCTCGGTTTTACAGTAAGAAAATCGGTCTGATTGATTGATTCTCTGTATCTGTTTAACATCTCGACACTACGAACATGCTCTACAAGAAAATAGCTTTTTGCTTTACTTTTATGGTGTTTATTACGTACACGCACATCAAAAGCTCTTCCATGATTACGTAAGTATTCTGCTTCTTTTTGACTGATATTAACCAATTAAGTTTCCTCACTTTTATTTATTTGTAGACTCAAAGGCTCATTATCTGTTGCAATCAGAGACAAAAACCTTTAATAAACCCAATCAAAGTGCAAGCACTTTCCATGGTAAAACTTATCTACTTGTTTTATGGAATTTTGATTTAATTTGTCAACCTCATGGGAGAAGAAGGACTCGAACCTTCGATGTTTCTTTGTGGGGGATTTACAGTCCCTTGCCTTCGCCGCTAGGCTACTCTCCCTTGTGTTAAGTGAACAGCTATTCTTATTAAATATATAGCCATAAATGGAGGCCATATATTTTATTGGAAACTTAACTTTCCCATATGATTTATGGTTAAATCACAAAAACTTGACTGCGTTTCGTCCTAAGTCAAACTCCCGCCAGATTTTCACGCTACTAGATATCTGGAACTTATCTTATAATTCATCCAGAATACAGATTTGCGCCTGTCATTCTAAGATATAGACTGTGTACTTTAGTCTGCCATTTACTTCACTTTCTAAATGGTCAAAACGTAATCTGAGGCTAGAGGCGCTACCTCCGCATTTCAGATAACACGCCCCCAAAGACTCGAACTCTGACTAACCGGGTTGGAGCCGGTTGTACTACCAATTATACGAAAGGCGCAAATAAAGGTGACTAATGGGATTTGAACCCATATAAGGCGGAACCACAATCCGCTGCATTGCCAAGTCTGCCATAGTCACAGTATCCTAACAATGATTCGAACATTGAACTTCTAAATATAAAGTTAGATATTTTACCAGTTAAACTATAAGGATAAAACCCGCTAAGATGCTTTAGCGGAATATTTTTCATTGTAATTATGTCTAAAATTTCTAGCGGAATTTTTATTTTTTGATTTATATGTATCTAATTGACTGTCGCAATTAGGACAAATTAATCTCATATTGGATCTATCATTATTTGCTGCGTTACCATCAATATGATCTAAAATAAAATTAATTTTTTTACCATTCCATATATCGTCCATATTACAAATTGCGCATTTTCCATTCTGCTCATCATATATATATTTTCTTATACACCCACGTATCGTAGAAGAAATCGAATATCCGGTATCTCCTGTTTGTAACCATTTGTCAATTTGTTCTTTATCTTGTTTTTCTTTCAAACATTTTGGACACATACCCGATTTGTTGTAATAAGATATTTGAGTGTCACATCCCGTACAAGTCCTGCTACTTTTATTGGGCTTATATATAATTTTAGGGTTCTGAGATAATTTTGGTAATGAATTGATATCTATACCAATCGAACTAAGTCTGTTAATTACAGATGTATAAGAAGATGTTAGTTCTGTTTTATATCCTAACTTTTTCGAAAATTCAAGTAAATTGGAGGAACTTGTATACAATTCAATAATTTCTTTATCAGTAAAGTTATCAATCAAACACTTCTTCCCCATATGTTTAAAATTTTCTGGATTTCCTTTAGGATTTCTAACAATATTTTTATTGTTGTATGAAGCAGCACAACTAGAATTACAAAATATCTTCTTCTTAACCTGTGATAGTTTAGAAGAATCAGTACATAGAATAGGCTTATTACATTGTTTACAATAATGTGGATTTTGATTATATTCATTTATATTTTTCATTTATATCACCTCGTATTTTAGAGGCAGAGACAAGGAATATCCTTATAATTCTCTTTATCAATTTAACTAATTGACCACAATTAAATGAATAAACGACAACGGTAGGTCTCGATCCCACATACCCTTTCGGATTCACTGATTTCAAGTCAGGAGCATTTGCCAATTCTGCCACGTTGCCTTAAATATCTGTCTTTCCAGATTGTCAGACCGGGTACCAGTCAATAAAAAGTAAAAGGCAGGAGAGTAATCCTGCCTTTCAACCGGAATCAATCCGGTTATCTTTATATTCATGATATGCTACAATCACATAACCAAGAGTTACATGGTAGGGTTTTCACCTACGAATTCCCACAGGAGGTGGGCTGTAATCTACATATCTTGTAACGCAAAGCAGAGTAATCGAAACTCAATCCTGTCGGATCACACGACTTAGCAGGTCGGTTCCACACCTAGTGAATTTACTTTGCAAATGGACGGCTCCACGGAGAGTTGAACTCCGGACTCCTGCGTGACAGGCAGGTGTTATAAACCGCTTAACTATAGAGCCAAAATAGGAGGGGAGAGAAGGACTATACAATCCTTCTCATAAACAAAATGCGTAACCAAACAAATCAAAAGAAAGTATAATACTTTCAAATACTACTTCTGGGACTCGAACCCAGACTCCATTATTGGAAGCAGATCTTAAGTCTGCTGCGCCTGCCAATTACGCCAAAGTAGCAAAAAATGTCCGGTACGGGATTTGAACCCATGTTACCGCCTTGAAAGGGCAGTGTCATATACCGCTAGACTAACCGGACATATTCATCTGGGAAGCAGAGGTGCTGCCCCTCTTTTTATTTTATTACCTACTAAAACACAATTATCCGCGGCTCGTGTTCTTTCAGACCTATTCAAAAAATGCCGCATTTCTATCATAAGTAGCCTCGTATTGGCACTTCCCATATATTTAAGCTGGAAAAGCAGGAGTTGAACCTACATTTGATTCGCGAGATCATGTTTTGCCAGTTAAACTATTTTCCAATATTTTTTATTTATGCTGAGATTACACATAAATATAGAAGCTCTTTCGAAACATTATGGTTTCTTTTCTTATCCACTATACGCCGCTTCGCGCACATATAGTAAGCTTCAACAACCGCCTTGTTTAAGAGTGGCACTTCTCTTTAGCCACATAACTACTCTGTTGTCATCATTCCATTGACGCTGCCGCGCCACAAAGTTCCGCTAAGAACACTGTGCAGAATCGGACAAACATATCAGAGTCTTGCGAGACTCATCAATGACCATATTGCATAAAATATACTATGGTATTAGGCTGCTTTCGTTATGCAGAGGTGTAGACTTTCGCTGTAGAATATAATATCACACTTGTAATTTCTATTAAATCTTTTAACCTTTTAAAATTCAATAAGTATAAGTAATTATTATCTGAAAAGTCTTCTCTACTGAAGATGTGCTACACCAGACGCTCCGATCCCTTTTGAGGATAAGAATACATCACACCTTCATATCGTTCGGTTATTATCCCTACTAAATGTCCATACAAGCTAATTTGGCACATACCAATTCACTTATACAAATGGCTATCACCTTTGCTTAATAAATGCTCAGATTGAATAACCTCCTGATTCACCATCATATCTTCACAGTTTGCATGAACTATCCAGTTTGCGGCCAGAAAGTGTTCCTCAGCAGTCGCCCTTAGACCACCTTATCGTTCCCTGTTTCATGATACTATTTCCGCATAGGATTTAATCTTTTCACTTACCTATACGAAACGAGACCTTTTGAGTCTCTGGCATGTCAGTTTTGCTTAGATTGACTGCAATATAATTGCTTATACCGCAGCGACAGTGTGTAAATCTGCCTTTATACGCCTCACAGCGCACTATCGGAGCCAAGCCTCCATAATGTAATTAATTAAACAGAAAGGGTTGGCATATACATTTGTATATGACAAATAGCGGGAGATGGATTCGAACCATCGTCTCTAGGGTATGAACCTAGCAAGGATCCACTCCTCTATCCCGCAGTTGGAATGACACGATTTGAACGTGCGATGTCCTGGTCCCAAACCAGGCGGATTGCCAAACTATCCTACATTCCAATAATATCAAAAGATTTAATTACGTTTTCAAATAAATAATCCTTTTCATACCGTATATTTTTTACCTGCTTATTTTTAGGTGGATCTATTCTTATAGTAATCATATTCACCGGAGTTTCAGGCGCCTCTATTAAAAAGGATTTATTTGTTTCAATGTTATAACAAAAGAAATAATCAATATCGTTTTTAGTATATTTAGCCTTACTTCCATTTTTTCTATGCAAGGAAGATGATGTAACATCAAAAGTAACAGTTCCATTTTCTGCTTTTGAAATAGAAGTTTTCACTTGAATTTTATTTAATTTTCCGTTAAATTCTGCAATTAAATCGTATTTTTCATTATCGCCAAAAGGTATTGCTATAGGGATACCGTGTTTGACAAATAATGATATGGCCATCGCCTCACCTATGTTTCCATACCTTTTAGTATTTACCATAATTATAAATAGTTGGGACAGAATTTATTCTGCCCCAATCTTTTATTTACGCATTAACAGCGTCTTTAATTGCCTTACCAAATTTGCATTTTACTGCGTTCTTTGCATCGACCTCAACAGATTCACCTGTTCTTGGGTTACGTGCAATACGTGCGTCTTTATGTACAACAGAAAGAGTAACACCATCCATCAGTTTTACCTCGTCGCCTTCAACCAGCGCACCATATGTTACGTCCTGTACAGCTTCCATAATTACTTTAATATCTTTCTGTGTATTATTTGTTGCTTCTGCAACAGCCTTAATTAATTCAACTTTATTCATTGTTAGTTCTCCTTTTTCTCATAAAAATAATAGTTATATAAAGCAAAAGCAGTGTACCGACCAGCACACTGCCTTGAATTATCAATATTTAATTTTCAATTATTCGCTGAAAATGTTTGATGCAATTTCAGCTCCAAGATCGTCTAAAGTACAGAAGGAATTGATATATGATACCATTTCATTACCGTCTTTATCTTCGCGCTTGATTTCAATCCCTTTACATTCAGGATTTTTACAAGCCATAACATTACCATGTATATATGTCATTGGGGTGCCACATGCTTTACACTTATGTTTACTAAGAAATCTTTCCTGCTGTTCTTTTAATTTCTTCTTATCAGAAGTTTTCTTTGTCATGGGCTTCATTCCCCATGCAGTTCTCATTTCTTCAAGTGATGTAAAGTGTTCTGTTGTCCCTTTGGACATTCTATAATTACTCATGATCTTTCTCCTTGTAGTCAAATATATTTGATTTTTTTAGCCGTGTATTTAACGCCCACGGCAGGCTACTACACAAAAAAAATTCGAATCCCATATTTAAACACGCATTGGAGACAGCGCGGAGAGTTTCGCTTTTCTTCAAACAGCTGTCTGCATACATGTACACATATCCTGCGCAAAATATGTGCCTGAAGATGCAACGAAGCGAAAAGTTATTCCCCTCATATACCGGACGAATTTGTATTTACGATTTTTGTTACTTTTAAAGGGTTTTAGGCTGATTTTTTTTCAGACATTCTGCAGTTTTTCGAGAAATTTTGTAAGAATGCTTCTCTGTCCATTCTATATAATAGATTAAGAAGATTTCTTGTATAACGTGAATAATCCTTTTTTCTTCCCATATTACTTGTATTAAGAGCAATTTCAATCAATCTGCTCATAGTCTTTGGATTTTTTATTTTTATTTTTCTTAATTCCGCTAAAATCTGATCGAATCTCTCGGTATATGCAAGAATTTCATCATCAGACATATTATCTTTACTTAAAAGCTCAAGTTCTTTTGCATATCCTAAAATTTTTTCCATTTGCCTAGCGTTTGCTTTGCCTTTTACTTTTATTACAAGATCTTCAGTAGGAATAGTATTAGTAGAATGTATCGGCTTGATATCATCCATAACAATCTGTAAACTATTCATCGGACATATATAATAGGAAGAAATTCTTCCAGATAACTTTTCTTTCTGCTGATCAACCAATTCTCTTTCCACCTCTTTACCGTTCTTTGTATATTGAATCTTACGCGTATATCTCATGAATTCTGGAAAATCTCGACGCACCTGTTTCTTATTACCAAATTCGTCCTCAACTTCCTCTAACTGCTGCATACAAGGAAGTTTTTTAATACGCTTTATTTCTTCTATAGCATCCACTTCATATTCACGTTTACATCCATCAATAATAACCTGAGCTAGTACCGAAAGAATAACAAAGTTGTCATATAATTCACGACTTGGGTTAGTCCAATAATAAGTCATTGCAAGCTGTGCGAGATTACTTGATTCTCCAATACCAATACGTGATTTGGCGAATTTATTATCCATACGAGCGTATTCTTTCATTGTATTCTTATATGTAAGGCCACTTTCTTTGAGTTTATTAACAATAGTAGGATACTGTTCATATGCAGCCTTAGCACTTTTAACCATTACTTCATTATTTGTCACAAAAAAGAAATCTGAATCAAAGTCGCAGCCGTTGGCACGATCCTGAATATCTGTATGAATACAATTTACTGCCATGATATTATTACTGAATACAAAATATCGTTGCATTTCATCGCTATATGTGTTATGTAAGTAACAGATGTTATTTGGGCTGTTATGTGGATTTCTAATACCACAAAGATATTCTCCATCTTGAAAACGTTTTGTATAACATTGAATAGTTCCTGGCTCAATATTAAGAGTAGGATCTGATTCCGGATCCATTCCTACAGATTTGAGTAGAAGAGCATATGGATTTCCAAATATTGTAAGATTATCTCCATCAATTGTAATTTTGCCTGTTCTAAGCCTGGTTACATATTGATTGATAATTTTACGTTTCTCTAATCTGAACCATGTACTATTTCCAAAATCCTCATTCCAATCATATAAATCTGCCAACATTTCATAATGATTAATTATCGTAGCATTCTTCCTGAGATATTGAACATAAAGACTGTTATCATCTTTCATACCTTCTACATAATCTACGCTGGTTCTTGCTAGTTTCCGAACATCATCGGTAGAGCATGGAGATGGAATCTCTATATTATAGGAAGGAAGAGTATTAACCATCTGATAACTCATCTGCTGTACGCTGCCTAATTTACTTGGATGATCAGTTTTTACTATCCCCCAGTAAGAACCAGTCTCATTGACACGATCACACCAATACTGATAAGCTTCTGCAGGTGTATTACCCATCAGATTCATGAATTTCTTCCATTTAATAGCATTATCAGTTGTAATCATGCGAATATCCTTGAGCTTATGACAAACTCCGAACATATCCTGTACTTCATAAGTTTCATAATCATGTCCAGTTTTTTCACACCAATCCTTAAAAAATAACTGAATATGAGTACGAATTCCGCATGTCTTAAAGAAATGCTGTCTTAAAAGAGCCATACCATTAACCCATTCCGGCAAAATATCAGATTCAATCAGCATTTCTCCATCCCAGAGAGTATTTTTTACCTCGGTTTCTTCATCATGAACGACACATTTCTTTTTTATAACATTTACTCGTTTATATCTCTTAGTATATTTCGGAGTAACACCGTCTTTTAAAAATTTTCCTTCAGCAATAGCTCTTTGCTTTGCAATTTCTGTAGCAGTTTCATCCAGAACTTTTTCCTGAACTACATAATCCTCAGCTTTTACGATCTTGGCTATTGTCTTGTAGAAACTATCCGTATCTTTAATAATAAGAATGGCTTCTACAGGACAATAGAACTTTCCAACTATTGTACTGGTTGTGAGAGGAGCATATGCCGACATCTCTACAATCTTAGCATTTTCCATCGGCATTTTCTTTCCAAGGCCCATCGTCAGCCAGTTATATGCTTTTTTATAAAGCTTTGAGTTAATAAACATCACCTGTCCGACTTTTGCCTTAGAAGAGTTGCGGTATAGCATTTTATAATTAATAACAGTCTTTTTTTCACCTTCTTTCTTTGTATATGAAGAAATGTATTCAACATTTACACCGTTTTCATAGAATATTTCCCGGATTTCATCTTTGGAACATTTCATATAATTGTCTTTATTATCAATCACATTTCGAAATATTGCTCTAATACGTTCCTTTGATTCCTCAGATAAAGATTTATCATGTTCAAATGGTCCAAACTGCTTTAGCAAGTGATCCATTTCTTCTTCATAACTACGACTTCCAAAATCAAAATCAAGACAAATAATGTCTCGTGTACTGGTATCATTCCAAACATTAAGTCCATTCTGTATAATATAATCACTGAATAGACTGTTACTGAACATTGCTTCAGTATAATCGTACCGGTTTCTGATTCCCTGGTTATAACCAAAGAGAGTTCCGGCCTTTATATTTTTTATTTTTAATCCGAATTCAGACAAATGATATTTCTCCTTCCTTATTATATAGAATTATAAAAATTTATAGCTCTCTGTTTCGCTTGCGCTACTTCCTTCTCTTTTTTATTTAATTTTTTATATACCTTCTCAAGATTGCTAATTTCCTGCTGTAACTTAGTTTTTTGGAAGAAATTCATACTATTTTTTAGTTCTGACTTTAATTTAGAGATTCGTTTACGAATTTGCTTTGCAGTCGATCCGTTTATATCTTTTACTTTTTTCTGATACCTAAATTCATAATACTTACGTAATTCAGAAGAAAAACAATTCATCAGATCGGACCATTTTGCCAATTCAATCTCTTCAATATCAACAGACTTAGCATAATCAATAATATCCTTTACAAACTCTAATGTAAGAATAAATGTTTCATATTTTAAAGTGCTTTTAAACATACGAAATTCAATGGTATCCTTATGCTGTAAATTCAATGCAGCACGTTTACCTTTATCCTTATACTTACCATACAGTTCAACTATTGAATCTTCATTTTGCTTTTCACCGGCAAATTCACTATAGTCATTGTCGCGCCTTGCAATCACACAAATTTCATCATTAAATTTTTCAAGAATATAAAGGATCTTAGATATAACTAACTCTTGTGATATTCTTGATTTCCCTAAATAGCTACGATTCGCATGAATATGTAATCCGGCAGTTTCACAATCATGACCTTTATATCCTTCTTTATCAAGATATTCGAACATTTCACGGTAGTTCATTTTGTTCTTATGAAATTCCAAACTGCATGGCATAGTGTCAAATTCAATCTGTACAGTGCTATCATGTGTACTGTAAATAAGATTTTTTTCATCACTATCAGATCCATTCATAATCTGAATACATTTTTTTACTGTGGAATTTTTGTCATTATCAGAAGAGATATTATTATTTCCACCTACTTCAATCTCTGCTCCGAGCAGGAGAGTAGTATCTTCTGATTCTCCAGGCATAAAATGTTTTATGTATTTTGGGACATAATTAAATTGATGAATGTATGTTTTGAATCGGTTTGAGACAAAACTACGAAAGTATCCTCTCTCAAATTCATAACTATTAGAAGATGCCCTTACATTATCTATCAGCCTATTAAAATTGTTAATATTGTTAATATTAAGTTCCTCTTCAAAAGTAGATGTTACTTCAGACCTACGACCTCTTTGCGTAGATGATGGTTCAAGGTGACACAAACGTATAGCACAAAGTATGGTTCCATCACAGTTATATACATATGCTTTATTACACGTAGTATCGTATAAGATTCTGCCATGAATACAATTGCTGTTTCTACTTTGTTCTGCCAATACACTATTAAGTAATTCAAAATCATTCCCGCCATATTCACGTCTATTCATATTTTCGAGCTTTGTTATTATTTGACGTCTATGTGAATCTGTGTCACATTCATGATAGATATTGCTATGTAATTTTAATGCATCATTAATAATTTCAGCGTAATCATGAGGAAGATAATATGTATTATATTCATTATCAACAATATAACAGGCATCACCTCTATATCCTAAATGAGTATAATTAATAATTTTCCCATTTACTGAATATGGATAATGTAAATTTAAATCGAATGTTTGCCATCTATTTTTAAATCTTATGATTGGTAAATAACTCATATTTTTAATAGGTAAGAGCACCGGCAGGCACTCTTACCATTCCCTCCTTATCTTAAAGTACACGTTTCCAGTATTCTTCGTCTTCATATTCTTCATCAGTCATACGTAATAAATGCATTTCCTGCATAAGCTGTGTAAAATCAGATTCGAAAAGTTTTACTGCCAAGTCATATAATTCATCAAGCATATTAAGTACTTTTTCAATAAAATCAAGAATAGAATAGCATTTTCTATGTCCTGGTTCTGCATTATAATTTTTCATGCGGATCTTAACATTTTTATGATAAATCTCGTCAAACCTTGCGTATAAGTAAGACCATCGACTCTGGGCCAGCTCTGGGGATCGTCGTCTCATTACTCTGTTCAGCATTATACGTTTTGTTGGAGCCGGTACATTTCTGGAAATAGCATTAATGACATCCTGTTTTTCAGCTATTGTCTGAGTCAGCCTGCCACAACGATTATTTAAATGTACAATTTCTTTTTCCCTCTCTTCAATAATTTTCTGAGCAGCAATAAGACCACGAGCCACGATCTCAGCTGGAGTCATATTTTCCTGATTACGGATATAAGCACCATTCTTGCGGATAGAGGGGAGCACTTCTGCTGTAACCCAGTGTTTGAACTCTTTTGCTGATGGAAGCTTGCTGCTGAGGATGAGAGAGTAGAGGCCGGATTCGTTGATAATGGTCATTCCTCTTGGCGTATCAAAACTGTCGTTTTGGCAGTTTTGCTTATCTGCTGCATCTACGTGCTTTTTCAAAGCCCCAAAAGTATCTGAATACCCCAACGCAGTAGCCACATCTTTTCCTACAAACCATGGTTCCCCTGAGATTTCAACAGTTCTCAGCTCACCAAATTCTGGATGAACCGGATTCTTGAAAACTGTTACCTCTGGGGCAGAAGCAGTGGAAGTGGAAGAAGATGCAGAAGAGTTATTTTTGTTCTGCATATAATCAAACATTGAAATCTGCTTATTATCATCCACCGGAGTATTCATCCCTGGGATAGGATCCATACCAAGTGCTGTTCTCATTGTTGGGTCTGTAAGAACTTCTTCTGGTACGTCTTCAAATTTGGAATCTGGTTTTGTGTTTGTTGTATAAGTACTCATTTTGTTTTTCTCCTTTATTGTTTAATTAAATTTGTTATCATCATTTTGATCATATTTAATTTCTTCATCATCATATTCATCAGTATCAGATGCAGCACATAAAGCCCAACATCCAATACCGGTTAATACAAATAAAAGAATACATATAAGTATTACCATGATTTATCCCCCTATTGTGGTATATTACATATTGAAATTTCTTTTTCTCCTATAATATTGAAGAAATCAGGTTCATTATGAGTTTCTTCCAGCCAAGTTTTAATTACCCCCGTCAAACGTTCGGAAAGATCAGCCAATTGTTCGGTAGTATAAGCTGTTCTACTATCTAGCCAGTCATCTACAAGATCACCAACGTTTGCCTCTGCTTCCTCCCAGACAACTTCAAGAACTCTTTCTGCATCAACAGAGATTTCATATGGTCTAAGTTCCTGAATTGTAATTGATTTGATTTTTACATTTTCTTCTGCAAAGTAGTCTTGAGCATCTGCAATGCATTCTTCTATGGAGTCAAATGCTGTAGCAGAAGTGTAATCACTGTCACGTTCTAACTGCCAAGCATATTTTGTATCTTTATGTTCTTTGCTCTGCATAATTTAATTATTTCCGTCCTTTCGAGAAGTAGTGTTGTTTGGATCATCCGGATACAGATATCTTTCTATATAATCGCGACCTTCACCTATGAATCGTGGAATATCGAAGTCATGAGACCATGTATCTGCTGTAATTTGTTTACCATTTAATAAGAAAGAACTATGAGCAGATCTGATGATACAGGTACCGCGCTGTTTGTAAATTTTAAGTTTGTTCCAGTCAATATCTTTTTGCTGAATAAGCATTTCTATGATTTCTTGATTACATTTACCATTTAGTTCGGTCTGAGAAAAATGTGCTTGACCAACCATTTGAATAGAGTTACGAATTGCATCCTGCTGTCTCCAGTTAAAATAATTTGTAACTTCTTCTCGTGGGAGATTGAATACACATGCAGCAAATTCTGCTCCTTTGAGTAATGCACGATCATAGCTGTGGTTTGGAGAATAATATCTTCTGCAGATAATTTTTACTAATTCTTTAAATTTTTGATTGAAATAATTAGTGGCCATAGATGCTGCTATAGAAGCAAGCTTCTGGACCCGGTTATCAAACCATGGTGAAGTTTCAAGTTTCTCATAATCAATAAGAAGAAGATTAATTTCATCTGATTGAGTATAAGCCAGGACACAGCCCTGGATATTTCTACAGAGGTATTCTGCAGTATAGCGCATAGCAGCCATAAGTACCTGATCAAATGGTTTTTTGAACCCCCTGGTAAAAGTATGGAATGCACGACCATCGATTTGGATGATCACTGGGGTGCGAGGGATTAGATGAGCATCTGTAATTGATTTGTAGGATCTCATTCTGAGATCGTATTCTGTTTGATGTGACATTTTGGTTTGTCCTCCTGTTATTGCTAAGGTTTACGAGTTATTGATGTGTTATTTAATGTTATTGAATGATCAAAACAAGTTATGGATATTTGGATTTTGTAGATTTTCTTTACATACTGAGTTAATTTAGCTTGTTTTGATAATGAGATAATAGCACAGGAAGATGGATTTGTCAAGAAAAGAAGTTAAATTAACTGAAATATTTGAGATTATGCGTTTGAAAATATGGACGGTAGATGGGGGTTGGAGGGTAGTGTGAGGTGAGATTTGGGGAGTGTGGAACAATATGGGCGGTGATTATAGGAGTTTGGCGATGTGGGGAGCGTTACATTTTAATAGGAAGAGAGGGCGTATTTTTCAAGCCAGTGTGGAAGTTAACCGGCTTAGGTCTTTCTGGGTAATTTTAGCCCATTTTGGCGTTAAAAGTACCCCCTTTTTGAGTAATTCCAATTACTGCTAATTTTATGCATAATATAGCTAATTTTATGCATATATACATGTTTTATGCACGAATTATGTATTTATATGAATAAATATTCTATAACTTTTTTTATACATTTTCATTTTTAGACAAATGGTTTTGGTATTATATAGTTGTCCGAAGGGACGGTAAACACTTGAGCGGTTCAATTGAATATCGCGAACATGCAAATACATGTGATATGTCCAATGCCCATGTGGGGCGCATATCATAAGTAAAAGCATTTTCAAAGTATTCCGTAGTATCGCAATTAAGACGCTGATTTTTCAGCAGTCCATCCCCCTTTATCATACAGGGCTAAAGTGTGGTTCGTGACAGTCGCTGTCAAGAAATGAAAATGCGACAGGGAATAACAACCCTATATCAATGTTACCATTTGTCGAAAAGGCGTTCCCATGGAAATTTCTATGTGAATGCGGTATGTTTAATCTAAGTGACGGACGGACAGACGGCTTGCGCTAACATAGGCAAGAAAAAAGTTTTGAAAGTCGCTGAAAAGCATGGTAGGCAACAACCCTAACAAGGGGGCGCGGAAAAGCGTTAAAGTACCGTAGGTGGGCGGTATATGCGAGCGAATAAAGTAGTAGTTCGGTCATATGAAAAAGGATGACAGCACGTAGCCGGCTAAATAGGTACGAACCGGTTTCAAAGTACCGAAGTAGGCACATGGGAAAAAGCGTAACAGTTCCAACGTGACGCAGACTCCCGTAAAAGTGGTATATCGGATTCCTGTCCGGCATATTGAATACCGTGTTATGCACGATATTCCCTATTATAAAATCAGGTAAAAAGAATATCAGCAGGCGTGTTAGTAACGCCATAGGCGCGAAAACAGTCACACTAAAATACGAAAATGAGAGGTATAATATTATGTTAAAATCAGAAAATATCGTTATCAGAGTTAGCAACCAGAAACCAGAAACAATGGATAAAATTAGCAATTTTGTTCACTATCTCTGTTGGTCTAATGAACTCGAAGCGCTGTCATCAACGTTTTCCAAAATGCGCTCATTGATTGAATGCACGTTCCCAACTGAAAACGTTGACGAAATTAACGACCTTAGCAAGCTGATTTTGGTTGACGGTCTGGACGTTCAAAAGTTCATTGATACCAGAGACCAACTGAAAAGCGTAAAGGCTATACTTGCAAATCTTGACAGCGTAGGCGCTAATAAGGTCACTTACAATGACTTAAACAGCACTGACAAAATTTTTTTGACTTTACAGGCTCATACTGCTGTAAAGTCAATTAAACTTGACAAATCAATTCTTGTCAAGGATGATGGCACAAATTACGACTTTTCTCCATTAATCAGTAAATGGATTGAGTCTGGACAGGGTTTATCAAATATTAAAAAGTCACTTTCAAAAGTGTTTTCTAATATTGTGGGAAATGACGGTGAATTATTCTATCCAGTAAAAGTCAAGGGTGGAGATATCCCAGATAGTGACGTACGTCAATTCTTTGGGGCGTTCACTGGTAATGCGGGACGTTCTGGGAAAGACAAAAAAGGACAGTACACATGGGTGAAAGACTATTCTGAAAAGAAAGTTTTGACAGCCCTGACAGACTTGTTTACGGTTGTATTTGAGTCTGGTAATTGTCAGACTATTAAACCAGAAAAACCGACAGCAGAAAAATAAAATAAGAAAAGAGGGTTTGCACCCTCTTTTTTTATTGCAAAAAAAATAAAATCAAAGGAGTAAATCATGGGTAAAAAAGGCATTAAAATATATACAAAAGTAGCAACTCGATATAATACTTTATTCGAGGGATATCCTGTCAAAAAGGGCGCGATTTATGGACGCGCTTTAGTTCCGTATATCGACGACTTAGGATGCACAAATGACTACGTTTTCTTTGTTTGTGATAAACCAAAAACATTGAAAACACGTATGTTATACGTTCATATTATGAAACGTGAATGGAATAACAACGCTACATGTGCCATAAAACGTATCACATGGCACGATGCTAAAGTAGGTGTTAATCATCCTATTTATATCGCAGTACGCGAAAAATGCACTGAAATAGGGGGTTACCCTAAAGTAACGACCTTTACAGACCCGCGTAAAGAGGCTGTAAAAGTGGCTGAAATGTACAGTCAAGTAGCGCATTCAGCTTGTAAAGTGCGTAAAGCACAAGAGCCACAGGCTCGTTGCTACAAACAGTCAATGGTTGACGGTAAAGGTTACTCTATTGACTGGGAAGCTGAGATTCAGGCAATGCCCGAAGAGGGATACAATGGTTTGCCTGTGCAGTATCCGAACGGCAAAAAAGCCGCTAGTTTTACTCCTTTTGAAGGTGTAACTGATACCGAACAAGCCATGAGAAGAGACGGCATGAAAGTTAATCAGACTAAAATCCGTCCTGAGAAAGAAAAAAGCAGTAAAAAAATAGTGATTAAAATTAATGGTATAACCATTGATTGTTAATTCATCCAGTGATATGATAAGGAGGTGATGCATTGGAGGTGAATTAATATGAATAATAATTTTGAATTTAAAGACTGGTCTGTAAACAGGCGCGCAAGAGCATTAGACCATATGGACCAATACATTAGGAAGATTGTCAATGTTGATGGACCAGACTATTTTTTCTGGGAAAATCATGGTATTGGCAATAAGTCTGATGAAGAGGTGTTAAAGATTGCGGCAGACGATACAGCTTTTATCAATGCGTTGTTTGCGTTCTATTTAACAACTGCTTCAGATAGTGATGTATGCACTATCAAAAAAGAGCGCTTCTAGTCATAGTGCGCCATTACAACTAAATAATAATAACAATCTTTAAGAGAGTATTCATGTACTCTCTTTTTTAGTGCAAAAATTCAGAGCAGGAGGAACAACAAATGTTATCACAAATTTTATCAAACCCACAACCACATCCCAAGTACCAGATTTGTCTCATCACACCAGCGGGCAGATCCGGTACAATCTTACGTCACTTATACACATCACCACGTACAGGTGCGACATATTTCAGTCGCCATCATGCTAATAACTACACACATGAACAGGCGACAGCAGTATTACAAAATCTGCCGTATCCAGACGCGTTCATCCAGTCTGAATACGACTGTCATTACCGTGAGACAGACGAACGCGGTAACATCAAAGATTACATGTGTGCATAACAGCACATAAGTAATAAGTAACTAATTAACCATTAAACTTGCTATCCCTTATTCCTGTGAGGAGCAGGCTTTTTCCTATCGAAAATTGCAAGGTCGAACCTTGATAAGGGATTTTTCTATGCTCTTCTATAATGCCCATGAAGAGTATAGATTTTACCAACGGAAACAAAATATAAGGTTATGCCTAAACCAAAAGGCAGAGAAGGAGAATTATCGTGACAAACACAAGAATTAACGCATCCCTTAACACAGCAAAAGAAATTATCAACGCACTTATGAACTCAGAAGAAATCTTCTATGACCGCACAGAGGGTAATGAGTTATCCGGACGCTTTAGTGTCCAGATGACATTTGCAGAAGCGATCTGCTATCGTCCACAGTACACAGTGCGCAAGCTCCGTAATCTTGTTCTTAACAGACATGGTTCCCTTTCAATTCGTACCAGAATTGCACTTGCAGCAGTACTGTCTCAATGTGAATTCGACACACACGAGAATGCACTTATTCCGGTGCTGTTCACAAGTAACGAAAAACTTATTCCAGTCTACAAACAGTTCGAGAAGAACTGGGGTAAGTTCAACTTCAAAGTATCATTCATACAGGATGATGACTACGAAGATTTAGCTCCACGTTATGAAATCAACTTCATGACCGGTGAGTGGACAGACATCTATGAGGAGGTAAGATAATGAAGAAATTAAAGAAATTTTTCACAGAAGAAAGAGTTGACGAAATTTATGAAACCATGTTTGATTTAGCCATGGGACTGGGACCAGTACTCATGGTAGTAATCCCAATCCTTTACGATGCGTTTAAATAATAATAATTTAAGGTTATGCTTCAGCCTTAAAAGCACAGGAGGAAATCATATGAAAAAATCAGAAATAATCAAAGCTTTTAATGAATTCGTATCCCGTAACTTCTTCGGATACAGTGCCCATACACTGTATCAGGAACTCTGCCATTCATATCCGGCAGAAGTAGCATCCCAATGGGTGTATGTCAATATATGGCACACATTCATTGATAATGATACACCAGAAGATATTGATATTGCACGTCATGTGGCTTGCATTATCATTGGTGATCCGAACTTTGAAATCCGAGCACTTGATGCTCGTGATTACATTGATTACTGCATGGCTACTCATGAATATGAGCGCCTTGCAGTTCTTGCAAATGATGCACTTGACTTGTATCTCAAGGGCGTAATCAGTCTGCATGAATTTAAGCTAATCATTGCAGCTAATAAAAACTAATTAAATTATCTACCGGTCTATATAATTTTCCTTGACTGGCGGATTTGAAAAACGGAAACAAATTGAGAATTGATTTTTCTGGACGGGATACCCCCATGTACAGGGAAATAAAAAGGAGAATAAACTATGAAGAAAAAATTATTCACAGCAATTATCACACTTGCAACAATTACACTTACATCTTATCAACCAGTTCCGGCAAGCGAAACAGAAAAAATTTTTACTGATGGATCCGAAATCACATCAATTGAAACTACGGAAACCGGTGCACTCTATACATTTACAGACGGAACCGGATACTATCATGAAGAAAATGAAATTCCGGAACTTTCAAATGTAAATGGTCTGTATCCACTTACCGGAATTGTTACAGAAATCGAATACGATGTAGAGCCGGAAGTGGATCTTGTAACAATCACCTGCCCCAACGGAAATATGTTCTCATGGTATGCAGATGCCGGAGATTATGAAATCAATGACCTTGCGTCCTGTATCATGGATTCCAAGGGAACTAAATATGTAACTGATGACGAAGTGTTGCTGGCCCATTACGCAGGTGGATTAAAACACTTCGAACAGTATACAGTAAAGTAATTTAATTAAACAGAAGGGAAATAAATCATGACAAGAGAAGAATATAACAAGAGGGCAGCAGCTAGAAAAAAGAAATCAATCATCATTAAAAGCAGCTTAGGTTTAGCTGCTTTTTTCATGTTTGCCGGAATTATTGGCAAAGTAGATCAAGACACATATGCCGGGATCCATTCTGTCAAGGGAACTGTTTCTGCATCAGGAAACTATATCCTTGATGAGAATGGAAAAGCATATGATGTATCCGGATTCCAGAGCGGATCCGAAGTAACAGTGAAATTAGATAAACAGGGAAATATCCTGTCTGTTGTAAGTAAATAAGTGAGGTGATTATATGTATTCAATGGAAACTTATCTTGATGATGATAGACTTCCGGTTATTGAGAAAACAAAAATATGCGAAGAGAAAGTAACACTCAATAATCCGGAACTAATATTTAATTTCTTAAATAAATATCTTCGGCTAGGGAACCGGACTGAGGAATATGTGTACCTAATATGTTTTGACACAAAATCACATCCATTAGGTTTATTTGAAATTAGCCATGGGACTGTGAATTCGGCAGTATTATCCCCAAGGGAAATATATATGAAAGCTCTATTATGTGGTGCTGCCAATATAGTTATGGTCCATAACCATCCTAGTGGCGATGTCTCTCCATCTCAAGTAGACATGAACGCTATGGAAAGAATTAAATCCGTAGGAGAATTGTTATCACTTCCCTTAATGGATTTTATTATATGCGGAGATATCAGCTACTTTTCCGCTAAAAAGCAATCAATTCTTTAGAAATGAGGTGAATCATATGGAACGCAACTACAAACTCCGAATTTACTACAAGTCCGGCTTCCAGAAGGGAAACTTAAAAAGAGAAGAGTTCTTCTCAACCAAAGAATCCATGCAGCAGAGATACAGAGAATTATTTAAACCAAAAGAATATGCTCTGAATCCCACAGCATGGGAAAGAATAAATGGAGAATGGCTGAGAATGTTTATTACATCGGCCGCATAAGAAGGGAGAATAATCATGATACCAAAACAAAAGAAATTAGATGCACTTAATGCCGACATCAGAGGAATGGTGAAAGCAATCAAAGACTTCAAGGCAAAGAGAAAGGCTGCCATTGAAGCAAATGATTATGAGACAGCAGAGCAGATGTGGAGCAATGAAAAAGCGATGGCTAAAAATCTGGCAGAGGCAAATTACCAGAAGATTAAGCTTTATTACTCCAAGGCAGATGCTATCTATGAAGATAAGATCATTGCAATCTGCAGCATGCCTGGACTTATTGGCATGAAGGAAGCAAATCTCATTGAGTGTTGTGCAAATATCAATGGGAGAAAGCTCTACGCAATTTAATTAAACAGAAATGAGGTGTATACAATGACAAAAGGAAACGGAAGCATTGGTTCCATTACAACTATGGGAAATCTTCCTTTATATGGATGTGTAAACCCATGTAGAAAAATTAATACAACATACAAATCTCGAATTAATTGGAAGATGGAAATTAGAACCTTAATGAGAGATTTTAGTTTTCCAAAAGATATAATAGAATCTGTTATTCGGACAACGGAAATCGAATGTCCACATGAAAATGCAGACATGAAGTACGATCATGCTTGGAGAAAATTCTGGACATTGATCGGTTAAAAAAAACTAAATAAAAATTAAATTAAACAAAAGAAAGAGGTAGAAAACAATGTTAAATTATAACGAAATTGAAAGAGCACTTACAAACGGAGCAACAGAAAGCAAAGTAATTACTAAACTTTTCAAAGACCAGACGGCATACGATACAGTGATGAATAACTGCCAGAGAATCGGAGGCAAAAGATTCTGCTGTATTCCATTGGAGCTTCTGGAAATTGATGAAGATTACCAAAGAGTATATTGTATTAACATGGAGAAAGTATACTCTCTGGTACGCAAATGGGACTTCAATAAATGCGAACCAATTCTGGTATCTCCACATCCAGAAACAGCAACATTCGCAGTAATTGATGGATCTCATAGAATGCTGGCAGCAGGCATTCGGGAAGAGAAATATGTTATTGCGGTACTTACAGAAGGATTACCTGTGGATCCTATGGAAAGGAAAATGAAAGAAGCCGCATTATTTTCCGAACAGGGAGATGATGTTGATAAATTATCGCTTGCTCAGAAACACAGAGCAAATGTCACTATGGGTGTCAAAAAATATTGCGTTCTTGACAATTGCCTTAAAGGAAGAAAATTACTTTTAAGTGTGCATGAACTGAAGAATCTTCCAAAAGAGAAACGAGATGCATTAAAAGCAGCTGATTACAAAGTCCTCACAGGATATGCAGCAGCAAGAGATGCAGCAGCTCTTACTAATGGTGAAGAGACTCTCAATAATATCTTCGATATTATCGAAAAAGCTGGATGGCATACAGAGCCAAATGGATATGCAGCAAATGTTATTCGCCCAGTAAAAAGTGTTTTGAACATGCATGATAATGATCCACGAGTTGTTAATGCAATTATTGGAATATTTGAGCCAATCAAACCGAACACATTTTTCGCTGATGCACTTTCGAAATATCATGGCAGAAGACCAGCGGAATACCTCACAATGCATCTGGAAAAAGAAGTTGCTAAGAAATTAGGGATTCAACCTTTATATACCGGCGGTGATTTAAGAAAAGTTACTTCTGTAATCAATAGTCAGCGCTATTACGGAGCAACTGGAACAGAAAACAAATAAAACAAATTAAATTATACAGAATATAGCACTTGCATTTTAGTATCGTAAGTGCTATACTCTGCTCAAAGACAAACGGATGTTCGATATCATAATTCAGCTTCGGCATATGCGGCGTGAAATTTAGAGCCGCTCTCCTTCTAAATCGTAGCTGAATTATGCTATTGAGCATAAGAATAGGAGAGAAAGCAAATGAATAAAGCAGAAGCAAAAGCAAAAGCAGTAGTAACAATTCCAATGAAGGGAAGATACTTTCTTCATAAAAACGGAAGTATTATTCCGGTCACAGACATCATCAATGCCATTTATTTAATGACAGGAAATGAAAAGATCAACGAATGGGATCCGGATATTGAAGCATATATTCGTACATTCTTTGGGAACATTGTAAGAGAAATGTCTCCGACAGAAATCACAGTACCAAATTTCTTGAAACATCACGAAAAAGTGAAAGCAATCAGATTGTATTATCACATGCACAATACAGAGTCTCAGAAATGTACATTGGTAGAAGCCAGAGATTATGTGGAACAGTTGAAAACAAAAATGAAAGAGAGAGGTGAACTGTAATGACAAAGATTAAAGAAGCAGTAGATAATCATAAAAATTACGAAAAATTCCATATGAAAACAATCGTTGCCCACAATGGAGTGCTGGTTGACATTGTAGTTTCTGCCTCATACGAAGAAACAAAATTCGATAAAATCATGGCAGACTGTAAGCGCCAGGAAAAAGAACGTAAGCGTGAACGACGTAGAGAAAAAATTAAATTAATCAATCTGTTTACAGGAAAAAGAGAAAAGAGGGAAATCGCATGATAACAAGTAATAAAATGCCGGAGCTGGCAGCTACAGATATTGTAAAGTTAAGAAATGGAAAAATTGGGATTGTGTTAGGAAATAAGAATTCTAATAACCATCTTGCCATTTATACTAACAATACTACATGTGTATCTTGTGAAGAATATTTAAGTAATTATGAGTCAAACAGACATAATAATGATCGCAACATTGACATTATCAAAGTATGGAAATCAAATTTTGAAAGGCAATGTGCTTTAATTGATGAATTCTATACAAAAAACAATGCTCCAACATACATGGATCCTGATTGGGAAGAACCAACTACAATGACTGTAAAAGAAATTGAAAAAATTATCGGTCACCCGTTCACGGTCATTGAGGAAGAGGTGGGTGAAGATGAATGAAACACTGTCATTCGCAGGATGGAGACCAGGCAATCCGGATCAAATCATCCCGTGGAAAGAGAAATTCGATGAAGAATATAGCGACGGAGGCCAGTTAACATTACTGTCAAAAGAAATCTATCAGGCAGAAGCAGATGAAGATATGCCGGCTTTCGAATATCGCTATATTATTAAAGCAATGGATCTGCAGGCGTTTGGATCAGATCAGAAGACAATTTGTTTCCGCTTATATATGTGTCCATTACCACAGTATTGGAAGTCAGAAGTATTAAAGGATCTTTCGGAAGATAGCAGCGCAGATTGGTTCTTCGAAGACGCGGTAAATTCAGATGTCCTTCCATATATAGGAGAAGAGTATTTGAATTATACAGATAATGATATCCTACCAGATAAAAATGGTAATAAACGGTACGATTACTTTTATCACATCACTGATTGGGCCAAAGCAAATGAATTATTCAACATTATTGCAACAGTTCTGTATCCGATGGACAGGACACGCGGTCACGGTCTTGACCATGTATGGAACCAGCTGGGAAACACCGGTTGGGATTTACTTGAATACGTCCTCAATGGGAAAGATTGGGTAAATACAGCATTATCAAGGCATCGAAACAAGTATAATTAACTTTACATCAATATAAAAATATGATATATTTAAAACAAGTTAAATTAACTGCGCGTAAGGAGAAGTAATATAATGAAAACAAAAGCAGTCCGCAGCCAGAGAATCGCATGGCTGTTGAGGAAAGAGGGATTTAAAATTCTTGGCATCACGCCAAATAGAAGACGTCCAAATCTGGATGTTTATATATTTGAAGCAACACCGGAGTTATGTGCTTCATTGGATACACACATCCAAAATAAAGACAACAGAAGAGACAACTAATGAAAGCAAATCGGAGGAAAAATCATGAGCGAAAAAGAATTTGACCGAGGGAAATGTTTTACCTTCTTTGCTTCGTATAGGAAACAGGGCGAAAGAATAAAAGAAATTCTTGGGCCGGAGAAAGCTCTGGAATATTATGAGGCGGTCATAGACTATGGACTGTACGCCAAACCGATAGATAATAATCTCCTATTATATGTAGGAGATACCTTACTTGAAACGATCGACTCATCTCAAGAGAAGCGGTCACGAGCATTCGGTGAGAACATGACCGTCACTTTATCCATCTTGGAATTGAAGCGTGATCATCCAGAATATTCTCAGAATCAGATTGCGCAAGAGCTGAAGACGAGCAAAGGCAAAGTCAATAAAGTACTTACAAAATACAGAGATGGCGGGTATGCAGATTTTGTTGACTTTAACTTGCTCATAAATGAAATTGAATATGATCCTACGGGGCAGGTGATATGGCCATCTGGTTCCGGTACTGGTACTAATTATAATACTAATAATAATTATAATAATAATAATAATAGTACCGACCGGTACCGTGACCACCAGCGTGACCGCTTGGATGGTCTGGTAGCCGGATCGCTCGTAGAGGTCGCTGGCGCTCCAGATGTCGTCGCTTCCGCTCCTAACTCCGCTGACGCTGCGCGCTTACGCTTGCCGGATGATCTGCCGGAAGATATTCGCAATATAAAATTCGAAGCGAGAATAGATGACAAATCTATGTTAGAGGTTATGGATCGTGATTATCGTGATTATTTAGATGATGGTTGGGAGACTCATGAGGATATTAGAGATAAACTTATCGAGAAGTTTACTACCGGATTCTATTGTGGTGATAATGATAAGGTTACTGCTTATGCAGAGTTCTTGATGAAACATTATACAAAGCGAAATTAAGGAGGAGAATATGAAAGTATATTTATTATGCAGTCTTAATGATAAAGATTACATGGATCCTGAATTTGAATTCTTTAAATATTTTGAAGATGCACATCGATGCATCAAAGAAACAATTGCAGAGAGTACTATGAACAATGATATATCTGATAAGGAAGTTGAATATATAATTCCTTTAGGCAATTGTATAACAAGAGTAGAATACACATTTTATGATTATGATGATAATGAACACTTCATAGTGTTTGAAGTATTCGAAATCGAAATATCTGATGGAGACTGTTTATGCATGTTTCATCATGCTTACAACGGAGTTAATTTTCATATTGAAAAGATTGGGACTCTTGAAGAATGTCAGAATCAGATGCTAGATGCAACAGCTAAGATTGCTAATGATTATGACATTGATATAACAGATGTTGATCTGTTTGATGTAAATGAATATGATTCATGCATAGACACTGGAGATGAATGGAAAATGCATAATGTTATTCAGTTTAATGAAAGCGAAATTAAATGAAGATAATATCACATGAAAATAAGGAGGTAGTAATATGAGTGCAACAGTACCTATGTCTGTATGGAATAATGTACGGAAATATTTCAAAGAATCTCTGGATGACAGATATGATCTTCAGGATGTAATCCGTTATAAAAATCCAATGGATTCATACCTGTATATGGTAATTGCAAAACATAAGAATTATCCAGCAATTAAGGCATCTATAGGATGTGGACCATGGGTTGTGTGGACTACTTGGAACGAATCCACACAGTCACTGAATGGTGGTCACTATGATATCAAAACATATGAAGATGCTTTGTCAATCTGTGAAGAAAGAAGAAAATAAGAGAGTGAGGGATAAGAAATGTCAGCATTAAATAATTATAATGAAGTAAAACAGAAACTTGATGAAGTGAGGATGATTACGGGAGACTTGGAATTTAATACTGCCGTCACATTCTTAATGCAGATCGGATGGAGTAATAAGAGAGATGTTATCTCCTTATGCAATAAATATAATACCGAACCGGAAGAGAATGTAAATAAAAAGGTTGCAAATGCAGCTTTAATGATTAGCAATATCGCACAGCCAATCGAAATCCTTACATATGTAAAGCTTGAGTGCCCACTTTGGACTGAGGGAATTGAACCGAAGCGCCTTAAGAAAATCGCAGAAGACGTGATTAATGCCGGATATAAATACTGCAAGGATCCACGAGTTGATACTTTTGAAGACTGGAAAGAGCTTCTGGAACAACAGTATGGAATTACGCATGAAGAGTTACAGCAGATCCTGTATCTGAATGAGAGAGGAGAAATATAAAATGGTAGATTACAAAGAGAAAATCAAGAAACTTTTATCATTAAGTAAAAGTCCGAATGAACATGAAGCACAGTCAGCTCTTGCAAAGGCACAGCAGCTTATGGCAGAACATAAAATCTCTATGGCAGAAGTCGAAGATAAAGAAAAAAGAAAGGCAAATGAACATTCAGCTGGAATTACTTATTCGACCAGAAGAGATCCCTGGGTACTGAGATTGTCTAAAGTTATTAGTAAGAATTACTGCTGTGAAAGTTTTTCTCGTAGAGAAAAAGGTAAACAAACGTATAAATTATATTTTTGTGGGTTAAATGAAGACGTTGAAATTTGTATGATTGCATTCAAATATGCAACTGATTGTATTCAATCAGAAATTAAAAAGAGAAAACAAAAAGGTAAGCTATTTAATTATACAAACGAACTGGTTACATCCATGTGCAATGGATATGCTTATGGTTTCATTAAAGGACTTGATGAAGCGTTTGAAGAACAAAAAAGAGCAGCTGCACAGTCAGAGGCAAATTGGGGCTTAGTGTTATCTACTCCTCCAGAAGTAAAGCAAAGAATGTCTGAGCTTGGATTAAAGACAACTACGTTCCGATCTAAGCAAGCTGCAAAAGTATCAAAATCAGATTATGAAGCCGGTAAGAAGAACGGAAGAGATTTTGATATTACTAAAAGAGTGGCCGGTGAGTAAAGTAAATAAATAAAACAGAATAAAAATTTAATTAAACAAAGGAGATGTATATTATGATGGACAATACAATCGAAAGAAGAACAAATAATCTTACACAGGTAGAGACAATGTTTGATGCAAGAAGAACTCCATGGGACGGACTTGGCAAGAGAATTGCCGGGGCAGTTACATCAAGAGATGCAATCAGATTAGCAGGTCTGGACTGGAATGTAGTTCCAACAGATATTATTTCTGAAGCTACAGGATTAAAGATTCCTGGTTATAAGGCAAATGTAAGAGATATTGATAATAAAACGTTAGGTATTGTTACTGAGCGTTACAAAATTGTGCAGAATGAAGAGGCATTTTCATTTACGGATGCACTTCTTGGAGAAGGTGTACGATATGAAACTGCAGGTGCCCTTCAGAGCGGCAAGAAAGTGTGGATGCTTGCAAGACTGGAAGGTAGAATGATTACTGATGAAAAGATTGATCCGTTCTTGGTGTTTACGAATAGTCACGACGGAAAAGGATCAGTCAGAGTAGCTATTACACCGGTACGTGTATGGTGCCAAAATACACTCAATCTGGCCCTTAAAGAAGCTGAAAGACAGTGGGTATGCAAACATACCGGACGCATTGATGAGAAGCTTGTGGAGGCGAAATACACGCTCATGAACACCGAACATTATCTTGAAGCTTTAGAAACTGAATTCGGAAAGATGAAGATGAAAAAGCTTGATGTTGATAAGGTACATAAGTTTGTTAAGATGTTACTTCCTATCAACGAAAAAGATGGGGATCGTAAGGTAGCAAACATTCAGGAAATGCGAAACGAACTTATGATGAGATATCTTAATGCTCCGGATCTGCAGGTGCTTGAGCCATCTGCTTATAGATTTGTGAATGCTGTTTCTGACTTTTCTACACATAGAAAACCGTCCAGAGGAAGCGAATACTATCAGGAAAACATGTTCATGAAAGTAGTAGACGGAGATGAACTTATCGATAAGGCTTACGCAATTTGTGATGCTGAGGTGTAACATCTCAGCATTACGGAAGGGAGTAATGTAATGGAAGCAGTAAATAAAACTAATGGAAATATTTACAGTATTCAGCAAGATACAAATGGTAAATGGTTTGGTTATTGTGATCGGACAAAAGAATACACTCCGGCGTTTGTAAAATTGAAAGGATTGATAGGGTTGTTGGAATTGAAAGGATATGAGGTGGTTGAGTGATGATTAATTTAAGATGAATTTTTAGAAGCAATATAATGCAAATGAAACAAGAGTTTTATGCTGAAAATTGAGGTAATCATGTTAACAGAAAAAGAAATTCAGATAGTTATGAACGCATTAAATGGTACACCGACACTTACAACATCTAAATTTGCGGATAAAATTGAAACTATTTTAAGAAAATATAAGGAGAATAAAGATGAATAAATTTTTACATCACTTAAAGAGTAAAGGATATGAGATAAATGGAAATACAGCAATGTTATTAGGTGTAAAATTTAAAATCTGTAATGGGACGATAAAAACAGCAAGAGGATTAAAAAACTCATATTGGTTAGAATTGGCATGAAATGATGATTTTAAGATCAAGAAAGGGATTTTTTATGTTGAAAAATTGTATGATTCTAACCCAAGAAAGGAGTAAAAAATATGGCAAAGATGACAAAAGAACTCTACGAAAAACTTAGTATAGCAGGAAAAGCACTTTGTGAATATTGCGAAAACGATGAATGCTCATGCTGCCAGGTGACGCGCCTGATGGATGATGCATACATTGAGGCAGTAGAGGAGGGGATTGTAGATGATGCCTAAAAAATACGAAGTTGCTTTTGTAGTGTATGCTGATATTCCGGAAAAGGACTCCAGTATTGGAGATTTGGAATGCAATGGAACACTGAGAAGTTACAACTGCTATTCTTTAAGGGATGCAAGAATGTATTTCACAATTTCTGCTGAAACCCCGGAAGAAGCATACAAAAAAGGGCTTGAAAAAATGCAGTTCGGTGATGCTGATTTTGGAGAAGCGGTGGTGGAAGACTGGTACTTGGAGAACGTTTCTTGCGGCGACAAATACTGGTACAAGGAAGACCTTGCACTCTGATTGCTTTACTTGCAGATTTCAAATTGGACTGCGATACAAGAGATTTTTTGTTAAAAAGGAGGACTAAAACATGAAAAAAATCATTAACGGAAGAAAATACGATACGGAAACAGCAAAAGAAATTGGTTATTGGAGCAATGGATATCCATGTTCTGACTTCAATCATTGCGAGGAAACCTTATATCTTAAGAAAACAGGAGAATATTTCCTGTACGGAGAAGGTGGTGCTTTAACTGAATATGCAAGAAGTGTATGTGGCGGAAGCACTGGTGGATCTCGAATTATTCCTATGACTGAAGAAGGGGCAAAGAACTGGGCTATGGATCATCTGGAATGTGATGAATATGAAGCGTTGTTTGGAGAGGTAGAAGAATGAAATTTAATGGAAAATGTAAGATTCGATTACTTAGAGATTTTCCAGCAATCAATTTGAGAATGGGTGACAGCCTTACTGTTTATAAATATAAGTATAAAAAGTGTTCTGATGAAATTACATATGTTCATCCAAGAACATATCTTAGATTTACCCCAGAAGATGTGAAGGAACTGTCGGATGACGCAAAAGAATATGAATTCAAAGTGTTTATGGGACCAGACGGAATAGATGGTTCGTGCCTTGGGAAAATGTGTGTAACTGAAAATTCTTCTGACGAAGCTTATAATGTAATGCTTGATATTATCGGTTGTAGATTGGTAGAATCGTTTCCGGAACTTGATATTCCGTATTCTATTGAATTGGTCGAAGAAAGTGAGGATGCATAATTATGCAAAACGTGTATATTACCAGAAATGGAAAGCAGATTCAGCTCACAGTGGATGAAATTAAGGCAGCTTGGGCTGCCTGGGATGCAGAATTGAGAGAGGAGCAGTTGGATATTTACAAAGAAGAAGTAAAACGAACATTGTTGGAATTAAGTAAGGAAAATGACAAACCTGAATATGAAAAGGCTGTGGATAATGACGACATTGTAGATGAAATTGCTAGAGATATTAGAAGAGCCATTGAAAACGGATGTGGTTACGATTGGTGCTTTGATACCAGTAAGTATGGAGGTTTTATGGATAGTTATGCTACTGCGATAGAAGTTTTTGGAGAGGAAGACGACATAGATGAGACTGATTATTGAAGGTAAAACAAATAGAGATGACGTAATGGTAAATACAGCGAAAGTAACATTACCATCTGGAGATGTGTATACGATTGACAGGGATTGTACTGAATACACTATTAGTACAGTAACCGGGTATTTATCAATGACTTGGGATATGTGTTATTTACATATGATTAATGATATTTCGCCATTTGGAAGAAATACCGCTTATCTCTCAAGCGATGATGGATTTCAGGATATTCTTAATGAAGGGACGTTGGAACTTGAACTTGAGGATGATGCTGATCCAGATTATGTTGTTGAAGTTGCTGAATGGAGCTTTTGTTGAAAGGAGTTAAATTATGGGATCAGTATATTCTATACATTCACAGATGAAATTCAAGGATAAGGATAAAGCAATTAAAATACTGCAAGCAAAAATCAGCAGAGGAGAAGAGGAACATACTGATTATGGACTGGATACATATAGAAAATCAGAGAACTTAGATGTTAATGATATTGATGATCTGATTGCTGTGTTTATTGGTGTCGGAAAAATGTTCGATGTTGCTAACGATGATGATGGCTGGACTACTTACTCTAATGGATTTGACGCCACTTATGGGTGGGAATCTGTCATGATGGAAATGTTTGAAGAACTTGCACCAGTGTTAGAAGACGGATCAGACCTTTTCATTAATTGTGATGATGGAGTAGATGTGTTAGTCATTAAGGATGGAAAATGTATTCAAGAGAAATGAGGTGATGAGATGAAGGATATTTTGCTAGAGAAAGTGTTTGAAGCGGAACGATGGGAAGCAGCAATTAATAAAGGTGTATTCAAGGGAATCGATAAAGGCGAGCTGAGACAGCTCTGCAGCCCAGATACAAGAATAAGATTGGCAATGGCAATTCTGGAAGATAATTATGAAATCGCTCCGCCACACCAGGCATTAATTCCAAAGGACAATGGAGAGTTTCGAACAGTATATGTAAACGAAAATATCGATAGGATCTTTTTATCTATTGTAAATGATTTATTGTTTGAATTGTGTTCAGATATGATTCATCCAGCTTGCAAAAGTTATCAGAAGGGAATCGGCTGCGGTAAAGTCGTACAGGAGATAACTAAAAATATAAAATGGCAAAAGGAGTGTGAAGACCTAGAATCAAAAACTTTTGGCATTAAAGCAGATTTAAGTAAATATTTTGATTCTGTTCCTATTGAGTTTATTGATAATGTGTTTGATCAATTAGTTCATAAATTTGGGGATTCAAAAATAATTGCAATATTACGTAAGTATTACCATACAGATTTATGTTTTGATCCAGATGGAAATTTAATTAAACATTATCAAAGTTTAAAACAGGGATGTGCGGTGGCGTCATGGCTTGCAGATGTAATGCTCTATGAAATTGATGATCATTTATCAGAATTAAAAGGTATGTATGTTAGATATTCTGATGATATTTTATATATCGGAAGATTTTATGATTATGCTATGAAGGTTCTTGAGAAAAATCTTGAAATAATGTCAATGAAGTTAAATCCAAAGAAAGTAGAGTATTTAAGCTATGATAGATGGTTCAAATTTTTGGGATTTATGATTAAAGAAGATCAAATTACATTATCTCCAGGAAGAGTAAAGACTTTTCAAAAGGAAATTGAAAAACGCAGCGTTAAGAATCGTCATGTTTCAGGGAAAGCAGCTATTATTTCAATTAATAGGTATCTGTATAAAGGAGATGGTACTTATTCTTGGGCAACGCAGGTACTTCCGATTATTAATGTGGAAAGGGACATTGATACATTGAATGAATTCGTTATGGATTGTATTCGAGCCTGCCAGACAGGTAAAAGAAAAATTGGTGGACTTGGAACTATAACTAATCAAAAAGATTATATGATTCTTAGAGGAACCGGGAAAAATGTATCCGCCAATAGAAAGAACACAGAAAAAGAAATTGAAGGATACTATAGCATCCGGTGTATGCAGAAAGCTTTGAATATCTGCAGGCCGGTATATGATACGATTGTAAGGGAGATGTGAGATCATATGAGTGAACATTTATTTTTATATAGAATTAAAGATTCTGATGATCGTGATTGCTGTGCATATATTGATGCAGCCGGTCCAAAATTTGAATGTAACCACTATTTCAGCTCAATTAGATTATGTGGAAGTTGTTATTCTGGTGGGAAGTTTCCTGAGTATGAAGAAATTGAAACAATTCTCACAAAAGATGAATATGAAGAAATTATTTCATTCAATATATTTATCAAAGCACTTGATTATGGAATCACGAAGGGTGATAACCGATATAAAGCAGGTATTAAACTTATTGATTCTATCAAGCATATCTATGACAAATTAAATTCTGATGAGGCGCTTGCCTTCTTTGAAAAAATTCAGAAAAGCGAAATGAAATATCTGAAAAAAGAGTACAATTTATCAGATCGTAATATCGAAGAGATACTTAATGAATATACAGAAGATTTTAGAGATCGCAGTATTGTAAGCTATATATACGATAATAGTGAAGAAGCTGGACGCGAAGAAGCTTGGCAGTTAGGATATGTCAAAGATGATGATTCAATTTCTTCTAAATATTTTGACTATGAGAAATTTGGAGAAGACTTAGTTGAGTATGATGAATACTTCATGGAATTATGTGATGGAAGAGTTGTAAGGTTGAGTTATTAAAATTTAATTAAACAAAATGAGGTGATTTTATGTTGATTTTAACGACAAAATTAAAAAACGCAATTAACAAAAAGAAACCTGGTATGGAGTTTTCATTGCATCAAATTTCTGTAAATGGAAATAAACGTGGTACCAGTGGATGGATTAGAAATCCAGAGAATAATTCAGTAGTATATGTTAATACAGAAGGAATTAAATGGAACGGTCAACCTATAAAATATATGTACAGGTATGCTGACGATATGAAAGATACTCATGGTTATCATAATAGATGGGCTACTTCATTAGAGGAATTAGTAAATGGAATTACAGAATTACTTTTATTTCCGGTAAGCGAAGTAAAAGATTGTCGAATATAAAAGAGAGTAGGTGGGATTATGCCAGAGAAAAAATTAATTGAAGTTACCGTAGAAAAACGACTTAGAGTATGCAAAGAGATCGAGGCTACAGAAGAAGAAATTGAATTTCTTAGACGAGGAGAAAATCCTTTTGAAAGTGAATTTAGTGACGAGGAGATGGAGCATGGCGATATTGAATGGGATTTTGCAGCTGCTGATGAGTACGGTAGAACAATTATAGGTTGGGATTAATCAAATAGATAAAAGCGAGGAAAGCGAATATGAATAGCGAATTAATAGTAAAAGATGTGGAATTTCATGGAGATATGTTAAGAGCAGCACAGGATCCGGACGGAAAGGTTTGGGTTGGTGTTCGTTGGATGTGCAAGGGGATGGGATTTGATAATGAGCGCATGAAGAATGAGCGAAAGAAAATTCAAAGAGATATTGTATTATTTAAGGGGGTAAAATTTTACCCCCTTGGAGAAGATCGTGCAAATTCAAATGTTTTATGCCTTGATCTTGACTATGTCCCTTTATGGCTAGCAAAAATTGCTATTACACCAACAATGCAGAAAGAAAATCCTGTATTAGTAAATAAACTAATCGATTATCAGTTAAAAGCGAAAGATGTTTTAGCGGATGCGTTCTTGAGTAATAAGAAAACGACAGAAGATATTATCCCGGTATATAAACCACAGGGAAATATGATTCAACTGCAATTTCCTGATATTCAGATGCCTACAATTCCGGATTATTCAAATCGACTCGATGAAATTAATAACAAGATTGATAAATTGTATGCTGAGATGGGAAAGTTTGCAACAGCAATGATAAATACGAATGCTAATCCAGTTAAATTAAACAATACAACACCTGTTAAGAAAGAAGGCGGAAAGAAAGTTTTATCTTCAGCAGAACAGGAATATTATAATTGGAAGAGAAGAACAAATGAATTTGTCGATAAGCTTTCAGAAAGTTCTAAATTTACTGATCGAAATAGTGTTTTAAAATATTTATATGATTATATAAATAAAACATATGGAATTGTATGGGACCAGGAGAAGAGAGAGTACAGAAGAAGACATTCCAATATTTCTAAAGTTTCTACATTTGATGTTATTTATGAAGATGAACAATTGCGTTCAATTTTCGATTGTACTCTGGCAGATATGGCTGAAAAGTATAAAAATACATGCAAAATAGATTTAATTATGCAGCCTCTGATAAAAAAGATAAATGATGAAAGCGCAAATTACACTATAAGTTATCGAAAGGTATATGCAATGCTTAGAAAAACAGATCCTAATATTAATTGGGTAAATCTGAAAAAGAGATATGTTTCTAAACATGGAAGTGCTGGGTATAGTAGAAAAAAGGTCGTTGATAGCAATCCAGAGTTACGTGCGAAATTTGAAAAAGCAGTTAACCTTGTATTAATGGAGGAGGATAAAAAACATGAAGGTGGAAGAAAATAACATTCAAACATTTTGCGGAAAAGATCTCTTTAAATGGGAAAGCTGGGATGAGTTAGATGCCGGGACATTACAGTTCTACGGAGTGGAATTCTGCATTGATTATTTGAAAAAATATAATGGAATGTGTGTGGTTTTAAGTATTGAAGGACAGCTTGATATATTTTCAGCAGATGAATCTGGGAATGATGTGCATGAATGGTCCGGATTTGTAACAAAGATTCCAGGATTTTTAGCAGGCGAAAAAGTTTACAGAGTAGTTCATGAATATGACGATGAATTTAGATTTAATGTAACAGAAACAATAGCTATTTGTACAACAGAACAGAAGGCCGATGAAATTGTCGAAGAGAATAAAAAAGATGGGCTTGATGAAAACGAAAGTTATTGGAGTTTGGTTGAAGAATTGGAGGGATAAAGGTATGCCGGATAATATTTGGTTGTATGGGTTTGATGGATTCAACGGTCTGAAGACAGTTGGTTTTGTTGTGGCTAATACGGATACAGAAGCCGAACATAAGGTTTGGCGAATGTATAATGATTTCGGTACTGATGAATATGATCTGGATGATCTGGTTGTATGGCAACCAAGAAATGATGAAGATTATAGAGAAGATTATCCTGATGTAATGGAAATAGTTTATTAGGAAAGGGATTAATAATATGAAAATTATAGATAAAAGAACTGAGAAAAAAGAATATACATTTAAAGATTTAGTGTGCGGAAATGTGTTCGAATATTCAGGAGATATTTATTTAAAGTTAGATACTTCTGGTGAGGATAATAATGCATACAATCTTAATACATGCAAATTTGCAACATTATCAGACGATGCTGTGATGCCAATTGAAACAGAACTCGTAATACGAGATACAAAAAACATGACTGGCCAGAATGACAAAACAGAACTTATTGGAGGTATTATTGATATCTTTGAAGATTTTTTAGATAAAAAGGGTGTGACTTTGGAGCCTCCTAAAAAAAGCTATGAAATGGAATTAGATGGTAACACTAATGCTAATATTTATGGCACTGATTATGATTCTATTTCAGATTCATTAGAGTCACTTCTACGAAGTTGGAAAGTAATTGAATAAGTAATTTAATTAAACGAGAGCACACTCGGAATATACAAGGTTAATACGATTTAATGGTGCTGCCATTATTCCTGGTTACGGATCTGAAATCCGGTCTACCGAACCGGCTTTAAGATCCTCCACCAGGAGAATCGCAGCTCAATATGACTCTGTTAAAGAAATGTGCCAGATTAATTGAGTATATTCAGTCCGGAGTATAACGGAATGCAAATAAGATATTTAAGATTTAATAATGCAGGCTAAGATAGATGTCTTCTTCAGGAACCTCTGGGTATCCCCAGCACTTCCTGAAGATTACATCTCCAGTAACCTGCATTATATGAAACAATTATAGAAATATACCGTAAGTATTGAGTTTGCATAATAAATTAATTTAGGAGCATACCAAGTATAAGCAAGATATATTCTATTTAATGAAGCGGCACATGACGATGACCCAATTCTGTCAGATATCTCTGAAGAAATGCGTCATCGCATTCCGCCTAATATTGATCCATTAAAGAAATATGCCACATATGTAGAGCTTATACAAAAAATCACAAGACAGTGAAATATTAACAAAGCATTTTAATTTTAATCATGGAGGCAAATATTGGAGGAGGCTGCCGGATTTATCAGTCCGGCTGCCACCTCCCTTGCCTCCATAATATGAAACAATTATAGAAATGTCTTAAAAATGTTGAGTTAATATAAAAAAAATCGTAAGGTAACGAGTATCAATAAGACATTTAATTTAATTTCAGAAACAACCACCTGAGGCAATAAATTGCCTCACGGCTTGCTCTGGAGATATGAAATGATTATAGTGATACCTCAGAAATGTTGAATTGATATAAAACCACAAGGCAGTGAATATTAACAAGGTATTTAAAATTTAATAAGAAGGTGATGAACTAGGAGGAAATCAAGCCCCTAACGGAGCTAGATATCCTCCGGATAACCTTCATATATGAAACTATTAAAGGAATGTCTCAGAAATACAGAGTTAATATACAATAAAATGAAAGGAAGTAGATAAAATGAGTATTTACGGAGATTTTTTATCTGATCTTAAAATTAGCGAAACCAAAAGATGGAAAGCGGATTTAAAGAATAAAACATTAATTTGTGAAGGTAAAAAATATATAGAATCTTCTATGTATGATATCCGTCACGATTTAATTGTTATTGACGGAATTAACTTTGATACGTCAAGAAAGGAATGCAATGAAATATGTTTTGAGATTATTGAAAATCTGTATCACAAATATAAATATTCAATTCCAAGTGAAAGAAGTGAGAAGTACAGACAAAGAGAATATTTTCGTGCATTAAAGCCAGATGAAATGACAGACGGACAGTTGGTTACTGGCGAAGATCGAAATTATGCAAGAGCTGCGCTTGAAGCATTCATTCTTTGTGCTTCTCTGGCAGGATATTTGACTTGGGATGAAGAGCAGATGGGCAGCCATTGGTTTTATCAGGGAAAAGATAAAGATTTAATTATACTGAAGAAGTGGATTGAATGTTAGGAGGTGATAAATAATGATTAATAATCCAAAAATTGGTCAGAAAGTCTGGTTCTTGGAACCTTGGGGACAGTGTATCCACAGTGCAAAAATTACGGCACTTGGCGAAACAGAAGTTTCTGTACGATACCCGAAAAAATATCCATATGCAGATATTAAGTGGGACGATGGTGGAAACAGCGGCTGCCTGCTGAAAGATTTGTATGCTTCGCGTGAAGAACTTCAAAAAGAATTAAAAAAAGAAGAAGAAAAAAAGATTGCCGAAATCAAGGCTAAAATCAAGGATGTGGGTGACTTGGTGGAGTTCATGTATGACCACTGCGTGGCCTGTGCTGCAGAGTATACTGATTGGACGGCGAGAAAAGCGGTTAAAGAAATTGCAAAAGAGATGATTGGGTTAGAATTATAATAACGAGGTGATCACATTGACAATAAAACAGTTAATTAAACAGGGGAAGCTTGTGTCGGAAGTAGATACATTATCTTTTTGTTCAGTTATTAATGTAGGATTCTTGACATTGGACGGAAGAGAAGATGAAGTTCAACTGGATATTGAAAATCATATTGGTACCAGAGCCGGAGCAGAAGAGTTAAGTGAACTTTTTAAGTCTCTTACAAAAGAATTAAATACAAAAGTATCTAATGTAATTTATTGTACTATTGTCGGATCCGCTTCTACGATGGAAGAATTACAGCAAATAGAATTTGAAAATTAAATTAAAAGGAGAATGTAGATTATGAATTGGATTTATGGTGAAAGTATCCCTGAATTATATAAGGAAGTAGAAATTCTTTTAAAAGACGGAACTACAAGAAAAGATATGATGATCAAAGGTAAAAATGACACTTATGAATGGCGTAATTATTCATATTTTGATGTACTTGGTTGGAGAGAAATCACAGAAAATAAAACAAATACAAAGGAGAATAAAACTATGAAAAAATCAAGAGAGAACAGAATGGAAGCATTAAAGGCAGCAAACATTGAAACAGGAAAATATTTCAGCGTAACATTACCGGAAGGTTTAAAACCTGGCAGCACAATTAATGTAACAATCAGCGAAGACGGAAGTCCTGTCATTGTAAGTCCAGAGAAGAAAAGGAATTCAGAAGAGGAGTCTTTCTTATCTCAGATTTATGAAGATGGATATGTAAGAAATACTCGTCTACATCGAAGATGGGTTATGGCACAGATGTTCAGAATGCTGAATTACAAGAGTTATTATACAGGTAAATCTGGATATGACGCATATTTAAATGATCATTATGGATATCAGTATCAGTTTGAAATGATGTTAGAAGAAATCCGAGTATTAGCCGAATTACAGGATAGAGATCCGAAAGCTTTTGCTGAAAGATCAAGATTCTTTATTCCGGATGTTGTTTCTGCTACTTGCGAGGATTATATAAATAAACTTGAGATTTATGTTAATAAACTTCCGATGCATAAATGTAAAGGTGTTCCTTATAAGAAGGTTTTTGGTAGAAATATATTTGTTGAAGATCTTAACAAATATGTATATTATCCACAGAAAAGCAACTTTGCAGATGTAAAACGAGTAGTTATTAACATCAGAAATCACTCAATGACATTTTCATATAAAGATTTATATAGAGTATTAAGAAAGTTCTGTGCCAATATGTATAGACTGCCTAATGAAACTCCTAAATGTAGAGAATGGAAAGATGCATTCAAGGGAGAAGGTTCTTATTATACACTTATGAATTTAATTAAGTTTCATGGATGCAGAATTCCTGGTGTTAAAGGCAATATGATGTCTTTGAAGGATTCTCTTGCAGATGTAGAAAGTGCAGTAGATTGCTATAGGGGTGTATACTACAGATTATTTGCTTACATGAAACGCGTTATTGAATTAAATAATTTTGATTTCACTAAGAGAATGAAAGAGCTGTATCCTAAAAAATCTGTATAAATCGAAAATATGTTCGATTAAATATTGACCTCAGCCTCTCAGTATGGTATAACAATAATATCAAAAAACAGAACGAACGTTCGCATATAACTGGGAGGCTGATATAACATGAAGAAGATAAGCGTAATTATTATACATAGCAATAAGAGGACAGAGGTGATTGAGTGTTTAAATATTAGTGATGCAACGGAATATATGAAACAGCGATATGTAGATGAAATTCGAAGAGCACCGTTTTATGATTATGAGCATTCATTTATATCCAGAAGTTTTAAGTATGCTCAAGTATCTGCTGGTGTATTCGGAGTAAAAATGTGGGTCTGCTGTAATAGCAGATATTATAAGCGAAAGGCAGGTAAGTGGAATGGAAAACGTAAAAGATACAAAAGAAGCAAAAACAAGAGTAGTTTTGATTAATCAAATAATTGATAGAGCAGCGGAGCTGGGAATTATGTATAGTTCCCGGCTCAGTCATTCTATGGATATTAATTATGCAGTGCAGGTATTTGATATTGATTTAAAGGCTTGGTTAGATTCTACTAATAATGATTTTATTCATGATTACGTTGGAATCTATAAAAATATTGATCGTGATGCAATTTCTTCAAAACATTTTGCCAGTAAAAATGATTTTGGAACATTTGTTCCACGATTTGCAAGAAACGAAAATAATTTAATCAAAGATTGTTATGAATCATATAAAAATTTATTGAAATTAGAAAAGAAAATTCATGAGTCGGCAATTTTATTTCAGACAGTGGCTCTTACTCTGGCAGAAATGCAACAAAAATATGAAGATGGAATCGAGGTAAAACGCCAGGGAGATGATGCTGATGATGAAATTTTATGTCCGGAATGCGGTTATTCATTAGCTAGAAACGATGAGGAAGAAGAGTTACGTCCCAAACATTGTCCGGAATGTGGAATAAAGCTGATTTATTGACGGGGGAATATGGGGTAGAAAATTATGACAAATAAACAGTATGAAAATGGAGAGTATTTGAATATACATAATGCTACAAAAGAACAGTTAAAGCTTATGGTGAAGGACAGAGATGAGACGATAAAGAGGTTACAAAAAGAATTGAATGAAAAACAGGCAGCGTTAAATGAAGCGATAGAAATGCTAAAGAATTGTATTTGAAACAAAAGTTTCAGGTTGAAAATGGAAGAAATTATGAAAGGGCGGTATTCAAATGGCAGATTTAACACATTTGTTTAAAGTGGGTCAAATAGTAAAATGCAGGCTTGATGGAGATACACATACAGGTACAGTAAAGGAAACATATACAGATCATATTATTGTAGATATTCCAGATGTATCAGATCATTGTTGGTTTGAGAATGGATTTAACATTGGTGATGTTCAGCCGGTATATGATTTTTGTAGTGGAGAAAAGAAATTATGATTACAAGAGAAATGGTTAAGAATGGTTTTGAACTTAAAAAAAATCTCAATCGAAATTGCATATGTAGGATGTATTGGAATATGCTGTAGAATTTATGATAATGCATTTTATTTTCTTTGATCAGCAGAAGAAAATGGAATTTATGAAACCGAATTTAATTATTATAAAGCTGTGTTGTCATGAAATATGAGTTTTACGGAGGATAGAAATTATGTATATTTTTACAATCACTTATAATTTTGATACAGATAGCGTAGTAAGAAAGTGTGAAACAAAAGAAGAAACATTAAAAATAATGCATGAGTATTTAAATGAGGAAATAAAAACCATTAAGAACGAATCTGAATATACTCCATCTGTTTTGGAATTTGAGGAAGACGATATAGTTCTTGTATATGCATCAGGATATGAAATAAATGAGTTAAATAGAAGTTATGCACTAGAAGATTGTGCATATTATAGAATTTTCGAAGTATGAATTATATTAATAAAACAATTAATAATAAGGGGTGAATTTATGAAAAATAAATTGATTGAAGCGGCTATTTTTATAAAGAATTGGTGTGCTACTAGAGGTGTATATGATGAAAAAGAATGTCCTTTTTTTAAAGGGTATGTTGAAGAAAACGGTATAAAAACAGTTCAGTGTGAATTAAACAAAGGTAAAACTTCACCATGTAATTGGGATGTCTGAAACAAGAAATTCATGGAGGAAAGAAATTGATTAAAGGTCAAATGACAGGATGGAGATTCCAGACGGGAAAAGAGTTAGAACGTGCAAGAAATTGGTTGGTTGAAAGGGGACTTCTTGCTCATATAGATTATGAGAAAATGGAAGTTGTTGTTAGTGGAACTGTAAATGGTAAATGGGTAACTGATTCTAATGGAGATTTAATACGAATTGATTAGATGAAAACCAGTATAGAATAGGGAGAAATAAAATGAGGCTTGGAGATATTTATGTAAATAAAAAAGATAAGTCAATTATTCAAATTGATAGCTACGCTACACACATGGGAGAATTTACAGAGAAAAGCATTGTTATTTTTAGACAAATGGAAAGACATAATGCCTATGAAATTGGCAGTGTTCCTAGTTTTAATGGATATGGATCACAAGAAGAAATTGAATCAGAATATGAATTATTAGTTCCGCAGGAAAAAGTGAAAAATTATTCTGATTGGAATGAAATTTTTGATATTGTTGAAGCAGGAAGCTCGTGTCTTTAGACATGAGTAATTTACAATAGTAGATGAAAAAAAATAAGAATCTTACAAATAACACAAATATTATATATGGAGGAAAATTATGACACATTGTTGGTTATGCGGAGCAAGTGAAATTAAATCACCTAATTCAAAGTACACTTATTATGGCAAGATATTAGGGAAAAAAGTACAGAAAACGATTCGAGTTTGTAATTGCTGCAGCGCTATGCGATCTGATGAAGATATAAGAGAAGAAGTTGCGGAAATATTCGGATGGGATTATAATGAGGAAGATGATTAGATGTGGAAAACTGGATGTTTTGGAGTATATATAATGGAATTGAAAGACTGAATTTATTAAAATGGAGGTATGATATATGGGACACGTTAATATTTTTAAAACAAAATCAAAAGAAGAATTAATAAAATTGTATGGTGAATTTCTTAAAGTAGAAGAAACTGGATTTTTTGATCCTGAGACAGATTTGGGTGGAATCAGAGAAATTTACAGCTGTGATTTTGGAGCAAATACGACATGGATGTTGCAAATAGAATTAACTCATGCAATTTCTGATTTGTGGTACGAAGAAAATAAATGAATTTCGACTTTCATTTTATGAGAAAGATGGTGTTACAAAATGGCAAAAGTAAAAGATACAGGGTATAGAATGATTATAGAAAATCATGGTGGAAGATGGATGTTTGTCAATGACGATATTTACAGTTTTATGAAATGTTCAAATTGTAAAGAGCAGATTTTAATTAAAGATATTGAAGGGTATTGTCCTAATTGCGGAGTAAAATTAGAGGGCGTGGGAGGTTAATATGGAAAAAATTAAAGCAAGGTGTGTGAATTTGGAATAACTGTAAATAATTTGTTATGAGGAGAGTTTTATGTATGAACGTAATGAAATCAAAGAAATAATTGATGAAATTGTGTTTCTAAAAAAAATATGTTATGATGAATTTTATGAACGGTAAATTATAAATTTTTGATTGGATGTGAAAAGATGATTAGAGTAACAGGAGAAAAACAGAAATCTGAAATTGCTTATGCAATTCAAAAATATAACAAATCTACTATTTATTCTTATGGTGACTTCTGTCCAAGTTATCTGGATACTTATATGACGTATGATACAGAGTGCGATCCTATAAGTTTCTGTAAGTTTGTGATGGAAAATTTAGAAGAAAAAGTAAGAGATAACGAAGGATTACCTATTCCAATGATTGTGATTTATACAAATTTAGATGATTTGGTTAAGATTACCATCATTGAAAATTATATAAAAGAAATGGAAAATGAAAAATTAGTCGGAAATGTAGTATTTATGACACGATAAATCAGACATTTCATGGCATATATTGGAGATAAAAAATGAATAAGGAGATATGTATAAAATAAACAATGTGGAGTTTGAATCACCAGTAGACCTTATGGATGCTATTTGTGATGAACACGGATGGCAGTGGGAAGATTTTTATTATGATATTGAGATTGCTTTGGATTAAGAAAGAATGAGGTGTATATTATGGAACAATTGCTTAAACATGTAGAAGAACTAAATACAAATACTCCGGATGGTCAAATTGTTGATGCTGACACTATTTTAAAAGATATAATGGACGAGCAGGATTTTGAAATATCTGGTATGGCTCAAGAAATATTCAATATTTATCATAAAAGTAGCGACAAACAAGCGGTAAAAGAAATGTTCTTTGAATTTACCGGTATGGAATTTGATCAGTATTTGATGAAATGTAGCAAAGAAATTACACGGAAATAAGATTTTTGATTTATAAGAGAGATATAAAAGAGGTGGCTAAGAGCTGCCTCTTTTTATTGCAAAAATATAATACAACAACAATATAATATCATAGGAGCTGATGAAATGAAAACAACAAGAGAAAAATTCTTGACAGTAGCAGAAGCTGAGAAAGTAACTGGAGTTCATTATACTGTAAAACACTCAGGAAAAATGGAAGGAATGCAGAGTTTATCAACTAGCTGCTTATGTAATAAATATTGCAAGAATCGATCAAATAATTCTGAACTGGTATGTTCACATTGTTATGCACAAAGACAAATGAAAATATACAAGAATTTAAATGCATGCCTGGAGCGAAATACAGAAATTTTAACTGGCAGGATATTAAAGGAAGCAGAGATCCCAATGATCAATGCTTCCTTTTTTAGATTCAAAAGCTTTGGTGATTTAATTAATGTTACACAAGTGATTAATTACTTCCATATCTGTAAAAAGAATAAACATGTGCGTTTCGCTTTATGGACAAAGAATCCTTGGATTATCGAAGAGGTATTGGATAGTGTCGAAAGAAAGCCGAGTAACTTACAGATCATATATAGCAGTCCTTGCCTTAATGACCAAGCAGATCCTGGATATGATTTTATTGATAAGATCTTTACAGTATATGATAAAGACTATATCAGTGCACATGATGTAAGCATTAATTGCGGGGCAAAGAGCTGCCTTACATGCCATAAATGTTATGTAAGAAGTAAAACAAAATATATCAATGAAAAACTGAAATAAAAATTTAATAAAACATAATGAATGAAATGTTGAAAACGAAAATAAGGAGTGGTATAATGAAAACAGCAATTGGTTATAAGCTTTTTAGGGTGTCTAAAAAATATCCGGGGAAATTATTTCCTCTGTATGTAAATGCAAATACGAATATTCCAATTGGAGAATGGATTAGTGCAGAACCGGGAGAAAGATTAGAAAATGGAAAGGTAAAAAGTAAACTCGGACCATTAAGATATCGTCCTGGTTTCCATATCAATGATATAGTTCCGTATGTCTCACATATAGGGCAAACGGTAAATGGCAAGATTACTTATATGCGGCCGGATACTGTATGGGCGGAAGTTGAATATCAGATCGATGTTGATTACTGTGAAGAAGCAAAAGCAAATGGAACTTCTAAATCTGGAAGATTTAATTATATAAATGCTGATTTAGATTATATTCCAGAACATGGATTTTACCGGTATAAAACATCTCCTGTAATGACTGGAGAATGGATCATTGCTGGTGAAATGAAAGTAATCAGGGTATTAAGTGATCAGGAAGTAAAAGAAATTTGTGATTCATGCGGATCAGATTATTTACCTCGAAAAGAAACGATTAATTTATCAGAATTTGGATTTGCAGCATAAGGGGGAATATTAAAATGTCTAAAAAGAAACGAAGTACTATATCAAATTTTGTATGTCCGGAATGTGGACTTGAGTTCCCTATTCCAAGACAAATTGGACAACAAAGAGAAAAGGGACATATAAAAGATTTGTATTGTCCAACTTGTAATAAAATACAAAAATTTACAGAATATACATACAAGCAGTCTTATAAAACATTAGAAGGTGAAATAATAGAAGAAAAACCATTAACTAATTTTAAAATAATTATGGAGGACGGTCATTCAAAAGAAGAAACCATATCATATTTAAAAAATGGAGTTCTTGTTTTTGATAAAGAAGAATTCATTGAGAACTTTAATTCTTATATGATAGAGTGGTGTTTTGACAGAAGGCGTATTGAGAGATTGAAGAAGATGATAGATACAGGGGTTCCAATTCGTAATTGGGGAATAGTTACTAAAAATGGTAAAACTTATTATATTAGATATACTTGTTTAGAAAGGGGTAAGGTGATTTTAAAATGAGGTTAACAAAAGAAGAGGCCAGAGCATATAAGGGATATGCTCTAACTCCTAAGCAACTCATTGAGAAAGCAAAGAAATTTTATGATGATTTAACACCCGAAGAAAGAGATGAGGAATACATTGTCTATGGAAATAATATAAAATTTGAAAAAGTGGAGGTAGAAAGGCTTACTACTGGAGAATTTTATATGCGTTGTGTTAATGACATTGAAAAAAGATATGAAGAATTTAAAAATAGGGAACGTATTTACAATTCTTCAGCTGTAGCACCATATGATCCAAGATATAAAATGGATGATTTTACAGAATCAGAAAAAATGGTAAGTTTTCTATATTATTTAATGGACAATGGATTTTCTTTAGCCATATTATATCCTGAATATCCAATCGAAGTAATAGAAATGATTTTTTGGAGTATACCGGAAGTAAGAAAGACACCACAAGAAAGAGCAGCATCAAAAATAACAGAAGAATATAATAAGTATATAAAACCAGGAGAAAAAAATGTCGGAGGAGCAGAACTTGTTAAAAGGAGAGCGAAAGCAAATCCACCACAGACCTCTTTGACTCCAGATGAAATTGCGAGTTTTGATCGTATGAGCGAAAAATGGCTAGTAAGATGGTGTAACTTTTCTACGAATTGGTTATGGGTAGCGCCATGTTTATTATTATGTATTGTGGTGAACAAAGGACTTATTTCAGCAATTGGATTACTTTTGTTTATGGGGATTGGAGAATGGTATTCATGGAAAGTCAAAGAATATTGTAGTGTGATACTGCCATGGTATCAACAAGCTGGAATTATGTTAGAGAGGAGAATGAAGTTATGAATGGAAGGTTGGAGCATGAATTAAAATTAAATAAGAATGTTAAGAAAATTCTTAATGATATGCCACAATGCGTGAGTGATTTTTATATGAGTATTCAGGCTGTTCGCAGCCCGAATACTTGTTTAAATTACGTTAGAAAACTTCATCATTTCTTAGATTATATAGATGTAGAAGATATAAGCGAAATTGATGCAGATGATATCGCAAGGTATCTGGAGCATATTAAATACGTAAAAGATAGTAATGGTGAAATTAAAAAGTCGTCTGTGGCATATACTAAATTGGTATGTTGCACATTAAATAGGTTTTTTGATTTTTTGTATCGGAGAGGAGATATTAAAAGGAATCCGATGGACAATGTAAGCCGGCCTATTAGAAAAGACTCGATTAAAAGAGTGTTTTTATCAATGGATGATTTAAATGGAATATTGGGTGCCGTAAAATATTCTTACATGCCAAAAGAATGGCATTCAAGAGATTATGCTATATTATATTTATTTATGGTTACCGGCATGAGAAAAACTGCATTAAGCGAAATTAACTTAAGTGATTTAAATTTTGAGACTCACAATTTGACTATTATCGACAAGCGAGATAAAGAACAGGTATATCAATTAAATGATGATTCCATACGTGTATTAAGAGATTGGATCCTTGATCGAGATAAAATACTATATAATATGGGGATTAAAGAGGATGCTCTTTTTATATCAAAAAATGGAAAACGTATGGATCCACAAACGATCTATTGTATGGTAGTCAAATATGCCGAGAAAGGAATTGGTAAACATGTGTCTCCGCATAAGTTAAGAGCTGCTTTTGCTTCATTATATTATAAGGAAACAAAAGATATCGTTGCTACGAAAAATGCCGTAGGACATGCGGATATACAGACAACCAGTATTTATACAGTTGAAGAAAATAACTCAAGAAAGGAAGCAACGGAGTTTATGTCGAAAAATTTATCATCAAAAATATAGACAAAATTAACTTTGCGTGATATAATCTGAGAAAAGAGGTGAGAAAAATGAATGTCGATAGAAGTATTTTAGAAGATTATTTATCCAAAAAGTTTTTTAATATCTTAATTAATAAGAGTGAAGAACTAGAAATTTACAATTATGCAAATAAGCTATATAATTTTCCAAAAGGAATTTTTTCAGATTTTCTATCTAGTAGAAAGAGTATTGAAGAAGCAAATGATTATACACTTTTTGTAATTGCAGATAGTATATTAAATGCCACTAAGAAAGATTATCGCAAAAAGTTATCTGACTTTTTTACAGACAGAGAAATAAGTAAATATAGTGGGATGCGATATGAAGAACCAAATAAAATTGAATTCCCGTTGGTGTTCAATATGATTCAGGTAAGCGATGATCAATGGATAGGATCTTTAAATGTAGATACATTTTGCGCTCTGCAAGAATCAGGATTAATTAACTATAATCCTGTCACACAACGTGCTATGACTAAAGTAACACGAGATAATAATGAGCTATATCGTATTACATTGAATAAGAATGCAGTAAAAGAAATTACGGCAGATATGCTTGAACATATTTATGTTCCGGATACAATCACTTTGAATATCCCGAAAGATGATGTATACGCAGATTTTCATTATGATGAGCAATCACGTCAGCTTATTATTCATTCTTTAGAGGCGTTTGATATAAACGATGGATATCATAGATATGTATCAATGTTCCAGGCCAGAAGTAAAAATCCAAATTTTAACTATCCAATGGAGCTGAGAATTACAAACTTTGACATTGATAAATCTCGCCGTATGATATATCAGTATGACCAGAAAACTAAAATGAGCAAACAGTTAAGCGACACATATAACTCATATGCAGTTCAGAATAAAGTGGTCCAGCGTATTAATGAAAGCAGTATGTGTAATTTGCAAGGGGAAATAAAAATAGGCGGGCTTATTGATTCAACAACTCTGGCAGAATGTATTAAGAGATTATATTTCAGTAAAAGGCAAAGTGATTCTCCTGAGCAACGAAAAGAAATCATTAGAGTATCAAAGGAATTTATCGAAGATCTTAATATGCTTACAGAAGAAGATGACAAGTATCTTGAAAAAGAATATTCAAAGAAAGAAATTATAATTCTTACGATCTTGTTTCATTATTATGATGGAAAAAATAAAATATCAATGATAGAGAACTATAAGCGTTTTCTTATTGATGATGCGGAACGTGAGGAAAAAATAATATATGATTTTTCGAGAAACTTTAATAGGATAAGGAAAAGATTAATTCCTTTTTTAGAGGAGAGAATGTAAATGTATAACGAAGATAGAAAACAAAGGTTTTACGAATTTAAGTTAAAAACTGTTGCAAGCGTTACTCCTCTTGTACCTAGATTTAAGAGAGTTGCGCCGTTTGAACATATGTATCAAAAGGATTTATGTGACTTTAATTTAAATGAGATTACAGAAATGTATAAGTTGTTCAAATTTACAACATTAGAGTCCATTATTGTAGTAAATAATACTCTTACACAATATACGGACTGGTGTGTTAATGAGAATTTAGTGTTAAATGGACAAAATATCTATGCAACTATCACACCTGATATGCTGGCAGCACTATTAAATAAGACATTGTTAAATCATCAGATTGTATCAAGAGATACAATTTTAACATGGATCGAAGCATTAAAGAATCCTAGAGATCGATTCATGATTCTGAGCATTTTTGAATATGGCAAGTCTAAAGATTTTGAAGACACGATTAGAGCAAAACTTGATGATATCGACGTAGAAAATCATACAATGAAATTGTATTCCGGAAGAGTTGTAAATGTAAGTGAAGCATTAATTTTAACTGCACAAAAGAGTAATATGACAATGGAATTAACATATCCATATGGAACTAAATCCAAACTCATGGATGATGGAACCATTATAAAAAGATCTCATATTGTAAAAGATGATCCGCATTGTCTTGGAAGGCAAATGTATAATTCATTAGCGGCAGCATTGAAGTCTATAGATGTATCATATATGACTGCTGAAAAAATTAACATTTCCGGACAAATTCATATGACAAATGAATTAATCCGGAAGTATAATTCAAATAAAAACAAGATTTTATATGATGTTGAAACTCGGTCTATGATTGAACACCAATATGGAATTAAGATTAATAGACCTTCATATTTTCTTAAAAAATATGGTGACTATTTAATATAGTCGCCATGTTTAAATAAAGTAACAAGTTAAATTAACTTTCATTAAAATCAAATTTATTACGAGGAACAAAAAAAATGGTTAAAGAATTTGTAAAGAATGCAAGTAAAGTAGCTCAGAAAATCGATATTATGTTTGAAAAAGCAGCATATGACAATAAAACTGTTGCGGTACATTTCTCTGTAGGAGAAAAAGAATCTGCAATAATATCTCATATGCAGTTGAATCCAGTTAATATTACAGTAAATGATAATATTATTACTTTTGAAGAGGGAACAGCAGAGCATTATATTGATATTTCTCAGTTTGATTCAGTCAAATGTGATGACGAGTGCGTTAACGATATCGCGGATGCAACAATTGATATGATGTGTGATCATTGGTCAGTACATTTTGATATTTTGACGATTTAATTATACATAATACAGGAGGAAAAAATGAACAAGATTGAAGAAATGAAAGCATTGGTTGAAAAACTTAATCAGTACCGAGATGCTTATTATAATAATGCAGAGAGTATTGTTACGGATCATCAGTATGATGATCTGTGTGATCAGTTGGAAAAAATGGAAAAAGAAACAGGAATTATTTTAAGTAATTCTCCAGTCCATAGTGTTGGATACGAAGTAAAAAGTAAATTAGAGAAGATTGAACACTCACATTTAATGATGTCTCTTGATAAAACTAAAGATGTGAATATACTTCGAAAATTTATTGGTGATAAAGATTCTTTGCTAATGTGTAAAATGGATGGATTGACAATTCTTTTGACGTATGAAGATGGAGAGCTGATCCGGGCTGAAACTCGCGGAAACGGCGTCACAGGAGAAATTATTACTCACAATGCAAAGGCGTTCGAAAATATTCCTATGCATATTAATCAGAAAGGCCACGTTGAAATCGAAGGAGAAGCTATTATTACATATACAGATTTTGAGAAAATTAATAATTTAATTAAACACGAAGAAGATAGATATAAGAACCCGCGAAATCTTGCTTCAGGATCAGTCAGACAGTTAGATAGTAAGGTAGCAGCCAAACGTCATGTTCGTTTTATAGTATGGAAGGTACCTGCCGGTATGGATGAACTACCTTTAATGTCAGCAAGATTTGAAAAAGCAAGAGAACTTGGATTTGATATTGTACCTTATATTCGTGTATATAAAGAAAATCAGGATCTTGAAGAGGTTATTAATTTGTTAAAGGAAAAGGCAGCATACTTATCTTATCCAATTGATGGGCTTGTTGCTGCATATAATGATATCGCTTATGGATTATCACTTGGAGTTACAGATAAGTATCCACGTCATTCTCTTGCATACAAGTTTTATAATGAAGAATATATTACGACACTTATTAATATTGAATGGCAAGTTGGTAAAACCGGAATTATTTCTCCGATAGCCGTATTTGAACCTATCGAAATAGAAGGAAGTATTATAACAAAAGCTAGTTTATTTAATCTTTCTATATTAAAAGAAAAATTGGGGCATCCTTATGTTGGACAAAAATTATGGATAATTAAAGCAAACCAAGTAATTCCATATATTACAAAAGCAGAAATGGTGGATGATAAATGGATAATATAAAAATAGAAATATGGAAAGATATAATAGGATATGAAGGGTATTATCAAATAAGTAATTTAGGTAATGTTAAAAGTTTGAATAGAATTGTAAAAAATAAAAATGGTTATAGAAATACTGGCGAAAGATTATTAAAAATTTATTTACCTAAAGATAGTCAGCATTATCCATTTGTTATTTTATGCAAGAATGGAAAAACTGAAAACAAATTAATACATCGTTTAGTAGCCACAGCATTTGTAACTAATGACGATCCTATACATAAAACACAGGTAAATCATATAGATGAAAATAAAATGAATAATAGTTCTGATAATTTAGAATGGTGTACTCCTAAATATAATGCAGAATATGGAACAAGAATAGAACGTACTAAAAAATCTACAACAAATAATCAATCGTGGAAGCGCGTTTTATGCGAAGAAACAGGTAAGACATACAGGTCTATTCGTTCAGCGTCTATGGATACAGGTGATTGCGAATACACCATTGCAAGAATGTGTAACGGATTAAACACTAAAAATCTAAAATACCATTGGAGGTATGTATAATGAACAATATAAAATTTATTCAAATCCCTGAAGTATGCCCGATTTGTGGTAAGCCGGTGTCTGTTGTGAAAGAAAATGATTCTGAAGTATTGATGTGCATGAATGCTGGATGCAAAGGCAAACTTTTGGGTGAGATGAATGCTTTTGTAGGGAAAAAGGCCCATGATATTAATGGATTATCTGAGGCCACATTGCAGCTATTGATTGATACTGGGCTTGTGACATCACCAATTGATCTGTATTATTTGAAGGATCATTCTACAGAATTGTCCAGATTACCTAGAATGGGAGCAAAGAAAATTGCGAATATTTTAGATTCTATTGAGTCTAGCAGGAATACTACCATAGAAAAATTTATTGTAGGATTAAATATTCCGTTAATTGGTGGTAGAGCTGCAAAGGATATTGCTAGATATGAAGAAATAAGAACTAGGGAATCAGGAATGCTCTATCCATTTGAAACTTTTATTAAAGATGCTGCTTCTGATTTTAATTTTACCTGTATTGAAGGATTAGGGACGGAGCGAAATATTTCTATCCATAGATATTTTAAGGAAAATTATGATTACGTTATTGCTTTGGCAGAACAGTTCATATTTTCGAAACTTAATAATGATAAAATATCTTCTGAAAGCGATTCATTGTCCGGAAAGAAATTCTGTATCACTGGGAAGTTACATATATTTGCTAACCGTGATGAACTTGTGGCGGATATAGAATCAAAAGGAGGGAAAGTTGTGTCCGGAGTTACAAAGGCAACTGATTATCTAATTACCAATGATAAAAACAGTGGATCTAGTAAAAATAAGAAAGCTTCTGAGTTGAACATTCCTATTATCAGTGAAGAAGAATACAAAAACAAATTAAATTAACTTTTGCTATTGACAAATGCAAATAACAGTGATATAGTTGACCTATCAAAACGAATTAGATTAACTCAATCAGAAAGGCATGAACAATGATATGTTACTATTTAAAAGGAAAAAATGGAGAGTACATCGCAAGAGATCCAACAGGAAGAATCAAATTAGTATCTGATCTTGGTGATGCACTCTTGGTTCCTGAAATTGAAAAGAAAAAGATTAAGGCAATTCAAGCAAATAATATTCCAGACGTATTAAAAAAATTTGGACCATATGAAATTTGTGAAACCGATTATAATGGAGTTGAAGCAATTACGACAGATGATATAGTTGGTGAAATTATCGGTAGTATAAATGAATTTTCAAGTAAGATGAATGAAATTACTAATTATTCAAAAGAACTTAATTCTATTATTTCATATACTGATTTACAAATTTCAGACATTTTGCATTATATTGAATTTCATAAGTTTTCTGCGGCAGAAGGATATAAATTATGCAAAAAGTTGCAAGAGATTTGTGATAGACGAAGAGAAGCCAAAAATAAAATACAAATTATAAACACGATAAAACATCAATCGTGTGCAAGTGTTTTATCTGGAAATGCTACTAAAATAATAGAAAAAATTGTACCAGATAAAAAATATACTCCAAGAGTATTTGATGAATTGTTCAAAAAGAATCAGTCACGAATAAGAAAAGAAAAATCAGTGAAAATAAAAATTTAATTAAACAATAAGGAGATAAAAATATGTTTAAAGATTTTGTAAAGGCAATCCAGAAAAATTTACAGCAGATGTCTAAAGATTCTTCAAGATTATTCACAGTAAATGTGGATACCGAGGAGCTTTATAATTTATATCTGGATTCGTTTCCGGCAGGTACAAATGAAATTTACAGAGAAAGAAGAGAATATGACTGTAGTTGCTGTAGACATTTTATCAGAGACGTTGGTAACGTCGTATCTATTAAAAATGGTGAGTTACATACCATTTGGGGAATTAATCCAGTATCAGATGATAAATATAATGTAGTCGCAGCTGCGCTTGATGCCTATGTAAAACAGAAAGCGGTATTAGGGGTATTCCTCAAAAAAGAGAAACGAATTGGTACTCCTGAAAATAGAGAAATGCTCCCGACAGGAAAAATTAATAAATACGAGCATTTCTTCGTAGATCTGCCAGAAATTTGTATCTTTAAGGAATGTTATGGACATACACTTGAAGGTGATTTAAGTCAATTCAGAGATGTCCGTAATGTATTTAAACGTTCTCTTGATGAAATTAGTAAAGAAGCTGTAGATACAGTACTTGAGTTGATTGCTCAAAATTCTTTATATAAAGGTGCCGAATGGAAAAAGCAACTTACTGAATTTAAGAATTATCAGAAAGAATATGGAAAGCTTACAGATGAACAGAAAGAACTTTGGATCTGGGAAAAGTCAATTGCTGCAGGTGCCGTTATCGGCAAGATTCGTAACCATAGTATAGGAACATTGCTTGTGAATATTTCCGAAGGAATGGATCTTGACCTTGCCGTTAGAAAATATGAGCAGATTGTAGCCCCTGTAAATTATAAACGTCCAAAGGCAATCTTTACAAAGAAGATGCTTGAAGATGCAAAGAAGACTATTACAGAACTTGGTTATATGGATTCATTACAGAGAAGATTTGCAACCTTGGATGATATCACAGTGAACAATATACTGTTCTCAAATAAAGATGCAGCGAAGAGAATTACCGGTGCTATGGATTTGTTTGATGAAATGGAACAGGATGTTGCAATTGATCCAAAACGATTCTCTAAGGTAGAGGAAATAAGTGCAGAAGATTTCATTAAGAATGTTCTGCCTGTAGCGAAAGAATTGGAAGTATATTTGGAGAATAAACATATTCAGAATATGGTATCTCTGATTGCTCCAGAAGTTGCTGCTGCGAAAACAATGTTCAAATGGAACAATGGAATGTCTTGGGCATATACCGGTAATATTACAGATTCAGATATCAAAGAGAATGTAAAAGCTGCTGGTGGTTCAGTCACAGGTATTGTAAGATTCTCCATCCAGTGGAATGATAAAGATGGAAAGGATAATTCTGACCTTGATGCACATTGTATTGAACCAAAAGGTGGAGATCATATTTATTTTAGTTGGAAAAAATCACGACGTACTAGAGGAGAATTGGACATTGATATTACTCAGCCAGTTGATCAGTGTAAAGCAAGTAATGGGGTGGCTGTTGAAAATATTACATATCCATCTAAAGCTGATATGATTCCTGGAACATATAAGTTTTTTGTAAATCAGTTCGCATACAGAGGATCTCAGGGATTTAAAGCTGAAATTGAAGTAAATGGAGAAATTCATTCTTACGAATACAATGCTCCAGTACGTGGCAATGTAGATGTTGCAGAAGTAATACTTGATCAGTCAGGAAATTTCAAAGTAGTGGACAAACTTCCAGGAAATTGTGCAACAATCAGTAAAGATGTCTGGGGAATTAAAACCTTGCAGTTTACACCGGTATCAGTTGTATGTTACTCACCAAATTACTGGGATGAACAGAAGGGAATTGGTCATCAGCATTTATTCTTTATGCTGAAGGACTGCATCAATTCAGAAGAGCCGAATGGATATTATAATGAATTCTTGAAACCGGAACTTGAGCAGCACCGAAGAGTATTTGAAGCGCTTGGAGCAAAAGCACATGTAAAAGACGTTGATGATCAGCTTTCAGGAGTAGGATTTTCACTTACAAAGAGAAATGATCTGATTATTAAAGTAAAAGGCGCTACAGAGCGAGTATTAAAAGTAAAATTCTAATACAATTTAATTAAACAAAGAAGGGAGAAAGTTATGAAATTTAAAGAAGCATTTGAAGAAATGAAATCTGGAATTCCAGTAAAACTTCCGTCATGGGCGGGTTATTGGTGGTGGGATGAAGAATCCCAGACAATCATTATGTACACAAAAGATGGCGGCTGTCTGGATATAAGAGAAACACAGAATGTGGAGTATACGCTTCAGAATATTCTTTCCGATGAGTGGGTTTATTCGGATAGTCGGAACTGCCCAATACTTGGTGGAGAAGCAACATTCTCATTCGGAGAAGCGATTAAGTACCTGAAAAGAGGATTTAAAGTGACACGTAAAGGCTGGAACGGTAAGAAACAGTATATTCAGCTTGCGACTGGGATTTCTTATAAGACTGCCGATAATGAGATTGTAAATTGTGAGCATGATGCAATCGGAAATAAAGCCATCGCTTTTGTTGGAACATCTGGCGTACAGATGGGATGGCTTGCTACCCAGTCTGATATGCTCGCAGAAGACTGGATGTTTGTTAAATAAAATTATATGTATTGGAGGAATAAAAACATGGAACTTACAAATATTTTTGAGGCGGCAACAAGATATAAATATAGATTCCCGTTCAAAGGAATGATTTCAGTAGAGGATTTATGGGATCTAAAACTGCAGGATTTGGATTCAGTATTCAAACTGTTGAATAAAGAGAAAAAGCAGAGTGATGAAGAAAGTCTGTTACAGGTTAAATCTGAAGCGGATCAGGCGCTGGAAAATAAAATTCAGATTGTAAAATTCATCGTACAGGTAAAACAGGTAGAAACTGCAGAGAGATTAGCTGCAAAAGATAAGAAAGAGCGCAATCAGAAGATTATGAGAATCATTGAGAGAAAGCAGAACGAAGCTCTGGAAGGCAAGAGTCTTGAAGAACTGACAGCTATGTTAGAGGAGTAATATATGGGAATACTCGGAGATATTGCGGCATTTCTGTTTATGGTGATTGTGATATTGATTTTACTACTAATTTTGTGTTTTATATGTGCTGCGGTGTTAGCTGTAATTGTAGAAGCTATATACGAGGAAACCGGAAAATTAGAAGCTTTGTATAATATTTTACGTCATCTTCTTTAAGGGAAATAAAATGAAGACATTTACAAAAAGAATTCTTTTACTTGCTTCGATACTCCTTATTTGGAATATCACAGCAAAACACGTAAATCCCTTGTTCGTTCCGGAACCAGTTACGGTATTTGATGATCTGATAGGCATGATACATACAGGACAGTTGATTAAGGCAATTGAATATTCGTTTCTAAGGATAACTGCTGCTACATTTATATCTGGAGCAATAGCATTTCCTATAGCGATTCTGGTTTATAATTCCAGAATTGCTAAGGATATTCTTAATCCGATAATCAGTGTTATGCGATATATTCCGGTGACTGCATTTTATCCATTGCTTATTATGTGGTTCGGGATAGATGAAATGATGAAAATTGTATTTTTGTTTATTGCAACATTCGTATATATGATGCCGTCAGTTGTATTATGTCTGGAGGAAGTGAACAACGATCTAATAGATACCGGACTTACAATTGGGATGAGCAAATTACAAACGATATGGAGAATCCAGATTCCGGCATCATTGCCAGGAGTATTAAATAGCTACATTATGATGTATGGAATTGGATTTACATATATTGCAGTAGCTGAAACAATAAATGCTCAATATGGACTTGGATATATAATCCAGCAATCATCTTCCAGAGGAAGAACAGATTTAGTATTTATGGCAATCATTGTGATTATGATCATCAGTGTTATATTTGATTATGTATCTAAATGGTTAGTGAGGAAAATTTTTAAGTGGAGGTATATAAATGATTGAAATTCATGATTTATACACAGGATACAGTAGAGATAAACCACTTTTATCTGGGTTTAATTATAATTTTGATAATAAGATCTACGGGATCCTTGGAGAATCTGGATGCGGCAAGACAACTTTGTTAAGGACGGTTGCAGGATTAATCAAACCGTTATCTGGAGAAATTATCATAGATAATAATCCGGTTACAAAAGCAAGTAAAAATGAAGTATATATGATGCATCAGAACTATACTTCTTTTGATTGGTTAAATTGTCTTGACAATATACTAATTGCTAAAAAAGTTAAAGGCCATGTAGAACCAGAAGATATAGAAGCAGCTAAGAAGATGCTTTATTTAGTTGGTCTGAATGGAAACGAAAATAAATATCCTAAGCAGCTGTCTGGAGGCATGAAACAACGGCTTGCGTTAGCCAGGACGTTATTTGCAAAACCAAAGATTCTTTTAATGGATGAACCATTGTCAGCACTGGATGCTGAGACACGAAGTAATATGCAATTGTTAATTATGGATTTGCATAGGTTACTTGATAATACTGTGATCATGGTCACACACAGTGAATCAGAAGCAAAGATAATGTGTGATGAAATATTGAAATTTTAGGAAGGAAATACGATGGGAATTTTAAAAAACTTATTTGTGGAAGAAGTACCGGATGAGACGCCTGATATTCCAGATGTAGATACTGATTTTGATACAACTGGGACTAACGCAAAACTTGATTCAGTCAATACTGACACTTTGATTGATGATATTTACAGCCAGAATAATCTGGCAGATAAAACACAGTCAATTTTTAAAGTGGAAGAGTTAATAAAATCATTTCCAAAGGAAATGACGACAGAAACAAAAAGAAATTCAGTGTTGGCAACACTTGGTGTATTTGGCTTGACAGTGACTGATGTTGAGGCAGACGGAGAAAAAAGAGTTGATGTTTTAAGCGACATTCTCTCAAAGATTATTTGTGATTCTGAAGCTGTTGTTACTGAAAAAGAAAATGCTATTGAAGAACATAAAATGGAAATCGAGCGTCTGGAAAAGGAAATTGCTGATCAAAGAGCTGAAACAAAAACATCTGATGAAACTATTACTGCTGAAATTGACAGAATTAAAAATTTAATTAACTTTACTGTTGGAGGAAATGAATAATGGAACTTGGTAAACTGATTTTTATTGTTGCAGTGGTTGTTATTGTATTGATACTGATTCTGTTTCCGGAAGCAAGAAAATTACTGTCTGGATTTACTAGATTATTTATCAAAGATATGGCAACCACACCAGAAGGAGCAGAGGCTATCTACGAAGAAAAAATTGACCAGGCTCAGGAATCTTATAATAAAGCGGATAATGCATATAAGATTGCTGCTGGAAAATTAAGCAATGCACAGAAAGATCTCGATAGGAAAAGAAAAAGACTTATTAATGTTGAAGCTGAGTGTGAATCTCTTGTGAAAACAAATCAAATCGAACTTGCACAGTTAAAAGCAGAGGAAAGAGAAGAAATTCTTTCAGATATCCGCAGAGTTACCGGTTTGGTAAATGCCTATAAAGAAGCTACGGCCGCTGCAAAAGAGACACAGGAAAGGTGTGAAAAGAATCTTAGAAGTCTAAAACGTGAAAGTAAAGAAGTTGTGGAGAATATGAAGGTAAAGAAGCAGCTTCAGGAAGTCTATGATGATATGGATGAACTGAAAAATGTCACGGTAACAGATAAATTGCTTGATTCTGTTCGAGATAAAAACAGAGATCTGGATGCTATTGTGGAAGGATCTAAAGTAGTACACAATAATAAGATGTCTACCAAACTTGAAAAGGCTGAAGCGGAAGCAAAAAAGAATAACAGCAATGATTATCTGAACAGCTTGAAAAAGAAATATAATAAATAAGGAGTAGTAAAATGAAGAAAGCAAAAAGATTTAGATTAACTAAAGCAGCAAAAATTCTGATTATGGTTCTGATTGTAGCACTGCTTGGAGGAGGTATCTTTGCAGGAACACAGACTGGAATGATTCAGACGAAGAAAGATAAATCAGTATCCGGTACTACTACATCAGAAACAGTCGCTAAAACAGAATCTACTTCAAATAATGAGGATGATGACAAGAAAAACACTGTAAAGAAAGATGAAGCGAAAACTGCTGATGATAATGTTATTAATGTGTCATTAGATGAATGGATTGGTTAATTTCTAGCCCTTTTACATTGGTGACAATGTGATCGAACGCCTTTGGATTGCTGGAATTAAGGCTATACACGTAGCCACCCTAAAGCTTACTAAACTACAACATAATGATGAAATACGCATAAGTGTGAATGTGGCGAAAGCAGAAAAAATTAGTAAGATGGCATAAGCTGAAATAAAAGCTTTTTCATTGAAATATGAGAAGGTGCTAAGTGCTGTAAGAATGGGGAATCAGCTTCCAAAATCCGAACAGGATAAGGTTCAACGAGTAAGAGCTTTTAAATTCGTTAAAGCCAGTGGAGGCGCATCTTATAAAAGATGGTGATGTACTCTAATCTATATTGAAAAATATAGTGTTGTAACGTGTAAGGAGAATATAAAGAATTGGAGAAATATGTATACAAAATAGAGAATAACATAAATCATAAGATTTATATAGGACAAACTAATAATTTAGAAAGACGTATTAAAGAGCATCGGCATGATAAACGCATGAATCATCCTATCTATAATGCAATACATAAATATGGATGGGAAAATTTTTCGGTAGAAACATTATATTTCGGAGAAGATTATAATACAAAAGAAAAGGAATATATTAAATTATATCGCAGTAATGAGAAAGAGTTCGGATATAATATTCAAAATGGTGGGCAAGATAGTTCTGGAGAAAATAATCCGCAAAGTAAGTTAACACAACAGCAGGTTGATTTATTGATGAAAGATTTAAAAGAAACGAACGTTGAATTTGATAAGCTTGCCGAAAAGTATAATGTATCAATAAAAACTATTCGAAATGTTAATACCGGAATAGCTTGGAGAAAAAATGATATCACTTATCCTATCAGAGAACCTTTAATATGTCCATCTATAAATCATGAAAAAATTAAATTAATCAAAAAAATGTTACGAGATGGCTTTTATAGTATAGACTATATTGCTAGAATGTTTAAAGTAGAAAGATATGTAATTTTAAACATTAATAAAGGTGTTACATATTATGATGAAAACGATGAATATCCTATCAGAGAATTAGGATTAACTCATGATGAATTAGAAGAAATTATTAAATTGTTAGAAGATCCTAGCATTCCTATGAAGTATATTGCTAAATTATATGGTCGAGCTGTTACTCAGATTTATAGAATTAATAATGGTGGCAGTTGGCATAATCCAAATATAAAATATCCTATACGGAAATCAACAGTTCAGCGTAACGAACTGAATCAATAGTAATGTGGAAATCCATTATTGACGCTAATGGCGGCTTAACAACTCAGTCAGGTTCCATCTATGATAAACTTGGCGTAAAAGTAAATATTAATGTTATTAACGACGCAACACAATCAAGTAATGCTCTGATTAAAGGAGATCTGAACGCTGCAGGTTATACAATCAACAGAACTGCATTCTTATCTAAGAAATTCACTGATGCCGGAAAAGAAGTGGTGATGCCGTATATTACAAATTACTCAAATGGTGGTGACGGTATTATTGCGAAGTCTTCTATTCAGAATGTAAATGATCTTGTAAATGCTAAAATTGGTGTACCAGAATTCTCTGAAGCTCAAACACTTGTAGTATGGTTTGTAAATAATTCTGATCTTTCAGCTAAGAAGAAAGCGAAAATTATTGATAATCTTGTATTATTTTCAACACCAGATGATGCAGCAAAAGCATTTTTTGCCGGTCAGATTGATGTTGCAGCAACCTGGGAACCATACCTGACTCAGGCAAAAAATATGACAGACGCACATGTATTATTTAGCACTGCAAGTTCTTCAAATCTTGTTATGGATGGAATTCTGTTTGATAAGAAATTTGCAGAAGCACATGCAGATGTAGTAGAGAAATTTATCCAGGGATCTCTGGAAGCTGCAGATATGTATAATACAGAATTTAATGCAATCCGTGAAGTAATGCCTATGTTTAATACTGCATCAGATGAAGATATTGTAGCAAATACGGAGTCTGCAAAACTGACAACATGGAAAGATAATTTAGATCTATTAAATGGAACTGCAAAGACAATTTATTCAGATATGTGTAACGTATGGACATCAATTGGTGAGTCTGTAAATGCTGATCTTGTTAATAGTATTTTTGATGATACATATATTAATGCTATTTCAGATAAATTTAGTGCAACGGAAGTGTCTAATACAAATACTGTAAAGGTTACAGAGGATAATAAAAAGGAAATTCAGGATACTGAAGCTTTATTACAGGGTAAAGCATCTGTTACATTTATTCAGAATACGGCAAAATTCTCTGATTCTGCTGCAGCATCTAAAGAACTTAATAAGTTTATTGACATTGCAAAGGTACTTGACGGTGCAATAATTGAAATTGCAGGAAATACAGACCCTAATCCGGAATCAGATCCTGAAGACGAGTATAATCAGAAGTTGTCCTTACAAAGAGCAGAAGCTGTTAAAAACTATTTTGTTATGAATGGAATTTCTAACGGACGTATTGTAGTAGTTGGAAATGGATCCAGCAATCCTGTTGTTGATAATGATACTGATGAACATCGCGCAATGAATAGACGTACTGATGTATCATTTAAGATCATTGAGTAAGGAGTAATTATGGTTGCTTTAAATATAGAAACATTTGTTGTATGCCTTGTTATTGCTTTTCTGGCAGGTATTCTGGTTGCAAAAATTAAATTAAAGAAATAAAGGAGAAAAATTATGGGATTTACATTATTTGGAGAAGAATATAAATATGAAGTAGATAGTATCGATATTGGGATTTTTTGTCCAGATGGGACATTATTAATAGTTTTAAAACTTAAAGATGGTACATATAAATCAATTGATGTTAATCTTGGAGCAGAAAAATATAAGTCATTATGCAAAGAGAATGACATTACCAACAATGTGCCGGTTCTTGTTACACAAGAACATGTTAATAAATTATATAAAGAAATAAAACCTAAATATGAATGGGGAAAATGGAAACTTGATTATTTTCGTTTTATAGATCCGTTCTGTTATGGAAGGAACGTATTATTGGATTGTATTGTTAGAACAAATGGAAAGAGAGTGCAGGTTAAATACAAGGGAATAAAAGCCAGTGCGTCTTGTAATATAGAAGCAGGGGATGAATTTAGTTATGAGTTTGGAAAAAACCTTGCTAAACGTAGGTTGATTGCAAAATTAATCGAGATATATGCAAATGATATAAGTGGTCAAAAGTACGATATCAAATTCAAAGAAAACAAATTAAATTAACTTTGTGTATTGACAAGCGCAACTTGATATGCTATACTAAATACATAGTCAAGGATGACAACAGCACAGAGGAGTGAAAGCTCCCTGTGCTAAATAAAAAGAAGAAAGAAATTTAATTATACAAACAATGAATGTAGCGGTATGATGAAATTGGCTAGACATAATAGACTTTGACTCTATTGAGCAGTAGCTCGTGTGGGTTCGAATCCCACTACCGCCGTTTGGCAAGTATTTTATACAAATATACTCCAGCCGAATTGCAGAGAAATATAATTTAATTATACAAAAAGGAGATAAAAATGAGTAAAATTATTAGTACAGGTTCCACTTTTAGAATCTACGGAGATGATCTTGTAACACATAATCAACTTCCGGCACAAATTTATTCTATCAGATGTTCAAAGATGACAGGATTTTATTTAGAGAAACATGCTGATATTGAGATCAATGAAGATAAAATATACGGTGTGCACATGGAAAAAGTAAATAAAGTATTAAATGCTTTTCCAAATTTCAATAAAAATCTTGGCGTGATCTTATCTGGAGCCAAAGGAATTGGCAAATCTTTATTTTCTAAGATTCTTGCTGTAGAAGCTGTAAAAAAAGGATTGCCAGTAATTATTGTTGATACATATATCCCTGGAATTGCTAATTTTATTGAAGAAATTGAACAGGAAGTATTAGTAATGTTTGATGAGTTTGATAAAACATTTGGTAATATTAAAGCTGCTGATGGTATGGCTAATCCGCAAACAGAGTTGCTTACATTATTTGATGGATTAGCTCAAGGGAAAAAGTTATATGTTATTACTTGTAATAATCTTAATACTCTGAGTGATTATTTGGTAAATAGACCTGGAAGATTTCATTATCATTTTAGATTTGATTATCCGACAGATTCTGAAATCACAGAATATATGAGAGACAAGTTACATAAAGAGTATTATGGAGAAATTAGTAAGGTAATTGCATTTTCTAAAAGAGTCAGCTTGAATTATGATTGTTTAAGAGCTATCGCATTTGAGCTTAATACAGGATTACAATTTCAAGAGGCAATTAAAGATATGAATATCCTTCATATAAATAATACCGTTTATATAGCTACTTTGTATACTAAAGATGGGAAAAAAGATACAGAAGAAAAAACCCTTGACTTGTTTGATAAGACTTCTAATCATAGTTTATATTTTACAATAGATGGAAAATGGTTCTATACAAAATTTTCTGGTGTTGATGTAAGATATGATTTTGACAGACACATTGATTTTGTTGATGGAAAAGATGTTGAAATTATTCCGGATGAAGACTATGCGGATCTTACAAAAGAAGAAAAGAAAAAATACGAAAATATTAAAATTGATCGTATCGTTTTTGCAAGAAAAGAAGAAAAGGGACTTCATTATAATCTTTCTGTATAAAAATTTAATTAAACATTCCGGTGAATAAAAACTTTTGTATGTAGAAGTTCGGTTATAAGCATATATCTTTCATTTTACTTTTTACCTCTTATAACTCGTTTGAAGCAGGTCTTACGAGTATAAATAAACTGTATAAGGGTAAGCCGGTAGTAACCTTATACAACAAGCGGATATGACGGAACTGGCAGACGTAGAAGGCTCAAACCCTTCGGAGAAATCGTGTGGGTTCGAATCCCACTATCCGTATTCGGACTATTCTTACGGATTTACTTGATGGCCTAAATAGTAATGAGGAGAAATAAGTCCGAGAGGTTAACCTTTATATTATATAGCGTCTATAGGACATTAAAGAAGATTGAAAAGTTGGTGGAATACTGGAACCCAGTGATGAGGAAGCTGCGAATGTGTTGGTTGTATGGTTTGGACGCATTGAAAGGAAACATTTATATAGATGTGCTTTGTGCTAATGAGGTTGTGAGTGGGCGTTGGAGGAGGATCTGGTAGCAGATGTGTAATTAGTTACGAAGCGAAAAGTAATTGAGTCAGTGAGGTAGAAATAATGTGGGAGGGCTTTTGAGAGTGATGACGATCGTTCGTGTAACTGACACGATTGCATAAGCAAGTTTTTTACAGATATTGTTACATTTCTATATTGTGGGTGTAATTATAACGCCCACTACATGGAAACTTAGCTCAGTTGGTTAGAGCAACCGGCTCATAACCGGTCGGTCCTGGGTTCGAGTCCCAGAGTTCCATTTCTCCTGACGAAGGAGTGACTTTTATAGGCTGTAGAGTTCCAATAAGAAACAAGCCGTTTCTAGTTAGGGCGTGAAACTGGTGTTTTTTTGAGATGTTTTATAAGTAAAAATATCCAGCTTTAGAGAAAATGTAGTGAATTGAGCTGATCAAAGAACACATAATCCTGTTAGGACTGCAGCACGACAGGTCATGCATGAAAAGTGATAAGTAGCTCAGTTGGGAGAAAGAGCGCACTACAAAAGTGAGGTCGGTGGTTCGAGTCCATTCTTATCACATTTGTAATGATGACGCGCGGATCGTTACAAAAGAAAATAGTAACTACTGAAATGTATATTTAAGGAGGCAGTAAACATGACAAAATATGATTTATGTACGGGTGATATCGTTCTTTCTACAAAGGGAAGCTACGGTATTGTGCTAATCGGAACTAATGGAGATGATCAAATCAAATGGTACAGTAATAATAAAGGACAGGTTATTAACAGATTTAGATCTTTTTCTATGATTAACGAAGATCTTACATTTAAATATGATTTAGGTAATCGTATTATTAAGGTATGGAGAACGAAAGACAAACATTATCTTGGTGATAAAGCAATTACAGAATATAATGCAGCAGAATGTCATGGATTTGAATGCATCTATGAAGAGTTAATTAAGGAAGTAACTATGGCTGAAGTTGAAGAAAAGTTTGGCTGCAAAGTAAAAATTGTAAAGTAATAAAATTTAATTATACAGGCACGTATAAATGAGGAATAGGAAATAATATTTGAAGCACTATCTTAAAAGATCAGTGCATAGATGTCAGTGTGACAATAAACTGCAAAGTTATTCCACTTCGGAAAGCGAGGTGAAATAATGGAGCAGAAGAAATTTATGGATATTCAACGTCTGAAAGAAGGATATGCAGATGGATTTGTACCGGGTGACTTAATTGTTATCCAGGAAAAATTCGACGGATCCAATGCAGCAGCTAGATATGATGCAGAGACTGGCAAAATGGTAGCTTTTTCCAGAAGACATACGTTGGATCAGAACAATACATTAAATGGTTTTTATAATTATGTGCAGGAGTTAAATCCTGAAGATTATAAAGACGTTCCGGACTATGTAATATTTGGAGAATGGTCTGGAGCAAGAAATGCGATTATTTATTATCCAGAAAATACTAAGAAATGGTACGTATTTGATATTTATGATGTAAGGGAAGAAAAATATCTTCCTCAGTCAGAAGTAAAGGCATTTGCAGAAACGCATGGACTTACATATATCAATACATTTTATGTTGGACCGTTTGTCAGTTGGGAACATGTACAAAGCTTTATGGATCATCCGGGATATGGAGAAATTCAAGAAGGTATTGTTATAAAGAACCAAACAAGATTAAACGATCCGAATAGCAGATTACCATTTGTAGTGAAAATCGTTGGAGATAAATTTCATGAAGTCGCAAAAATGAATCATGTTAAAAAGATTCAGGATCCACAAAAGTTGCAAGAACGAACAGAAGCACAGGAACTTGTAAAATCTGTCGTGACGCGGCGTAGAGTTGAAAAAGAGTTATATAAAATGCGTGATGAAGGAATCATCCCAACAGAGTGGTGTGAACAGGATATGAAAACTGTTGCAAGGAATCTTCCAAACAGAATTTATACAGATTGTGTAAAAGAAGAACCGGAAGTAGTTCAAGCAGCAGGACAATATTTTGGAAAATTCTGTTCCGTTATTTCGATGAATTACGCACGAGAGATTATTCTCGGTCCGACTGGAGCAAAGTAAGGCGAAAGGAGGACACGAATGGTGGCAACAGCATTTAGTAGATTATGTACTTCTTGTAAAAAAAGATTTGCATACAAACAAACAGACGCCATCTTTGATGAGAATGGATATGGATATTCAACCAAGCTTGTGAAATGCAAACATTGTGGGCGATTAAATGTGATTCGATATTTTGAAGATGACTCGATGAAATTAAACAATGATAGAAAATATTATGATTATGACATGGTATAGAATAGGAGAATAATAAATAATGGCAAAACAGAAAGAAAAAAAACCGTTAGATAAAAAAGGCTGGGTTCAGACATTTGAATTGATTGGAAAGGCATGTATTAAAGATTACACATTCAAAATTGATGAACATTCTAAGAAAAGTGACTGGATTTACAATTCTATTAACCTGAATGTTGACTGCGGTGATAAATACGGAAAAGTTGGCTGCGAATTAATGGGTGGTTATGGAGCTGGCAGAAACAATGTTATTTATGTTCATGGCAAAGATGAGAATGGTGGAGATGATTTTGATAACAGATACCAGATTGATTTTGATGATCGATTTGACGAGGATATTCTAAAAGATATCGGAGATCTTTGCTTTATCAAAATTGGCATTGAGAAGGATACAAAAGGTGAAGTTGTTATCAATAAATTCTTACATGCATATGATGCAATTAAATATCTGTCTGAAGCATTGCAGGATGGTATGGAGATTAAGGTAAGAGGGCAGTTAAAATATACTGTATATGACAAACATATACAAGTAAGAAAAGAAATTAACAGTATTTATCTTCCAAGAGAGAAAGAATTGAATACTTATGAAGCAGCATTTACTCAGTCGATGCTTCTTGACAAGTATTCAATCGGAAAAGCAGATAAAGATAAATGTGCGTTCCCGATAACGGCATACATTCTGGAGAAATTCAAAGAATATAATGGTAATGACTTGACTGAAGGTGGCGCTGTAAAAGGCGGAAAGTTTGTACCTTTGAGAAAGACATTTGAATATGTTTATGATCCGGAAGATGAAAAATCTATTGAGCGTGCAGGAAAACTTTTCAAAGTTAAGAAAAACGTGACATTGATTACTTGTCAAGGAGTATTTGTTGAAGGCGGTGCAGTGATCCAGACAACTGAAGACGATTTACCAGACGATATTAAAGAACTGGTAGAAATGGGAGCTTACAGTTTGGAAGAAGCATTAGCACTTTGTACAGAAAATGCTAGTAAAGAACGCAGGATGTTACTTACTAGACCAGTTATTAAGTTAGTTGGAGAAGACGGATCTAAGATTCCACAGATTCAGAAATTCGATTCTATGTATTCAGAAGATGATCTTGTATTAGATTATCTGATTGAAGCAGATGATGACGAAGAAGTGGATGAAGTAGAGGAAGATTCAGAAACTGATACAACGGAGCAGGATGAAGAAATTGATTATGACTCAATGTTAGATTCGTTGCTTGATGATTAACTATAAATAATTAAATTATACAAAGTACAGAAAGGAAACAAATACTATGGGATACGGAAAAAAGAATACAATTAAAATTGATCCTTTATCATATAATATTGGACTTATTGGGGAAAGTGGTATCGGAAAAACAACAATTGTTAAAGAGATGTGCGAGAAACTTGTAGGTGAAGATGGATATCGTTTTCTTGAGTGTGGTAAAGAAGATGGCGCTGACGGTATTAATGGAATTAACTATTTGAATTGTCCGGAATGGTCAATGGATTATGATGAAGAAACAAACAGTATTGGATTTGAAGATTTTGTGGATGATGTCGTTGAGAATAAATCCACAGAATATCCTGATTTGAAAACAGTTGTTATTGATACATATGATCAGCTTGTAGAAATTGCAAAGCCAGAAGTTATTCGTATGCATAATGCGGAGAATCCTGAGAAACCGGTGAAATCTATTAAAGCAGCTTTTGGTGGTTATATGGCCGGAGAGGATAAGGCAACAGAAATTGTTCTGAATAAGTTATGGGAACTGAAATCGGTTGGTGTTCATTTCATTATTATTGGACACGTTAAGCAGCGTACACAAGACGATGTAACAACAGGACAGACATATACTTCTCTAACAACTAATATGTCAATGAGAGATTTTAATGCAATCAAAACAAAATTACATTTTCTTGGTGTTGCTTCTATTGATAGAGAAATCGTACAGGAAAAGACTGGCAAGACTAAAAAGGAAGGTAAAAAAGATGTAGACATTATGAAAGGTGTAATTACAAGCGAAAGCCGTAAAATTACATTCCGTGATGATTCTTATTCTATCGATTCCAAATCAAGATTTGCTGACATTGTTCCGGAAATTGAATTTAGTTCAGATGCATTAATCAAGGCTCTTACAGATGCTATCAAAGCCGAAGCATCTAAAGGGAGTAAATCTGTTGATGAATTAAAGAAAGAACAGGATTCAGCTGCAGAAAAAAGAGCTGAAAAGATTGCGGAAGCTGAGGCAGAAGCTAAAATACAGAAAGAACTTAGTGAAATCACAGAAAAGATTAAGGCGTTCTGTATTGCTAATAAAGGTAAAACAGCAAAATTAAAACCACTTGTAGCTGCAGCTAAAGAAATGGGTTATGACAATCCGATGAAAGTAACAAATATTGATGACGCAAAAAAGATTCTTGAACTTACTGTTGCGTAAATAAATATTGATCCCAGGGCTTCTGCCTTGGGATTTCTAAGGAGAATAACATTGAGTAAGGAAAATAAAAAGGACACAACTGGTTGGAAAAATGAAGACTTCTTACAAATGTGTGATTGGGTTGAAAGAGAATTGATGGGGTATTCTGGGACGCAGCGTTTGCATAAGAACGCATGTCTAAGATTGCAGGGGCTAAGAAAAGGACAAAGTATGGCGAATAATTCTCATGAAATGTATGGAGAATATCCTATTGATGTTATTTTTAATACTTTTAAAGCGAACAAATATGTCATTTTAAAAGCAATAAAAGGAAAAACATTTAACAGCGAAGATCAGAAAGTGGCTTACATTTGTGCTATTGTAAGCAACCGAATTAATGATATGTACACCAGAATGAAAAATGCAAAGAAAAGCGAAGAGAAGTCTGAAAAGATTGATATAGGAGCGCAAAATAGTGAAGCCGCTAAATATCAACGTCAGACGGAAGAAGTCATAAATTCTACATTCGAGGGGATTTGGTAATTGACATCTATCACTACTAAGACGAAGGATCGCAGTAGTGCGAAAACAATGTCTCCTTTTGAAAAGGAATGTATTGAGACTATTAAAAAGGTAAATGAATATAAGTTAATTGCAGAAGCAAATGCAGTGTCTTCTATTTACAAGAACCCGGATTTAGTCAGAGACACTTCTTTGAAACTGGAAGATATAACAAATAATGCTTGGAGAGTATATTTTTCAATTGCGAACGATATCATCAATGTAGAACAAAAAAATACATTAGATGAAATTACAATCAATATGTATCTATCGAAACATTCAAAATTAAGTAAGAAATACGATGAATATGGTGGATATGGGAAGATTGAAAGTTCATTCACATATATCGAAGAGGCTAATTTTGATTCTTATGTGAATGAAGTAAAAAAGTGGAACGCTGTAATGAAATTAGCCCGAATGGGCTTTCCTGTAAAAGAAAAGTTAAGTAAATATGTCGATGCTAAAGCTGAAGATATATATAACGAACTTGAGGCACTTTTGAATCACACATTTATTAATGTGGAATCTGAAGTTAAAACTTATAATGCCTGCGACGGATTATTTGATTTGATTGATAAATTAAATGCTGGAAGTCAGGTAGGAATGCCACTTAAACATTGTGATATTTTGAACAGAGAAATTGGCGGCATTAATTTTAATGGAAACATTTATGGTCTAGGTGCCAATTCAGGTGTTGGAAAATCAACAACAGCAATCAACTACTTAATGCCTTCAGTATTAGAACATAATGAAAAAATGGTCATTATGATTAATGAAGAAGATCAGGATAAAGTAAAGAAAGAGTTACTTGTCTGGGTTGCAAATAATTTATATAGTGCTGGACTACATAAATATATTTTACGTGATGGCCATTTTAGTAAAGATGTTTTAGATAAGCTTCGTAAGGCAGCAAAATATCTTGAAGAGTTAAAAGAACGCAGAAATATTACAATCGTTCCCTTTGAAAAATATACTGTCAAAGCAGCAATCAAAGTAATAAAAAAATACTCTAGCATGGGAGTAAGGCTGTTTGTTCTGGATACATTAAAAGAATCATCTGATTCAAGAGACACAGAAACATGGAAATCTATGGAACGAGATATGGTTGATCTTTACGATGTTGTGAAACCAGCTGCTAAAAATGTAGCATTATTTGTTACATATCAGTTAGGGAAAGCTTCAGTAAAGATGAGGTATCTTACAAATAATGAAATTGGACAAGCAAAGAATATATTGGATGTATTTAGTGTGAATTTAATGATGCGTAAACCATTTGAAGATGAGTTTCCTGGTGGTTCACATGAGATTAAAGCTTATAAGTTGGCGGGGAAAAATAATTCCTCAAAGATTCCGTATCATCTGGATCCGGATAAACATTATATGATTACATTTATTACTAAAAATAGATTTGGGGCTACAGACCAATTTCAGATAATCTCAGAGTATGATCTGAGTACAAATATGCACAAAGATGTTGCTATTTGTAATATAGCACAAGATTTTTAAGCGGAGAGTAAATATGACTGCATTAGAGATTAAGGAATACATTCAAAAAAATGGAAAAATACCTTATGTTTTAGAAAGCATTGGGTGTAGCAATATAGTATATCATGATAACAAGGATTATTATAGCTGCTCTAATGCGGTGGGTGGTGACTGTAACAATCCAGCCGCCATCAATATAAGAAATAATAAATATCTGAATTATCGAAATTATACCAGAGGAGTTGAATATGACGATGGTGAGGATTTAATTTCTTTAGTTCAGTATAATAAAAATATTGATTTTGCAAATGCAATGAAATATCTTCATAAACTTTTAGGATTGAAAAATTTATACAAAGGAAAAGAGGAGAAGAAAAAGCCGGATGATTCCTGGTTCGTGTTCTCAAGATTTGTGGTTAAGCGTAGGAAATGTATCGTAAATGACTTTGATCCTATGAGTGAAGATATTTTAAATGATTTTGTTCCATATATTCATATTGATTTATTTCGCGAAGGGATTGTAAAACGAACAATTAAAAAATTTGGACTTGGATATTCGTATAGATGGAGGAGAACAATATTTCCAATTAGATATTGGCTAGATGGAACTCTGATGGGATATAATGCCAGAAGTTCCATCGAAAATTGTTCTGAATTTGGAATATCAAAGTACTTTATAACACCTGGGATGCGAAAAGAAATTAATATATATGGATTGTGGGAAAATTATAAAGATATTCAGAAAGCAGGATATATTGTTATATTCGAGGCCGAGAAATCTGTTCTTAAAAGAGATAGCAGAATGGATCCAACCGGCGGTGCAATTGAAGGCCATGTACTTTCAGATGAGCAGGTGCGAATTATACTTGGTACCGGAGTAGAAGAAGTTATTATCGCGATGGATAATGATGTTCCAATAGAAGAGGTCTGGAATATGTGTGAGAAGTTTTACGGATTACGTAAAGTCAGCTACATTCGTGATAAATGGAAACTGCTTGGCCCAAAGGACTCACCTGCAGATGCGCCAAATAAAATATACAATTTTCTGTTTAAATGGAGAATTCCTTATGATGAAAGTAAACACAGAGAATATTTAAAGAGTTTGAAAAAATAGTTGAGATTAAGCTATGAAGAACTGCAGAAGATGTGCGAGGCACTTGGAGTCGATAGACTCAATTCATGGAGCCGTGTAAACTGCGTACACAATGGTCTCTATGAGTATTTTTTGAAGTATGTATTACATAAAAAAGAGGATCGTGATGATTCTATTTATAAAGTAACTGGCGGTATTAGTCATGATATTATAGAGCGATTTTATACTGAAGAATTAGCTTATGAAAAAATGGCTGAAGAGTTTGACGAAGGATGGATGATGGCATTTGATATTGCTGATCTAAAATTTGTTCGTGGAGATGGTGCCAGAAACAATAGTATTGCAACTAAGTATTATTATGATTTGAAAAATTTCTTTGAGACACACGAGAAGATTACTGATCATATTGATATTGAAAAGTTTGTAACCGTAAAGGTTGGCGATGAATATTACCAGGGGTATATTGACGCTCTGGTGACAGATGAAAATGGTAATTATACTATATTAGATTGGAAGACAAGCAGCATATATAAAGGAGATAAAGCGAAAAATGAATGTGGGCAGTTGGTAATGTACTCTCTGGCTTTACATCAGATGGGAATTCCGTTTGAAAAGATCAAAATTGCATGGAACTTCCTTAAATATCAGTGTGTAACTGTTCAATCTAAAAAAGGTGTAAAGAAAGTAAGAGAAATCGAACGCTTTGAGCTTGGTGAGAAGCTACAGGCAAATGCAAAGATGTGGTTAAAAGAATTCGGATATGAAGAAAACATGTTGGAGTATCTGGATAAATTAGCTCAAACAAATGATATTACCTGTCTTCCACCGGAAGTACAGGAGAAATATGAATTGCATGATTGTTATGTATATGTTGACTTAACTCCGGAGCTGATTCAGTATTGGGAAAATTTTATTATCAATACTATGAAAATGATTCGTGATAAAGAAGCTACATATGCGGAACTAAAGGCAGCAGGAAAATATGATGAAGCAGATAAACTTTGGTGGGAAGATGAAGAGAGTCTAAAAAAGCAAAGTTATTATCTTACGAATTTGTGTGGTTATTCCACTAAACTTTATAAACCGTTAAAAGCTTATCTTGATGCTCAAGATGCAAAGAAAAATGGAGATATTTTGGGTACGAAAAATAAGCAGGATGAAGAATACGACATTGACAATTTAGATTGGCTTAACGATTTATAAGGAGATAAAATGGGACAGTATACTATTTACCATTGCCACTCAAACCGTTCTCTTCTTGATAGTTGTACTGATTATAAAGAATATGCAGACCGTGTAGCGGAGCTAGGGTATAAAGCCTTAGCTCTGACGGAGCATGGGAATGCCTATAATTGGGTTGAAAAAAAGATGTATATCAATTCAAAAGGGCTAAAATACATACATGGAGTTGAATGTTATTTAACAGCTTCACTAGAAGAGAAGGTAAGGGACAATTATCATACAATTCTTTTGGCTAAGAACTATGAAGGTGTAAAAGAAATCAATCTTTTGATTGATAAATCTACACAACCGGATCATAGATATTATAAACCACGTATTACATTTGAAGAATTTTTTAATATTTCAGATAATGTAATCAAGATTTCTGCTTGTTTGGCATCACCTTTGAATAAATACCCAAAGGATATCCAGAAACAAATGGCAGAAAAGTCTGCAGCATTAAAGCAGGAACTGGCAAATAAAGTAGCTGAACTTGAAAAACAGAAGAATGATCAAAAAGCCATGATAAAATGGTTCAAACAGTTTGATGAAAATGGATGCATCCCTGAAGATTTGTATCCGCATTATATCGAAGCTCAAATTGATGAACTGAAACAGTATTATAACAATCAGCTTGAAGAAGTTCAGCTTATGAATGTTACAGCGAGGGAAATTTTTCATAAGCTGTTGGAGACATATGACTATTATGAGATCCAGCCGCACGATTTTCCAGAGCAGAAACGATATAACGAATTTTTATATGCTGCATCAAAACAGACAGGGAAACCTTTGATCGCCGGAACAGATACACATAGCATTGATTATTATAAAGCTGAATGCAGAAGCATTTTACAGAAAGCAAAACGTATCGAATATGCTGATGAAGATAAATTTGATCTGACATTAAAGACTTACGAAGAGTTGGTTGAAATGTTTCGTGTTCAGAATTGCGATATTCCATTTGATGTGATTCTGCAAGCAATAGAAAATACAAATGTGATGGCCGATTCTGTTACTGATTTCAAACTTGATACTTCTGTAAAATATCCAAAATTATACGATAATGAAGAGGAAGTATTAAAGAAAAGAATTTTTGATAAATTGCATGAGAAAATTGATGCAGGAATTATCAAAAAGGAAAAAATTCCAGAATACGTGAAGCGTATCAAAGAGGAAATGCGTGTATTTAAAAAGATTAATATGATTGGATTTATGCTCTTTATGTCCGAACTGGTATGTTGGTGTTGGGAAAATGGTATACCAGTTGGGCCATGTAGAGGATCTGTAGGTGGTTCTACTGTTGCATACATAACAGATATCATTGATGTTGATCCAGTTATATGGAATACAATTTTCTCACGATTTGCAAATGAAGATCGTGAAGAGGTTGGAGATATCGATCTTGATATTTCACCAGATCAGCGAGAATTAGTTTACAATCACATCATTGAGTCATTTGGATATGATAAGACAGCGTATATTCTTGCTATCGGAACCGTATCTGATAAAGGCACTATTGATGAGATCGGGCGAGCTTTAGATATCCCGCTTGATGAGGTTGCACATATTAAGGAAATGTATAGTGCCTATAAAGATACAATTGAATCAACCGGAAAAAGAATTAAAGAAATCGAAGATATGATTCATTTCGATGAAATTAAACAGGCAGATAAAGAATCAGAATATTATGGCCTACGTCGTGATTATGAAAATAAAATAACTGAGCGTGACAAGGCTATAAAGCAAATGAATGATCTGAAAGATAATCAGTACAGGAAATTGTTCTATTATTTTGATGGAATTAATGGCACTCCGGTTTCTCAGTCAATTCATCCAGCCGGTATTGTAGTTTCTCCAGTAACACTTCCAGATAATTATGGAACGTTCTGGAATGACGGAAAACGTATTATGTGCATCAATATGGAAGAAATTCATGATGGAGCCGGTCTTGTTAAATACGATTTACTTGGCCTAAAGAATCTGGAAATTATTCGAAAGTGCTATGAATATGCCGGACTTCCATATCCAAAATCACATCAGATTAACTGGAATGATAAGAAGGTATGGAATGATATTGTTCTTTGTCCTGCTGGCGTATTTCAGTTCGAATCGCCATATGCATACGAAATGCTTAAGAATTATGGCCCACAATGTATCAATGATTTATCAATGATAAATGCGTCACTAAGACCATCCGGGGCTTCATATCGAGATAGGCTGCTAGCAGGTGAGACAAATAAAAATCCATCACCACTTATTGATGAATTGCTGAAAGATAATAGAGGATTTCTTATTTTTCAGGAGGACACCATTAAGTTTCTTCAAAATATATGCGGGTTAAGTGGGTCTGCTGCTGATAACGTTCGACGAGCAATCGGACGTAAACAGATGGATCGACTGCAGAAAGCTTTGCCTGATATTTTGAATGGGTATTGTAAAATGTCTTCTCAGCCAAGAGAAATAGCAGAGAAGGAAGCAAGGGCGTTCTTACAGATTATTGAGGATAGTGCAAATTATCAATTTGGGTATAACCATTCAACAGGATATTCTATGATTGGTTATATGTGTGCATTCTGCCGGTATTATTATCCAGAAGAATTTATCGCTGCATATCTAAACTGTGCAAACAATACAGACGATATTCTGATGGGGACTGAATTGGCGAAGATAAAGAATATTGAGATTAAGAATATCAAATTCAGAAAATCCGGAGCTGAATATACCGTAGATAAAGCGAATCATGCATTATATAAGGGTATTGCATCAATTAAATTCTGTAATGCTCAAATAGCAGATGATCTTCTTGAGCTGGCAACGAATCAATATAACAATTTTACAGAAGTTCTGGCAGATGTAAATACAAAAACATCTGTGAATTCCAGACAGTTAACGATTCTTATTGGATTAAATTATTTCGAGGAGTTTGGAAAAAATCAGTATTTGATGCAAGTATCCGAGATCTACGACAAATTTGCTTTGTGTAAGATTATCAGTAAAAAAAAGATGGAAAGTCTTGGCTTGACAGAGTATCTGATGAAGAAATATGCCGGGAAAGAGACTGCTTCTCAATATAGGGATTTGGATAATACAGGGCTTATAGCTGAATTATCTAATCGTTTAGAAAATAAAGCAATGTCTGTTATTGATCAGGTGAAGTTTGAAAAGGAATATTTACAATATGTCGTATATGTAAATCCAAAAGTAAATCAATGTTTTTACGTCGTGACAGATTATAAAACTTTCAAGGAAGTCAGAAAACCATATTGTGTATTACATAATATTAAAACCGGAGAGGATGTAAAAGCAAGAGTAACCAGTATAAAAGTATATCAGGATAATCCATTTGGTGAATTTTCTATTTTGAAAGTTCCACACTTTACAAAGAAAAAGAAAAAAAAATGTGTGAATGGAACATGGCAGGAAACAGATGAACTTGAAAATATACTTGATGAATATGAAGTAATTAAATAGGTGTGAATATGAGTAAAAAAGAAGTGAAATTTAATTGTAAAATCGTAAAGTGCATGTATAATTCGGAGGATTATAAGATTTATGCTACAGATGTAGATAAAAAAGAGTTTCCCAATATTAAACATAATAAATATGATAATGTTACTATTTATGGAAACGTACATAATTTAGTAGTTTCACAGTCGTATGAAATTACGGCTGTGGAACAGCTCGATAAATATGGTTTTGGGTATGATATTGTAAATGTGAGAATGGATAAGCCTAAAAATGAAGAAGAAGTTTATATGTTCTTAAGAGAAATTTTAACTGAGAACCAGGCAGGAGTACTTTGGCAGCATTATCCAGATATTATTGATATTGTGTTAAGAGGAGAAGATGACACTGTTGATCTTGATAAATTAAAAGGCATCGGAGAAAAAACATTTGAAACTATTAAAACAAAAATAATTGAGAATTATTGTATCTATGATTTAGTAATTGAATTTGGTGGAATTCTTACAATGTCAATGTTAAAGAAATTATATGATGAATTTAAATCAATTCCTAAAATGAAACAAGAATTGAGGAAACAACCATATAAATCTTTGACAAAAATATCTGGTGTAGGTTTTATTAAGGCAGATAGTATTCTTTTAGAATTGCAGAGACTTGGCAAGATCAATTTTCCGTTTGAATTAAAATCATCTGCGCAAAGATGTGCAGCATGTATGGAATATTATTTGGAAGAGAATCAAAAAGAGGGAAATACTAAAATGGATCTCCGCGATCTCAGAAAACAGGTTGTAAGACTTGTTCCTGCTTGTTCATCACATTATGTTGAATGTTTAAAGGATCCAGATATTTATTATAACAAAGATACTTTTGAGGTATCTTTAAAATCTACACATGATACTGAAACTGCTATAGCTGCTGTATTATTTGTAGCAAACTTAAAACCTAAAATATGGGATTTTGACTGGAAGAGTTATCAGACGTCGGGAGAGTATCATTTAACTGACGAACAAACCAGTGCATTGGAATGTATATGTAACAATAATATTATGATACTGAATGGTTTTGCAGGATCAGGTAAAAGTGCCACTTCCGCAATGATCATTAAAATGTTGGAGGATAACAATATTTCATATACTTTAATGGCTCCAACAGGACGCGCTGCAAAAGTGTTGAGTGATTATACCGGTAAGCCAGCGGCTACAATTCATCGTGGCTTAGGTTATATGCCGAAGAATAGGTGGGGATATGATAGTGAATGCAAACTCCCATTTGATGTTGTTCTTGTAGATGAATTCTCTATGACAGATATATTTCTGTTCTTACATTTGTGTGACGCAATTGATTTTAGCAGAACGAAACTTATTGTTGTAGGTGATTCAGCGCAGCTTCCATCTGTTGGGCCGGGAAATCTACTTTACGATATGATCAATTCATTTATTATACCTACAGTGACTTTGAATCAAATTTTCAGGTATGCTGAGGGTGGGTTAATGAAAGTTGCTACTGATGTTAGAAATATGAAACCATATTTATATGATTTGAGTAATGGTATGGTAAAATTTGGCAAGGATTATACTTTTATTAATGCTAATAATGAACAAGCAGTAAAATGTGCAATTGGATTATATCAGAAGCTTCTTTCTCAATATGTTCCTGAAGATATCCTTGTTCTATCTGCTTTCAATAAAGGTGATTGTGGTACTATTGCAATTAATAATGCAATCCAGAAAATTGCTAATCCAAACTATGGATCAGAAAAATGTATCAAATCTGGAGATACGACATATTACGTTGGTGATATAGTAATTCAGATCAAAAATAATTATGAAGCAGAAGTGGATATGGGGGATATGAATATAGAAAATGCTTCTCAAAATGATGAACCTTCTATAAAGAACACATTTATTCCTAATGGTATGTTAGGAAAGATTATTGATATTTATGACGAAATTATTCCATATACAAATGAACATAAGACAGGCGCTATTATTGATTTTGATGGTGTCAGAGTAAAATATGAAAAATCAGAAATGTCAATGTTGCTGCTTGGATATGCAATTTCTATTCATAAAAGCCAAGGAGGAAGTGCTAAGGTGACGATTACACTTACACCATCTTGTCATGCTTATATGATGAATTCTAATTTATTATATGTGGCATTAACACGTACAAAAGAAAAATGCTTTCATATTGGAGATAAAGACACTGTAAACAGATCCATTAAAAAGAAAGAGAATTTTAAGAGGAACACTTTTTTATTAGATATATTAAAGAAGTTAAAAATTAAATTAAACAAAAAGGAGAGCAAATGAAGTCAGAATTATTTAAAAACGAATTAAAAACAATTACTTCAGATGATATTCGTGATTTTGCAAAAGTTGTTTTGGACGATGCCCCAGACTATTTTTTCAAAGTTGCGGCAAGTTCTACAGGTAAATATCACCCGGCATACGCGCTGGGTGATGGCGGTTTAATGCGTCATACAAAAGCAGTATTAAGGATTTACAATTATATCATCGGATTAGAACAGTACCAGAATCAGTTTGATGAGAGATGGATAGATCTTGGACGTGTTGCTTGTTTGGCACATGATATTCAAAAGTCTGGTACTGCAGAAATATATGAAGAAAAGGCAAAGGATGGAAAAAAGGTATTTACTGTATTTAATCATCCGTTGTTGGCAGCAGAATATATTCGTAATTATAAAGGATTATATCTCGAAGATGATGAACTTGAGATTATTGCTGATGCTGTTTCGTCTCATATGGGACAATGGAACACAAGTGATAGAGAAAGTATTGTATTACCAAAGCCAAAATCACAGTTAGGGAAAATTGTACATGTAGCAGATTATTTGGCTTCCAGAAAAGACATTGATATTTCTTTTAAAGATGATACTGATGCATATGATTTACCGGATATTGAGACATACAAATGTCCATACAAAAAGCATAAGGATGAATTACTGACAGATGTTGCAAAGACAGATCCTGAGTATCTGGAGTGGCTACATGAAAATGTTAATATGAGAGAACCTATGAAAACATTCGTAAATGAACTTTTAAAAAATAAAACAAATTAAATTAACTTTTAGTATTGACATCAGAAGCCTACGGTGCTATTATAATGGCACAGGGAAAACAAATTAAATTAACTCAAGGAGATATGTGGACATGAAAGTAACCCTTACAGAAATGCACTCAATTAGAGATGCAATCAGAACAATGTACATGAGCAAAAGAACATGGAATAGAGAGATAGAGCAGCAGCTCAAAGAAATGGTAGATCATTGCACAGATCGTTATGGGAGGCCATTAGATCTGCCAGAGGATGATGAATTAAAAATTAAATTCGACAAAGAAGTAGCAAAACTTCTTAAATGGGGACAAAAGCATATCACAATGCTGCGATTTGAAGATATTTCAGTTGTTGTAGAAGGTCTTCATAGAGGAGCAACCGACGATCTTGACTCCCACGCAAAGAGAATGGATAACAGAATTATTCGTAGCAGTACAAGGCTTGCAGATTACCATGAAGGAGAAGTTTCTGAATGGTACGAAGATAAAATTATCACATGGGATGAAGTATTAAAATATCTTGGAACGAAAATTCCTGGTGAGATTAGTTATTATGGTGATACTTATGTAAGGTCAAATAATGGTTTCATCAAAAAAGGATTAGAAAATAATAAAGATGTAAAACGTGGTTTATATCCACTGGCAATTCCCATGAATTTTACTTTCAAAATAAATATTACTGAATTAGCGCATATTTATGTTGAGAGAGGATCAAAAGATGGTGGCGCTCATGGAACAGCTGCTCCGGAGCTTCAAATCATGATTGAAGATTTAATTAATCAGATTGAGTCTTGGTATCCGGGAATTAATAGAGAATTACTTTTAAAGATTGCGAGCAATAATGTATGAATGTATATTTTGCAAACGGAACTAATATTATAGTTGGATGCGATAATGAAAAAGATAGTTATTATTTTTGCCAGAAAGATGGTAATGAGTGCTGCAAGAAAGATACTTGCAAAAGATTTCTTGATTCAGATGGCAATGTAAGCACAAGACTTTTTAAGATTATGTGTAATGATGAAAATCATCACATCTTATATATACCGGAAAGGAATGAAACAAATAATGCATAAAAAGTTAGTATTTTTATTTATTGGAAGAACCGCTTCTGGTAAATCATCGCTTGCAAGATATATATGCGAGACATTAGGACTTCGACAGGTAAAAAGCATTACAACAAGACTGCCGCGCAAAGATGAAATAACAGGATATGAAGATCATTACTTTGTATCTGAGAGTGAATTCGATGAAATTAAATTTAAAGAAGGCTTTGTAGCGTATACTGAAATTAACGGAATTAAATATGGCACTACATATAATGAAATTGTGAATTCCGATATTTATGTAATTGATCCGAACGGAGCAAAGTATTTGAAAAAACATTGCAAAGATGAATTTAAATTTATCGAGATTTATTTTTCTTCACCATTTGAATTAGCAAAAGACAGGTTCCTTAAAAGAGATGGATCAGAAGAAGAATTTTACTCAAGATATAACAGTGAAGATGAACAATTCACTAAATATGAAGAAGCTGAAGGGTATGACCACTTGTTTGTGAATGATATGAGCTTTTCGAAAGCTGCAGAAGCATTATGTGACTTACTTAAGAGTGAAATGGAAAAGGAGAAATCGTTATGACAGTACAGGAATGGCTAGGACATGATAATCAATTAGGCATAGATATTTGGGAAAGAAAATATAGATATAATAATGAGTCATTTGACGAATGGATCACCCGTGTTTCTGGCAAGAACATAGCAATAGCAGAATTAATAAAAGAGAAAAAGTTCTTATTTGGAGGTCGCATTCTTGCTAATAGAGGTCTTGAGAATAAAGGACGTAAAATTAGTCTCAGTAATTGCTATGTAATTGAACCACCGGAAGATAACATTGAAAGCATCTTTGATTGTGCTAAGAAACTGGCACGTACATATAGCTATGGTGGTGGATGTGGAGTTGATATTAGTAAGTTAGCTCCAAAAGGCGCGCGAGTAAATAATGCTGCTAAAGAAACAACCGGTTCTGTATCATTTATGGATCTTTATTCTATGGTTACTGGATTAATTGGACAAAACGGTCGAAGAGGGGCTTTAATGCTCAGTATTTCATGTGAGCATCCAGATTTAGAAGAATTTATTGGTATAAAATCAGATCTCGATAGAGTTACAAAAGCGAATATTTCTATTAGAATTACAGATAAGTTTATGGCTGCTGTAAAGAATAGAACTCCATTTACTCTGTCATTCACAAGATTGGAAACAAAAGAAACGATTACTAAAGAAATAGATGCGTATGCAATGTTTCATAAAATGTGTGAAATGAACTGGGATTATGCTGAACCTGGAATGCTTTTCTGGGACAGAATCAATAATTGGAACTTGCTTAGTTGTGATGATGAGTTCGAATATGCAGGAACAAATCCTTGCGCAGAAGAACCTTTGCCAGCGGGAGGTTCGTGCCTTCTTGGTAGTATCAACCTAGCTGAATTTGCATGTGATACAGGATTTGATTTTGAGAGCTTCAAGCATTGTGTCAAATCGTCTGTTATTGCATTAAATGAAGTATTAGATGAAGGACTTCCACTCCATCCATTAAAAGAACAAAGAGAATCTGTATATGATTGGAGACAGATTGGACTTGGAATCTTTGGTCTTGCCGATTTGCTTATTAAACTGGGAATTAAATATGGTAGTCCAGAAGCCATTGATTTATGTGACATGATTGGACATACTATGGCAGATATGGCGATTAAAACATCTGCTGTGTTAGCAAAAGAATATGGTGTATATCCTAAATATAAACCAGAAGCGGTAGAACAATCAGCGTTTTATAGTAAAAATGCATTAGGAGAAACAAAAGAATTAGTAGAATCATTTGGACTTAGAAACTCTCAGTTACTTACAATTGCACCAACTGGATCTCTTTCAACTATGATTGGTGTATCTGGTGGCATTGAACCTATTTTTGCAAACTACTATACAAGAAAAACAGAGTCTCTTAAAGGTCATGATGAATATTATAAAGTCTACACTCCAATTGTAAAAGAATATATGGATAAACATGAATTAAAAGATGATTCTGAATTACCAGATTACTTTGTAACTGCGCAGACACTGGATTATAAGAACAGAATCTATATGCAAAGTATTTGGCAGTCACACATTGATGCATCTATTAGTTCTACTGTTAATGTTCCAAATGATTTTACAGTTGAACAGGTTGAAGATTTATATATGACAGCGTGGGATGCAGGATTAAAAGGTGTAACTATCTTTAGAGACGGATGTAAACGTGCAGGTATTTTAACGACAACTATTAAAGAGAAAGATACAAAGCCAGCTGATGTCAAACCTCATACTTTAGAAAGAGGAATGATTATTAAAGCAGATGATAATTGCATTGGCAAGAAAAGGACACTTACAACTGGATGTGGAACATTACATTGTGAAGCATTTTTTGATCCAGAAACCGGACAGCTTCTTGAAACATATTTCAGTAAAGGATCTTCCGGTGGTTGCCAGAATTTTATGATTGGCTTATCCAGAGCTATTTCACTTGCTGCTAGAGGCGGAATTGATATTTATTCTATTGTCGATCAGCTTGCATCATCTGGAACTTGCCCGTCATATGCAGTGCGAAGAGCAACAAAACATGACACATCAAAAGGAAGCAGTTGTCCAGTTGCAATCGGAAATGCATTAATAGATATGTACAATGAAATGCAAAATGATCTATTTGATGATGGAGATGGTGATGAATTTATAGAAAGTACTAATAAACAGATAAATAAAGCTAAGTGTCCTCAATGTGGAGGAGAGTTAATTTTTGAAGGTGGATGTAACACATGTAAATCATGTGGATGGAGTAAATGTGATTGATAAGCTATTAAAGCTTTGATATAAAAATTTAATTAAACAAAATACGGAGAAAAAGGAGAACTAAAAACATGGCAGAAATTACAATGAAATCAACAAAAGCAGAAATTATGGAAGCGTATAAGGCAGCGGTGGAGAAACTTGATACAAGAGACCGAATGATTGATGATCCTGCAAAAGAAGCAGCAGCAAAACTGAAAACAGAAGTCATCAAATCTGCAGATGCAACAGCAAAAGAGGATATCTTTAATCCAGAGATTATCAAGAAATACAATGATCTTACAGAAGCTATTGAAATTAAACAGCTTGAGTTAGATGAATTATATGGCATTGAGACAAAAGCAAATGCTATGGCAGCTATGATCAATGCTTATAAAGAGAAAAATGAAGAGTTAAAAGAGGCTCAGGCAGCGAAAGAAGCAGAGATTGAAGCTGAATTGGGTGAGAAAAAAGATACACTGAAAGCTGAAATTGAGGCACTGAAGCAGCAGAAACAGGAAATTATTTGTTCTATCAATGCAGAAGCTAAAGCAAGAGAAAATGAAATTAAATTAACTCGTAGTCGTGAGGAAGATGAATACACCTATAATCTGAAACGCAGTCGTAAAGCTGAAAATGATAAATGGGAAGATGAGAAAGCTGCTAGAGAAAAGATTTTGGAACTTAGAGAAACAGCGGCTCTTGAGAAAGAAACAGAACTGAATGCAAAAGCTGATCATGTAAAGGAATTAGAAGCAAAAGTAGAAGAGATTCCGACATTGATTGCAGCAGCAACAGAGGAAGGTATTAAAAAAGGTAAAGCCGATGCTGATAAATCAAATGCTTTTGAAGTTAGAGCACTTAAGAAAGATGCTGAATATCAGAAACAGCTTCTGGAAGATAAAAATGAAAGACTTGCAGAGGATCTGGCTAATGCGAGAGCAGAAAAAGTTGAATTACAGCAGAAACTTGACGATGCATATGCTCAGATGAGAGAACTTGCTGCTAAGACTGTAGAATCTACCGGTGGAGTTAAAATTCTGAACGGACAGACTCAGCAGAATAATAAATGATAATTTAATTATACGGTATGCGTGAGAAAACGCATACCGTAGCAAGGAGAATTATATGAATCCGGTATTTATATTTTTGGTATTAGTTGGAGCAGTAATTTTATGGTTTCTATTATCTGCACTGTTTTATCCATTTGGGAGATTCTTACATAGAATCTGGAAAGATGCAGCAGATGAAATAAATAGAGAAGATCAAAACAAGGAGAAAAAAGATTAATGAAAAAAGGATTTTTAGGTAGTATTGGATTAGCAGTGATTATTGTAGCAGGATTAATTTGTGTAGCAAATTGTACGGTAAGAGTACCTGCCGGTTACGTGGCGGTACAATATGAGATGAATGGAGGAATTTCTGATGATACGCTTACTCAGGGATGGCATTTAGTTTCTCCAACGATCAAAACATCTTTATATTCAGTGGGTATCGAGCAGTCATATCTTACATCTGAAGATAAGGGTGATTCTCCAAAGGATGAAAGCTTTAAAACTCCTACTGCAGATGGTAAGCAACTTCTTGTAGATCTTGAGTTTTCATATAAATTTGATCAGGAACATGTTGCTGATGTATTTACAAGATTTAAAGGTCAGTCCGGAGAAAGTGTAAAAAATACTTTCATTAAACCTAAAATGAAAGCATGGACACAGGAAGTGACTGCTAAGTATCCAGTAACAGATGTATTTGGTGATAAACGTCAAGAACTGAACGAGGCTCTTGACACATATCTGAAAAAGAAATTTGAGCCATATGGAATTATCATTGACACTGTAAACTTTACTTCAATTTCTACAGATGATGAAACTCAAGCAGCTATTCAGAAGAAAGTAAATGCACAGCAGGAACTGGAACTTGCAAATATTGAAGCCAAGACTGCAAAAGTACAGGCAGATAAAGATAAAGAAGTTGCTCTTATTGCAGCTGAACAGGATAAAGAGAAAGCTGCTATTGAAGCTGAACAGGCAAAAATCACTGCGGAAGGTAAGGCGGAAGCTACAAAAATTAAAGCGGATGCTGAAGCAGAAGCAAATAAAAAGATCGCTGAGTCACTTACTCCAGAACTTATTGAGAAACAGAAGATTGATAAGTGGAATGGTGATGTGCCGAAGGTACAAGGTGGAAATGCTGCAACAATTGTTGATGCAGGTGATTTAACATCAGGAACAGCAAGTGTAAAAGGAGAATAATATGAGGGGAATGTTACTTATTATTATGTCATTATTGGCATTAGCTTTCAGTTGGATCGTAACATGTGGAATTATAAAATTAATCACATTATGTTTCGGGGTCGCTTTCAGCTGGTTGATTGCTACAGGAATTTGGCTTGTAATCTTATTACTGAAATCAGTATTTGGGAAATAAACTATGATTAGATGGAAAATAGAAAAATTTATTGTTGGCGATTATGTAAAATTAACCAATCTCCCTCAAGGTTACGAACGCCTTGAGGGAACTGAGGGAATCATCACGAACATTAATTGCGAATTATATACAGTACATAATTCTGATTCTATGATTTTTGAAGTAGAAAAACAATATTTGACGCATTTATATAAATCAGAAGAGGAGAATGGACAAATGGCAAAATTAACAGGATATTATGCAGTAGCAGTAATTGAAGAAGTAACTTGTTGTTGTAAGAAAGACTATTATTATGCAGTCTTTGACGATGGCAATACATATAAAGCCGGAGACCAGGTTTTAGTAAGTGGTTGTAACAAAGATGTTCTGACAATTAAAGAAATTTTAACTGTGTCGGAAGCAGAAGTAAAATGCGCCAAGAATATTACTGCAGAAATTATCTGTAGAGTTGATACATCTGCATATGACCAGCGTGTTGAAAATAGAAAGAAAGCTGAGAAGCTTAAAAAAGATATGGATGCAGTTATTAAGCAGATGGATGTAACAAAGAAATATGAAATGTATGCGGCTGAGAATCCGGAACTGGCGACCTTGCTTGATCAGTATAAAGAGTTAACGAAATAATGATTAAAACGATATTAAAAAATATTGTGTGTTTCATTATCAGTGGGATATGCATGAGCATTGTTCTGAATAATGTTGTTCCGGGTGGTTATTGGCCTTCTGCAATATCATTATTTATTTTAAGTGTTAACTACTTCATTTGGGGATCACGGACATGATTTGGGTAACTGGAGATACGCATGGGGATTGGATCCATAGAGTTAATATGGATTCTTTTCCCGAACAGCGTGAGATGTCGAAGGACGATTATGTGATAATTCTTGGAGATTTTGGGATATGGAGAGATTCACCGCAGCAAAGGTGGTACCTGAATTGGCTTGAAGAGAAACATTTCACAACACTCTTTATTGACGGAAATCATGAGAATTACGATATATTAGATTCTTATCCGGTAGAAGAATGGCATGGTGGTAAGGTGCATTTTATTAAACCATCGATAATTCATCTTATGAGAGGACAGGTATTTGATATAGACGGATTAAAATTCTTTACCTTTGGAGGAGCTTCAAGTCATGATATTTCAGATGGAGTATTAGAGATTGACGATCCAAGAGTAAAAGAATGGAGGGATGATCCGGATAAAATGTACCGAATCAATCATATTTCATGGTGGGAACGAGAAATGCCAGATGAAAAAGAGATGGATGAGGGTATAAAGAATCTGGCAGAACATGATAATAAAGTAGATTTTATCCTGACACATTGTACAGCTTCTTCTACAGCAGCATTATTATCACATGGACTATATAAGCCGGATAAGTTAACAAATTATCTGGAAGAAATAAGGCGCAATGTTGATTATAAGCGTTGGTTGTGTGGGCATTACCACGACAATAAAGCAATAACAATAAAAGATATAGTTATATATGAACAGATTGTGAGGATCGCATAATGGTAGATATATCAGAACTTACAGAAAGTGTTAAGGGTTACATTGAAGGATTGCAAGCTGTATTACAAAGAAAATATCAAATTTCAGAAGAGAAGGCTTTAAATATGATTACTTCTTCTTATATTATGGATTCTCTTATAGATTACCCAGAAGAGACGTTACATGATGATATTGAAGCACATGCAGATAATATATATGAAGACCAAGTATCAAAAACAGAACGGTTATTGTTAGAGGCCGGATACGAGGGAACGATATTTTTTACAAATCCATCTTATGAAGATGCGTTTCTTGGTATTTCTTCTGATGATAGAGCAATATATGATTACGAAAAAATGGTTGAATCTTTAGTTAACCATGAGGATATGACAGAAGATGAGGCTAGAGAATTTATAGATTACAATGCGACGTTCTATATTGAAGGTGGACCAATTATTTTGTATAGACTGGAGGAATAGTCATGCCGGAACGTAACAGAGGATATTTGAGAGAACAAAGACTACGAAATATTGAACGTAGAAAAAAATTAATAAGTCAACGAGAACTTATGTATCATGGATATAAAACTTTGAACGATCCTGATTTTAAAGATGGGATATTACATAAAGGACACAGTGGACGACTTGGCATGGGCGGAACTGCAGTAAAAACTAATACTCGTAAAGGACATGCTTCATATCGACATAAAGGTGCTTATGGTCCAGCAGATAATTATTCAAGACATGATAAGCAGCAAGTTGAAGATGGAGTACAGCAAATTAAAGAATGGGAGAATAAAAATGGAAAAAGAGAAGAAGAAAGTTCTGATTGTAATTGATGTGCAGAATGATTTTGTGACCGGTTCACTTGGTACGCCGGAAGCCCAAGCTATTATTCCGAATGTAAAAGAGAAATTTGATGAATATAAGAATAATAAGAACTATGTAATTCTTACAAAGGATACTCATCATTCAGATTACGCAGATACTTCAGAGGGCAGAAAACTTCCTGAACATTGTATGTATGGTACTAAAGGTTGGGAAATTGTTGATGAACTTGATTATAAAAATCTCGATAGTTTTATGGTATGTTGTAAATCTACTTTTGGATTTGATGACTGGAATTGGGAAGAAATATTTAATACTACAGATGGTTCTTTATTAGATATTGAAATTATTGGCATATGCACAGATATCTGTGTTATTACGAACGCTCTTTTGATTAAAACTTATTATCCAGAGGCAAAAATCACAGTTGATGCATCATGCTGCGCAGGATCAACACCGGAAAAGCATAAAGCGGCTCTTGATGTAATGGAAAGCTGCCAGATTAATGTAATCAATAGAAATTAAATTAAACAATGGAGGGAATTAAAATGATGAATAATTTTATGAATGGAATATTTGGAAAAATCGGTAGTGGAATGTGCAAGTTATCCATGAGCGGTAATATTGCGGTAAAAACTTCTAATGGATATAAGAGTTACAATGTTAAATCCGGCAAGCTCACAAACTGTGGCAATTTCGTGTTTCCTGGAGTAGATGAAAACTTTTTCTTCGTCATTCCTACAAATAAGGTAACTAAAGGAGATATTATCCTTGTAAATGGCAAACCTAAGTGCGTCATCGAAGCAGATAAAACAAAGATCACTGTAATTAATTATGAGGACTCTACAGTTGAAACAATCCTGCCGGAACGCCATGTATTTATGGGCAATACTTATTTCTATGGGAAAATTGTATCGATGTTCGGAAGTAATCTTGGAAAAGATAAGAATAGTGCAAACAAAATCTTTAAATATATGATGATGTCTCAGATGATGAATGGAGCAGCCGGTACCGGAACTGGAACTGGAACGGACAACAATCCGATGAATGCTATGATGCCATTTATGATGATGAGTGGAGGTATGGGAGATGTATTTGACGGTATGTTTGATTTTAGTATTGATGATACAGATGCAGAAGATAGTGAAGATGATTTAGAGGAGGATGAATAATTATGGGATGTGGAAGTTGGGATACTAGAAGTTTTGTAAGTTATTCAACATCAAAAGGATATGACACTGATTCACGAGGAGTAGTTACAGGAAGTTATTCTAATCAGGAAATGTTTAAAGCAAAAAATATTGATGCAGCACTCGATCCTAAAGGTGTTATTAGAGAATGTTGTGATAATGAAGAGCATCCGAATACTTTACCAGTTATTTTAGCTTTGGATGTCACAGGATCTATGGGACAGACCGCAGTAGAAATTGCAAAAAGACTTAATGAAATCATGACAAAATTATATGGTCAGATTAAAGATGTAGAATTTATGATTATGGGTATTGGTGATTTAGCATATGATAATTATCCAATTCAGGCATCACAGTTTGAATCCGATATTAGAATTGCGGAGCAGCTTGATAAAATCTATTTTGAATTTGGCGGCGGAGGTAATTGTTTCGAGTCATATACTGCTGCTTGGTATTTTGGATCTCGTCATACAAAACTTGATTGTTGGAATAGGGGTAAAAAAGGCGTAATTATCACAATTGGGGACGAACGTCTTAATCCGTACTTACCAGTATCAGGACGACGCTCTGGATTAGGAATTACAACTGGCGATACGCTTCAGGCCGATGTAGAAACTAAAGATTTATATATGGAAACATCTGAGAAATTTGATATTTATCACATTAATGTAAATCATCGTGATGGATATGACCAGAGAGGAATAGTTGAGTCTTTTTCAGAGTATCTTGATGATAATCATTTTAGGACCATTAATCGTCTTGATGATATTGCAGATGAAATTGTAAAGATTGTAGTTGCGGCTGCAGAAAATAATGAACCTGTAGTAGTCTCATCCACTGTAATTTCTGCAGAGACAGATGAATCAGGAGCTATTGTTTGGTAAGGAGAATAACTTATGAAAGATATAAAAATTGTCATCGGAGCAAACTTTGGTGACGAGGGCAAGGGCAAATTAACAGATTATTATACTAAAAATGCAGATAACTGTATCGTTGTGTGTTCAAATGGCGGTGCCCAGAGAGGACATACAGTATTAAAATCAGATGGAACCCGGCATGTCTTTCACCATTTCGGCTCTGGAACATTAAACGGAGCAGATACTTATTTACCGGAGGATTTTATTTTAAATCCTCTGGTATTTAGGGAAGAATGGGAAGAGTTGAAGAAATTAGGATGGGAACCTTATGTGTACGTTCATGAACAATGTATGATTACGAATCCTCTTGATATGATGGCAAATCAAATTATTGAGCGAAGTCGCGGTAATAATAAACACGGAAGTTGTGGAATGGGTATTTATAATACCATTCAACGATATAAAAAGCATATTGATTCATATTCATTATCATGGACATATTATATGAACATGTTCAAAAACATGGGAATTACGTTATCTGAGCAGGAAGAAGAATTATTTCATCCCGTAAAAAATCCTGGGCTTCGAGACCATTACAATGAAGATCTTGATTTTATGATGTCTCATGTACATGTTGTAAATAATATTCAATTACTACTTAATGGATACGACACCATTGTGTTTGAAAATGGTCAGGGGCTTCTTTTGGATCAAAATAATACTGAATATTACCCACATCTTACACCATCAAATACTGGTATTAAGAATCCTGCCAGAATTATAAAGGCTATAAGATGGACTGATGAAATTAATATAGAAGCTTGTTATGTGACACGTACATATATGACGCGGCATGGAGCCGGTGCGTTCCCAACTGAATGTAATAAGGAAGAAATTAATCCGGACATCAAAGATTTAACCAATGTTCCAAATCCACATCAGGATACTTTGAGATATGGGAAGTTAAATGTTGAAGAACTATATGAAAGATGTCAAGCAGACATAATAAGTGCAGGTTTTCCGTGTCAAAAAACATTGGCTATAACTCATTTTAAAGAATATTGGGAGCCAGTTGCACTTATACGTGAAACGTTCAAGAAAAGTAACTGGGGATTTAGTATTTTTCATAAGGAAGAGAATTAAATTGAATAAAGTAAAAGAACAAATTATGCAATTATCACAAAAACCAGAATGTATAGATTTAATGCTGCATGACGATTTAAAAGACGATTATTCTTTCAGAACAAATATTCAAGATATAGCATCTTTACTGAGTGGGATATTAAATATTATGCAGCAAGCAAATCTTACTGATAAAGAGCTTGCCGAACTAGAACAATTATATAATGAAAGATATGAAACTAATAAGTCTGGATTGGGAACCAGTAACTGTATTACATGGTAGAAAGGTGATTTGAATGATTAAATTAAACGACGTAGAAATCAAACTTGATAAATATCCGGATGGAACATTCTTATTTAAGGATATTCCTCCTATTGGCGGATGGCACAGAGATAATATTGAATGGTTCTTTGAATCAATGGAAGAGTTAACAGCAGTTGAATATATTACTAGATATTGTTGGGATCATAGAGTAGTGCCTAATTTATATATGCCTTATATCCCAGATGCACGTATGGACCGAGTTAAGCATAAGAACGAATTATTTACTTTAAAATATTTTGCTCAGACTATTAATTCATTACATTTTGGAAAAGTAGAAGTTTTAGATCCGCATTCTGATGTATCTGCCGCATTATTTAATAAAGTACATGTAGAATCCCCGAATCGAATGATTGAGGATGCTGTTAAGAAGATTGCGAGTAATAACCTTATGATGTTTTATCCGGATGCGGGATCCATGAAGCGATATTCTTCAGCAGTACATCTTCCATATGCTTTCGGTATTAAGAATAGAGATTGGGAAACGGGAGAGATTAAAGGTTTAGATTTATCAGGTGAAATTGATCAGTTACCAGGTAAAGATATCCTTATTGTAGATGATATTTGCAGCAGAGGCGGAACTTTTTATCACAGTGCTAAAAAACTGAAAGAGGCCGGTGTAGGTAAGATTTATCTTTATGTAACTCATTGTGAAAACACTATTTATGAAGGAGAACTTCTGAAAAATAATGGATTAATTGAGAAGATTTATACGACAGATACGATTTTGACAAATCTGGAAAGTCCTAAGATTGAATTGGTTGAGAGGTTTAGATAAGGAGGAATATTATGAAACAAATTATTATTCCTTTAGGGTGGTGAGAAAATGAAAGAAATTTTAGGAAATAATCTTGAACAATTCTTTTTTGTATTATTAGATTTATTAGATTACCAAAAAGAATGTGGAGCGATATGCACATACAAGAGTAATAGATATGAAGTTTGGTTAATGTATGATGAAACATTTAATAGGATCTCAGATATGTCAGAAGAAGAATTTGTTAAATTCGCAGGTGAAGATGCTTGGTGGAGAAGTAGCAATGGTAGTGTATTATATTCACTTGATAAAGGAGAAATAACAATTAATCATAAGAAAATGATTGGATGGATTAGAAAACCTGGGGATGAAGAAATATCAACAGATATTGAATATTCATCATTAACAGAATATTTATGTGAATTTATTGGGGCTTCTACACCTCATAATGTTGTTGCTTGTGCAATGGATTTGGGTAAATTTAATCATTTGACAATGGGTAGATTGTTTAAAAAATATGAACCAGTGGAGGATGAATGAAGAAATGATGTTTACAGTTTGTAATGTTCCAAAGTTTTTAGAGGAACAGATGAATAAAATGAAAGACACTATTACGAGTGATATGAATGAAGATAATCTTAAAGGTTATGAGTATGCAGTTGAAACTATGTTAAGTATTATTAGACAGACAATTCATGCTGCCGAGATGGATGATGAAATTCTTGTGCATAGCGATAAGATTGCTGATGAGAACGATATTGAAGAGTTTGATTTACATGATTTGTTAGGACTTTATGGTTGTAGAGTTGTGGCACAGAAAGAATTTGAAGAATAATACATGCAAAAAAGCAATCTTTTTTCGGAGAATCAATGTGAAATATGAAAGAATGCAAGAGGAATGGAGAAATAGTATATGAAAGCACAGATTTGCGAAACGTGTGTACATAAACATGATAGATGTTATTGCAGTCCGAATAGTACATGTGATAAGTATAAGAAAATTCAAATGGTAGAAAAGAAATCATGGGAAGAATTTAAGAATAACGGATTTCTCTGGTGGATTAATATGATTTTACATACATTCGGATGGGCGATTTGTGTAGATATCGAAGAAGACGGATCAGTTTCAAATGCTTATCCTGCCAGAGTAAAATTCAGAGGATTTGCAGAGAAGAATAATACAGATGGTTATATTAAAGTCAGTCAATATTTGAAAGACAATGTGGACGAGCTTGTAAAAGAAGCGAATGATTAAGGAGGAGTTATGAATAATACTTTAGCAATTTTACTTTCAGATACATATAAACAAATTCATAATAAAATCTATCCAAAAGGATTAACAAAACTTGTTTCCTACTGGACTCCACGAAGATCAATGCTCAAGAATCAGAACAAAATGGTTTTCTTTGGTCTACAGGCATTTATTGAAGAATATTTGATTGATTATTTCAATAAAAACTTTTTTGAATTAACAGTAGCAGAAGTTGAGCATACATACAAATATAGTATGGATATACAGTTGGGAAACAGTTATGACCTGGAGCCGATTATAAAACTTCATAAATTAGGATATCTTCCAATTCAGATATGTGCTATCCCGGAGGGAACATTAGTACCAATGGGCATCCCATGCATCGAAATTACAAACACACATCCAGATTTTGCTTGGGTAGTACAGTGGATAGAATGTATCCTGCAGGTTGAACTCTGGAAACCATGTGCTCATGCAACAATTGGTCATATGTATAGAGAACTTGCAAATGACTACTATAAAATGACTTGTGATGACCTTTTAAGACCTGAAATGGCCTGCTCAGACTTTGGTATGAGAGGAATGTCATGTATGGAAGAGGCAGTAAGATGTTCATCTGCTTGGTTATTATCATTTGATAAGACAAGCACAATTCCTGCTATTGATTATATAGATACATATTATGATGCTTGCTGTTGGACTGAAAGAATCGGAATTGGTGCTGTATCAACAGAACATTCAGTTATGGCTTCAAATTATGCAGTAGACGGTGATGAAATCACATTTGTAAAAAGACTACTTACGGAACTATATCCTAATGCATCTTTTAGTATGGTATCTGACACTTATGATTACTGGAACATGATTGATAATATTCTTCCGGCTTGTAAAAAAGAAATCATGCAGCATAATGGCAAACTTCTGGTCCGTCCAGATTCCGGAGATATGGTAGAAATTGCTGTAGAGACAATTGAAAAGCTTTGGAATACATTCGGCGGAACAGTAAATAGCAAAGGGTATAAAGTACTTGATTCTCACATTGGAATTATCTATGGAGACGGATGTACTCTTAATAATGTAAAGCAGGTATGGGAAGAACTGAAGAAAAAAGGATTTGCTGCAAACAATATCGTATTCGGAGTCGGAGCATTTTGCTTCTCAGCAGTTATAGAACCTGATGGATACATGGTTGTTGTAACTAGAGATATGTTTGGCATTGCTATGAAAGCTACATATGGAATCGTCAACGGTGAACCAATTATGATTTATAAAGATCCCAAAACCGATACGAGTCATTTGAAAAAATCTCATAAAGGGTGTTGTTGTATATATTACGATGACAATGGAGAATTACAGTGTGAAGACGGGTATAATGATGTATTTCGTGACGGAGCGTTAAGTACCGTATTTGTAGATGGGAAAGCTTGCAATAAAGAAACATTTGAAGACATTAGAGAAAGATTAAACGGAGGAAACAAAGATGAGTAAAATTACAGATTATTTATTAAAAGATGATGTAATTGTAGTAATGGATGTGGACGGTGTGCTTGCTCCATATGAATTTTCAGAACTGAGTCACAGTATGACTGATGATGAATGGGATAGACTTGTAGCTTCCGGTGAGAATCCGTATAAAGATGTACGTCCGATTAAATTAATGCAAGAGTTTATTCAGAAGAAAGGTATTGATAAAGTATATACCTGTTCAAAGAGTCCTTTCAGTGAGATCCCCGGCAAAAGAGCTTTTATCAAAGATAATTACGGCCTTCCGGATGATAATATCTATTTTACTTTAGAAAAGACAGAAAAACTTACTGTGCTTCAGACGCTGCAACAAAAGCTTGGGCTTAAGCCGTCTCAGATTGCAATTGTAGAGGATACAGTAAAAACTTTGGATTATATTCGTGCACATAGTGATTTTGTAACTGTACACGTTTCATCATTTATGGAGTAAAGAGGAGTAAAGAGAATGAATTTACAAAGTATTAGTAGATATATAAGTCTTATATTAAGACATAAGCCTGAAGTTATTGGTATTACTATAGATGAACATGGTTGGGCGAATGTAGAAGAACTGATTCAGGGTATCGCTAAAAACAATCCCGGATTCAACAAAGAATTTTTAGAGGAAATTGTACGGACTGACAATAAGCAGCGATATTCTTTCAATGATGACAAGACATTGATCAGAGCGAATCAGGGACATTCAATTCCGGTAGATGTAGAACTGGAAGAGAAAGAGCCACCTAAAATTCTTTATCATGGAACTGGCGAGAAATATATAGCGTCTATTGATCAGAATGGACTGATTCCTAAAAGTCGTTTATATGTTCATTTGTCAAAAGATGTTGAAACCGCCAAAGCTGTCGGCAAGAGACATGGTAAAGAAGTTGTTTATTCTATCAATAGTGAACAGATGTACAAAGATGGATACAAATTTTACTTATCTAAAAATGGAGTTTGGCTGACTAAAAGGGTTCCAGTGAAATATTTAATGAAGGAGGTATAAAAATGAGTAGTACATATTTTACGGATTCAGTTTCAGATCTTTGTCAGGGGATTGTTGATAAAGCAGATACTTATGAAAAACGAATTAAATACTTAGAAGAAGAAAACAAGAAGCTCAAAGATGAGCATTATAAAGATTCTGAAATGCAGAGAATGGAAGCAGAATTGAAAAAAGCGAAAGAGGATCTGTACAGAGGATTTCCAATTTCAGAAAAAGAACAAGAGAAAATCAGAGAGTGGGAATTAAAACATGATGCTGAGAAACATGGTTTGAAAACTATGGAACAGAGAGCAATGGGACATGGTTGCATAGGCGGCTCTCTTACATGGTGCTTTACACCAACATCAATCGGAACTATTGGAGAAGTGATTTGCTCCTGTGGCGAGAAGTTTACATTTCAGGATTTATAGGAAAAGATTTATGATTAAAATTATTGAAGGTAATATTGTTAATGCAAAGACAGATTTTATAATTCATCAGGTTAACTGCCAGGGTGTTATGGGATCTGGAGTTGCTAAAGCATTAAGAGATTATGATGAAGGCATTTATAAACACTATAGAAAGTTTTGTGAATTTTGTAAGTTCGAGCCGGAAGAACTACTCGGAACATGTGATGCATATTTATTGAAAGATAGAGGTCAAATTGTATTGTCTTTATTCGCACAAAATAACTATGGATATGATGGTAAACAGTATACAGATCTTGAAGCTTTTAGAGATGGTTTAAGATATATTTCGCAACATTTTGGAGTATGGCGTGAAAAAAATGGACTAGAAGGAAAAGATCTTTGTAGAACCTCAGTAGCACTTCCGTATAAGATTGGTTGTGTAAGAGGGGGAGCAGACTGGGAAGTGGTTTATAAAATCATTGAAGAGGAACTTAAAGATTATGATGTGGAATTATGGAGGCTGGATGAATGAACAGAAAAGATAATACATTAGAAGGAATAGGTGCGTTTACAGTAATCATCCTTGCGATTTTCACTCTTGTTATTAGTCCGGCATTATCATTTATGTTTGCTTACATAGGTGGATGTATACTGAAATTTTTTGTAGGAGACGCATTGGTTAATGGACTAAATATCATATTTAATACAACTAGATTTACGAAACCAATGATCCCTGTTATTTGTGCAACAATTGCAACAATTGGTAAATATTTTAAAACAACAGTCGATATGTCAAGACATAAAGGACAGTAGGAGTTTTATATGAGAGAATATCATATTTATATGCAAAGAACAAAAGTAGTTGAATATCATTGCGAATGGGCCAAATATAAATGGTTACCATGGGAATATCTCGGATATCTAACAGGTACTAAAGAAGTGTATACATATTTCGAAACAAAATACGATAAACAATTTTATAATAAGTTTAATTATTTTGAAGATGAATACATGCACGGTAGATGTTACTTTACGACAACAAAAGAATATCACAGATATTTGATTATGGATGATTATGGTAATGTACGAGACTTTCATCAGCTTACTAAGAAATATAAAAAGAAATACTATCGTACATATCATAAACATCATGGATGGAATATTCATTGGGCTTCAACAGTGCCGGATCAGCGTAAAAGTATTACACCAGAAGAGATTGTAGAGGTAAGAAATGAATATGGTATTACTCTCAAGTCTATAAAATCAAAAAAGAAAAATAGATTCATGGGATTACGAGAAAGGATCCAAAGTGTCTGGTTGGAAGATGCAGAGTAAGAGAAGAAAACAGTGGAAAGCAATGGAGGGTATTTAAGATGATTAATAGTTTTACTGGAGATTATTACTTTTTAAGTAACTTTTATATGGCACCGGTAAGTTACAACGGATGGGACTATACAAATAATGAAGCAGCTTTTCAAGCTCAGAAAACAAAGAATCGTAGACTAAGATTCCAGTTATTTTCTAAAGCTAGCCCATCAGAGGCAAAGGCAACAGGCAGAAAGATTGATTTGAGATCAGATTGGGAAGAAGTAAAAGATAAAGTAATGTATGAAATCGTACTGGCTAAATTCACTCAGAATCCAGACCTTAAGGAAAAGTTACTTGCTACAGGTGATGAACATTTGGAAGAAGGAAATACATGGGGAGATACAACTTGGGGAACTGTTAATGGTATTGGAGAAAACAGGCTTGGTAGAATTCTTATGAAAGTAAGAAAGGAACTGCAGGAGGAATCAAAATGAAAAAGGCAGCTACTATATTAATTCTTCTGCTTATCAGTGCATTTATGTTAACTGGATGTGCTAAATGTATTGATAAGAAAGAAGAAAGTGTGAAAGTCAAAATTGTTAATGAATACTATAAGCCGAAAGAAACTCGTTTCATAGGTATAATTAATCATGTTCCACAATTTCGGACAGATTATGCCGAGTATGAAATTACGGTAGATTATAACGGAACTGAATATTCTCTTAGTGATGAAAGTACATATCGTAAATATCATGGAAGAATAGGACAAACAGTGTCTGCCGTATTGATTACAAAGACATATGATAATGGCAATGTTAAACAATATATTAATTGTTTAGGAGGATTATAAGATGAAATATTACAATGGATATTTTAAAGAACTCAAGAATGAAATTGTACAGTGGATCAGAGACTGGTTCGATCAGAATTGTCCCGGCTGCAATGCAATTGTAGGAATCTCTGGTGGAAAAGATTCTTCTGTAGTAGCAGCGCTTTGTGCAGAAGCTCTTGGAAAAGATCGTGTAATTGGTGTACTGATGCCACAGGGTCAGCAGAAAGATATTTATGCTGCGTACAAGCTTTGTGAATTTCTTGATATTAAATCATACGAAATCAACATTGGCGACACAGTTCGAAGTGTATTGTCAAGACTCGAAAGCTCAGGAATCGAGATCAGCGAACAGACAAAAATAAATCTTCCGGCACGTATTAGAATGTCTACATTATATGCTGTCTCTCAGTCTTGTAATGGAAGAGTAGCAAATACATGTAATCTTTCAGAATCATATGTCGGTTATGAAACTAGGTATGGTGATTCAGCAGGTGATTTTAGTCCGTTAGGAAAATTAACTGTATATGAAGTTAAAAAACTTGGATATGAATTATTGCTTCCTACAGAACTTATTGAAAAGATTCCAATTGATGGATTATGTGGAAAGACAGATGAGGACAATTTAGGATTCCCATATGAAGTTCTGGACAGATATCTTCGTACAGGAGAGATTGACGATCTGGCTGTAAAAGCTAAGATTGATTTAATGCATAAACGATGTCTCTTCAAATCAGAGAAGATTCCGGTATTTAATCCTGAATTAAAAGTGGAGGCAGAATAATGGAGAACATATTTATATCATTCTTGTTAATCGAAATTCTTTTCACAACAATTTTAATAATTAATTGTGCAATTGATGAATTATTACCAATAAAAGAATATAAAAAGTGGTCCCAAAATAAAAATTGGTTCGGTAAGATATATATATTTCTTACAGTTATATTTACTATTCCTGCAGCAATTATTATATATATCGCTTTTTCCATTGTGTTCTTAGTAACATTTATTTATACACTTGGAATTAAAGAGGAGAAGAAATAACATGAAACCATATGATGTTGGGCTTGTTTGTGGGCGTTTTCAAACGTTCCACAAAGGCCATGAAAAACTTATTGATACTGGGTTATTGCTTTGTGATCGGATGCTTATTCTTGTTGGCAGTGCACAAGAATGTGGGACAAAACGTAATCCTTTGAATGTTAATACTAGAATCAAGATGATACGTGAAGTATATGGTGATGATCCAAACATTATGATTTATGCATTATCAGACCTCACTGATGAAAATGATATTACTCCAGATTGGGGTAGATATCTTCTTCAAAATGTGGATCGGTATATTTATAAAAATCCAGATGTAATGATTTATGGTAATGATGATAGCCGGAGCGGATGGTTTGATAAGAAAGATTTAAAGAACACAACCGAATTAATCATTAATCGTGAAGAATTACCTATTTCAGGAACTATGTTAAGAGAGCTTATGATACATGATAAACGGCGAGAATGGATGACTTTTGTTAATCCTAAACTACATAAAATGTATGATGAAATTCGTGGCGAACTTATGGAAAGCATAAAGGAGAATTAATGGAGGAAGCAGATATGACACCAGGAAGGCCGCAACAATTGCCTTACGTATCACCACCAGATAAAAAAACGTCTCAGGAAAAATCTGGTAGTAATATTGTTGTTGAATGGATGTCAGCAATAAAAGAAATTGCAGAAAATGGATATGCCTTGCCTAGCGCAAACGTTCATTCGAAAGATGAAAAATTTCAAAGGATTATTGGTATGTGTAATGCAGTTATTATGGTATTAAAGGAGAATTAATTATGGAATTTACAAAAGCAGCAGCATGGATTTCAACTGCATTAGCAGTAATTGTAGGCATTGAAGTCACGCATTCAGCATGGTGCTTATGGGCGTTTTTGTTACCTTTATTAATGAGTTAAGACAATATGAGGAATGAGGTTTTAAATGGCAAAATATCTAATGAAATATAAAGGTACTTACAGACTAAAAGCTGCGATAGATCAAAGTACCAATGATTATCCCAGAGATGATTCTGGAGGAATAGATCCAAGTTTTGATGATATTTATATTAAGTGTTATGGTGGCGCTCAGATATATCATTATGGTTTTTCTACTCTTGTAGCTTATATCCCATCTATAGGAAGAGGACACAATATTTTAAAAGCTATAGCTAATGATATTGGGTTACCTGAATATGAAACTTATGAAGAATTATATAAGGCACTTGAAGATGAAGGAACTGTACGAAGTATCATGGAAAACGACAAAGAAATAGAGTTTAAGTTCCATGCTCGTAAGTTAGAATACATAGCACTTTTTCTTAAACCTGCGATTGCAGGAGCTGATATTAGTCCTTTCTCGACTAAGAACTTACCCAAATGTAATTACCCTATTCCTGAGGAAGATTTAGCAGAATACAACGCTATTTTGGATTCTATGGACAGTAAGGATTACTTGTTAGTCTCTAGGGTAACCGATGCTTTTTTGACCAATAAACTTCAAAAAAATAAGCAGTATAGGACAATTGATTTGAAAAAAGATATGAAGAAAAAATGTTTAAAAACTAAAGAATATATCCATTCATTAGGCGAATGGAATGAATATATTGAATATTTAAAAAAGGAGATTTGTAAATGCGGATCGAAAGATTAACTTACGTTACTGAAAATGGAGAGATTTTGTTCCACCCAGACGGTTATCCATCTGATAAAGGACTTACAATTAAGCAACTTGCAAAAAACAAAAGATGGAAAATTCTTAATAAAATTGCTCGTCAATTAGCAAATTATGAACAATCTGACAATATTAAACAATCAATAAAATTAAGTAACGATATAATACTTTATTATATTGATTTTATATGGTCGAAATGTCATAAAGGAATAGAACACGATGGATATAGTGATGAATGTAACCATTGTAACGACTATGGATGTAGTAGTAAGAAAGAATACTATATAGACACGATTAACCTTATTAGTCACTTGGATTATATTTCTAAAAAGGATATTGGTAAAAAATACTTTTTTACGTATGAAGAAGCACAAACTAAACTAAAAGAATTGCAAAATGCTCATTTAATATAAAGTTATACTCAGATAATATATACATTAAATTACATACAAAAAGGAGATTAATAATATGGCAAAAAGAGTAGCAAGATTTGAGAAAGTTACATACAGACAGTTTGAAAAAGATTGGATTGATGCATTTAATGTTCCTGAACTAAATATGTCAACTAGGCGAAATATTAAGGATATTTATGATGCAATTACGTTACCTAAAAGAGCAACAAAAGGCAGCGCAGGATATGACTTTGTAAGTCCTTTGACATTTACTTTAAAGCCGGGTGAAACCATTAAAATTCCTACAGGGATCAGATGTGAAATGAACATAGATTGGGTCCTAATGTTATATCCTAGAAGTGGATTAGGATGCAAATATGGGTTAAATCTCATGAATCAAACAGGTATTGTGGATTCAGATTTTTATTACAGTAATAATGAAGGACATATCTTTGTTAAACTGAAAAATAATGGTGATAAAGAATGTACAATTAGAGAAGGTGACAATGTTGTACAGGGAGTATTTTTAGAATATGGTATTACTATTGATGATGAAGTAACAGGCATAAGAAATGGTGGATTTGGAAGTACAACAAAGAATAAGTAGAGGTGTAAACGCTTATGAAGAATAGAGAGAAATTTGCTAAAGAGATTTTGGATATTGCTTGTAATGGTAGGAGTATAGCAGTAACAAAAGAAAATAAAATCGCTTATTGTAGTAATATATCATGTGAATCATGCATGTTTGATGGTTGTGGTAAACATATTGGACGTTCACAGGCATGCTCCGATCGATTACGTGAATGGGCTGAATCAGAATATGTAGAGAAACCTACAATTACATCAAGAGAAAAGAACTTCCTTGATGCCCTTCTGTCTAATTGTAAATATATTGCAAGAGATATCAATAATGATCTTTATATTTACTATAATAAACCAAGACGTAATTCTATGAATGAATTGTGGATAACTGAAGATAGTAATTATTTTTATGTATCAAGAGATATGTATGGTAATATGTTTAACTTCATTAAATGGGAGGATGAAGCACCTTGGGGCATTGAAGACTTGAAAAAATTAGAGGTGAGAGACGAATAACATATGATTACAACAGACAGAGAAAAAGCTATATGCGAAAAATATAGCGCATATGATAAAAATAATCGTGTCCATTGTAATGAGTGTCCACTTAGTAAAGGGAATCCTACTCAATATGACTTCCGGTGCAAAGCGAACAGTCATTATAATAGACACACTCGTGCATGGGAATATGATGATTAAAAGTAAAAAAAGAGGCACTCCGTATATGGTTAGTGCCTCTTTAAAGAAAAATGTGTATGGTTATATGTATGAATGCTATACATCAAATACAACCATGTATAGTATATCATTTTATTTGATAAAAAGAAAGGATAACTATGAAAATTCGACTAAATAATTCAGCAGATGCTACGGCTGTTGTATCTATTGCAAATAAGTTTAAAGATTGTGATATTGATGGTAGTATAGGACGATACATTATAGATTTGAAATCTATATTAGGAGTATTATCATTTGGCCTTCCGAAAGTAATTTGTTCTTCTATAGATATAATTTGTGCTTTAATTTCTTCTGATGTAAGCTCTACTTTTCTTACTCTTGCCATTTTTTAACTACCTCTTTTCGATTTAATAAGGGTGAAATAAGGGTGAAGTTTTTTAAGAAGTGCTTGTTTTATAAGACTTTAAGTCGGTTTTTCATAGGTACCGGAAACCACTGCTCTATCCACTGAGCTACAGGCGCGTATCTTGAAAATCAATCTTTTGAAACCTTTGTAAATACTGAAAAGTATTGATTTTACTGGCTTTGAAACAATTTCATAAGAAATATTTAGCTATCAAACTTGATGCTTAGTCGTGTTAAGTTATACCCGTTTCACCCTATTAAATTTAATTCATAAGGGGGAAATAAGGGGGAATATTTCATTTTCCACATTGATAAGGGGGAAATAATTATTGCTTCATCCTTATCCGTATGCTATAATTTACTTAACACATAATTCATATTATCATAATTTTGGAAAAAAGTAAAGTTTTTTATTTTGTAAGTAAAATTAGTGTAATTTTGTACAACGGAGGGATGTATATGGCAAGAAGGGAAAAAGGTTCAGGATCATGGGATACTGTAACAAAGAATGACATTACATACTATAGGTACCGTAAGAAATATGATGGTATGACAAGCCGGAAAGAATTTGTAGGAAGGACAAAAGCTGATGTAAAACGCAAGATACAAGAATTTGAAGCTAAGAGTATGAGGGTTAACCAAAAAGATTATCGTAAGATGACTCTTGGGGAATGTATAGATAATATTCTGCAGACGTTAGAACCAACTTTCAAGACAAATAACTATGCTACTCTTCAGTCTACAAATCGCTGCTATATTAAAACTAATCCGATTGCTGATGCCCAGATGGCTGCCATAGACAAGATTGTTATTCAAACATACTATACAAATATGTCGAAGAAATATTCTGAAAGCACTGTTAAAAAGACACGCACTCTTTTCAATATTGTTTTCGATTATCTTGTATCTTGTAACATTATCACAGAGAATCCTGCAAAAGGGATTAAGATGCCGCATAAGTCAAAATATGCAGTACAGAAGAAAGAGCACTCTTTCTTATCTTTAGAAGAAGCTGAGAAGTTTTATAAGACGGCGCTTATGAAAGCAGATTCTGCTTTGCCGGGTGTAAGGACAGGTGATTACATCTATGGACGTAACGCCAGGTTCTGTCTGTTAGTTCTTTATACTGGTATGCGTATAGGAGAAGCTTATGCTCTCACATGGAAAGATATAGATTTTAAGAATAATACCATTAACATAGATAAGACAATGGAGCGTATCAAAGTAGATAGTAAATATCAGTGGCTCATAGATACACCAAAGCGTCCTAAGTCAATCAGAGTCATTCCTCTGGCAAATCGTGCAAAAGAACAGCTACTCTGGCTTAAAACTGTCTCTCCTGGCTTAAAAGCATCCGGAGATGATCACATATTCGTAACTGAAAATAATATTCCACCATCACAGTCAACTCTTACTAGGACGCTTAAAGCGATCCTCAAGAGAGCTGATATTGAATCTGACGGTTTCGGCTTACATGATCTCAGACATTCATTTGGATCTATGCTGCTGCAGAAAGGATGGGAACAGAACCAACCTGTAGATATCAAGGTAATATCAGAGATACTTGGACATGAAGATGTTTCCACAACTTATAACATATATATGCATATCATGAATAAACATAAATCAGAAGTCATAAATTTACTTGATTAAAAATAAGGGAGTTATATCATTTCGATATAGCTCCCATTTTTTTACTATAAAAATATTGTTTTACGTATATTATCAGATACCCATTTCAAATATTTTTCTTTAGGAATCCTGTATGTATTTCCTATTTTTATTTTAGGAAAAGAACTTAATTGAATAAGCTGATATGTTTTGTTACGTCCTATTTTAAGATGTTTTTGTATATCTGTTGGAGTTAACATTTCATCCATCGTCATCGCACCTCCAGAACATTATACTATCTTCAAATTCTTTAACTAAAGCTTTATCATCGCTTCTTACTGTAACATCAATTACTAAGCTTACAGAAGATATCAAAGGCTTGAGAGTGCAGAAAAAGAATCTTTCTAAAAATCTTGTTGCAGCAGAGAAGAAAGAAGCAGCCGTAAAAGAAGAACAGTCTATGAAAGATCTTGCCAAATTACTTCGAGAAAAAGGACTTTCTGTAGAAGACGTTCGGAATATGCTTGATAAAGAATCAAAGTAAAAAAATGGGTAGCCAAGTATAATGCTTGACTACCCATAAATTATAGCACACTGTCTTTTGTATATTTGACTTCCAGAGATTCAATATCCGGAAGTAATTTCTCATGATAAATATCATTTCCACCGGCCTTTTCATAAAGCTTTCCCATTTCTAGGAATGTCTTTAATCCATCCGGTGTGATGTACCCTTGTGCCATAAAGTCTCTATGCATTCTCCAGAGAGAACTTCTAAATGATGCTACAGTACACTCATCTTGATTAGTTATAAAGTTCTGCATCAAAGTTGTAAGATCAGTAAGCTGTGTGCTTAGAGTATTTTGATTTGTTCTCAGATCATCTCTGATATTAATGGACTGATCATGATAATTATGCTGAGACTGCTCAAAATCAGCAATTTTCTGTTCCATATCAGACAACTTCTTCTCTAAAGCTTTCTTCTGTAGAGATGCTTTTGTTTCGAGACCAAGCGCATCAAGAAGTTTCTCCCATCCAGCTTTTAAAGCTATAGCAAGCATTGCACAAAGAAGTAAAGATATGATCACATTGATCTCACCAAACTCATGGATTTTCTGTATCTGTTCAATACCCATGACGTACCTCCTTATGTCTTAGTAATATATTTGGCTGATACATAGCCAACATATTCATTTTGAGTAATTGATACTTTGTACCATCTGTCACCTTGAGTATCTTTTGTAACTCCGAGGACATTAATAAGATTGTCTTTATTTAACATCGGATACTCTGGAAGTAATGGATATTCAGTACCGGGTTTTTTGTGAACATTCAATTTACTTGCAGTTACTTTTCCTACAAATGGATATTTTTTTGTAGTTGTTGCAGCAGGAGTATTAGGATTTTTAATGTTAGATTTTTCTACATACCCTATATATTTTGCAGCGATACGAACCTGATATCTTGTACCAGATTCACCGATGATATCCACAAGATTACCTGCATTAAGTTTAGGATATGTACTTAGCTTAGAAGCTCCTGTAGCGTCTGAGAATACATCTGTTCCATTAGCTGTACAAGAACCTACCCATGCAGTATAAGATGGCTGTACAGGTGCAGGAGATGATGTAGAAGAGGTGTTAGAAGTTAAGATGGATGTGACAATAGAATAGTCTGGACGACAAAACTTTGTCCCAGGGAGATTTGAATTATAATAACTCTTAGCATAAACTCCACCACCATTTGGAACAATAGAAGAGCCTCCTGAAGTGTTACCTTCAATAGTATAAAATTTATCTCCTTCGACTTTTGTTACTAATCCAGTATGAGCGAATGTACCATTACGATAGAAGATTACAATGTCTCCTCGCTGTGGATTTGCATACTTTGTGAAGAGATTTCCAAGAGTAGGACAGTATACATAAGGCCAATGTTTAAGGAGTTTTTTAGCTACATCAAGACCGAATGTTTTCATCATGCACCAACTCACAAACGCTGCACACCAAGCCTGTGCCTGATACTGAGGATATACGTCTCTCCAGTATTTAGTGTAGTTATTGTAACCTGCATTTGCAGTTTTATCATCAAGCTGAGAATTAGATTTCTTCTCTAAATATCCAACCTCATTTTTAGCGCAAGCAATAAGAGCATCAATAGCTTTATCTTTATTCATAGTATCACTTCCTTGTGTAGTTGTTGGTTTGAGAGAGTTTGTAGAAGTAGTAGAAGATTTAGAATAGTCTTTATAGAATACACTTCGATCGGTTTTTGTTGGAATACCAGGAATGGTTGCCTTACTAGAATATTGCCATCCAATAACACCAGTAGAAGCAGGAACTCTTAATCTTTCCTGTAATTCACCGGTATCATTATTAGGATATCGAGCAACCCAACAATCATACTTTTTAGCACCTTCTGGTAACTGGTTCTGATACCAAGAATAGCCGCAATAAATACCAAATTTATATCCAGCTTTGACAATAATAGCTCTAAACGCTTCGATCATTTTCATCATTAAATTGTCAGATAAATTCTCCTGACATTTATCCTCTATATCAAGAAACACAGGATAATCCAGTTTTCTTTTATTCAATGTTTTAATAACTACATTTGCTTCATTTTTAATTTGAGCAATAGTAGTAGCATAGCTGTATTTATAGACTCCAACAGGAATTTTATTCTCAATACAGCCTTTATAATTAGGTTCGAATGTGCTATCAACAATATTTCCTTTTTCTGTAATTCTTAGGATAGCGAAGCCCATTCCATAACTAGCAACAGTTTTCCAGTCGATGTTTCCATTCCATCTGGAAACATCAATTCCTTTAATTTCTGCCATAATATCAAGCCTCCTTTTAGTCAATAAAAAAGAGAGGCTTTTAATCCTCTCTTTCAAGTTCTTTCAACATATTAAGTTCTGATTCAGAAATAATCTCAAGCGCCCATTCATCTGGCACATAGTTTTTCATTCGCTTACTCATATTATTTTTTCTATAATATTTATTCCAGAAATACAGATTCCCAAGAGCACGAGCTTTATGCATAACACATATATAAGTAGCTTTTGAGTCAGGAGTACCATTCACTTGATAATCATAACCAGAACAATTAGAACATCCTGCAGCTATAGGACAATAGAAACATTCATCTGTACTCTGTGTTCTTCTATCTATTTTTGCCATACAATTAATTCTGCATTTATAACATTCTGTGCATCCTATACCATTATCTACATCACCAATAGAGTACGGTTCTTGCTCTCCATTAAGAGAAGATTCCATATATCTGATACATGGAAATATGCGACCTTGAGGATCGCAAGCAATCATTGAATTACCAACGCCTCCACACCAACTTTGTAAATCATCAGGATCTTTAGGCTGAAAGAAGTCTTCATTATAAAGGGAACAGAAGAAATCACGTTCAAAATCAAAATTCTGTTCCAAGAAATAATCAGATATACGTTTCATTTGATCATAAAGAACAGTTGCATGTACAGGTGTCCAACCCTTTTCATATACACAATTGGCATTGATTTCATCATATCCAAGATCGACCATATGCTTAATAGCATCGTATAGAAAGCTGATATTGCCCGGAGCAATTGTGATCTTGCTTCCCATATGATTTCCACGTTTCATCCAATCTGACGCAGCATCGACAGCTATGTCATAACTTGGACCACCATCTGGAAAAACTCGACAGGAATCATGTAATTCTTTATTCCCATCAATAGTAACTGAGAAAGATAATCTATTGGCCCACTTACGAAGAAATGCTTGTACTTTTTCGTCTCTGTATAAAACACCATTTGAACAAATAGAGAACATAGTTTTCATGGCCCAAGGATGATCCAACTCTATGAGTTTATCCATAATATAAGTACAGATTTGATCTATAAGCTCTATCTCAAGAAAGGGTTCTCCTCCAATGAAATCTACAACCAATCCAGGAGATTTCTCTGGATTGATATAAGATTTAAAACCTTTTTCACCTGATACAACTAAATCAAAGAATTTCTTAGCTGTTTCAAACGACATTCGATTTTTTCCTTTGTGTCCTTGGTAACAATATAGACATGCAAGGTTACAATCATCAGTTACTTGAAAAGTGATACTCTGTGTTAATATTCTTTGTCCGTCATCGGTTTTTACCTTCTCAGATGGATAAAGTCTAGCTATCTGGTCCGAATATTGTTCTGTTCTTTTCATGCTATTCCCTCTAATTCTGGAATCTCACAATTACATTTAATAGTAATAGTCATTTCATCAGAATTATTTTGAATAATCCAACTATACTGATGACCTTCGAGGTATTCTGGGATGTATTCCTTTGCCATCTCATTTGCAAGAGCAGCATACTTTCTCTGTAATTCTGCACCACGTTTATTGTAAGACATAAGAGTATCTCCATTGATGAGTTCTAAATCGCTTGGATGTGATTCAATAACTCTCTGTACAATGTCTTTTACGAAGTTTAATTCAAAATTAACTCTTTCAAGCTCTGTAGCTTTTTCTTTATCAACCTTTACGATTATTTTTCTCATATCCTTATATTCCTTTCATTCTTAATTATTTATCAGAAGCTGTTTCCGTTTTTTCTTTAGTTTCTTCTTTAGTTTTTTCTGTTGTTGTTTCAGTGGTCTCAGTAGGAGCTATGGTTTTATCTGTAGCTAATGAGATATTAATAACACTTCTTTCATTGGAGATTTCTTCTGAAATACTCTCAATTTTCATTCCAGTATAATCTTTCTGGGTATTCCCATAAATAATTCTAAAACCAGTTCTATTCTCGTCAGTGATCATATCTCTGATTGTATTCAAGGATTTATCAGAGTTGAAGATAGAAATAGTAGCCACGATATTTCTATTCATATCATTTCCCAACCCATCTTTATATCCTTCATATGAATATGTATCGTTAGCACGAGTAATAGTTAGTTCTTGTCCATCTTTTAAAATAAGTTTCATAACAATTCCTCCTGTAATTTAAACATGGACCAAAGCATTACACTTTGATCCATGATCCGTTTTGTTTTACAAATATTTTTCCTGATTTACGGGTGATTCGACAGAAACCATTTCCGGTATGCCCTGTTTCATTTGTTCCATCAGGTGATTTAAATGATTGATTTCCTGCTATAGTTTGCGCATTGGTAAGGTAGTAAGAAGAATTTACATAGTTTCCGTCTGGATAGTTTACAGCAGTTTCTGCTGTATAAACGTAACCAGAACCACCTCCACCACCTCTATCATCATCACCAGATCCGTCTGGATAAGAACCAGAACCTCCATACCAGCCGCCTCCACCGGCACCACCATAACCTGAACTGGCATAATTACCGTTTCCTCCGAATCCAAATCCTGCATAACAAGAAGCAGTATCATAAGATGCATTTGTTGATCTTGTAGTTGTCAGCCATGTATTTCCAGTTTGTGTTCCTCCGTATCCACCAGAACCACAGCTTTCAGTAGTAGATCCACCTTCAAGACCTCCGCCGTACATTCCTTTTTTATTTGTCGCACCGTCAGAACCTCCACCGCCCGCAACGATAATACGAGCGTACAGAGAATCTTTACCAATTCTTACATCGGTAGCTCCGCCACCGCCTTTATAATCATAACGATGACCACCACCATTAAATCCACCTTCGTAAATACTTGAATTATTAGACAGTCTTGTAGTTGAAGAATTTCCTGCTCCACCTACATATATGTATAAATCGGTAGACTGAGTAAGAGTTAATGTTCCAACAGAATATCCTCCCTTACCACCATAATCGGAAGAAGATCGGTAACCACCTTGTGCTCCCCAACACTCTATAATATATTGTCCTCTTGGAAGTGATATAGCTTGAGCTGTTCCTGTATAAGCAAAATCCATTACAGCATTAGCGCCAGCGTCGTAGATTTTATTATTCATTCTTACAAATACAGGAGCTGCTTTTTTAATTTCATTGTTCATTTTACAATGTAGAGTTTTCTTTTTGATATAACAGGTAATCCTACAATAGCCATTATCAGAATGACCTGTTTCTGTAGATCCAGAAGGAGATTTAAAAGATTCATTGCCAGATAAATTAGAAGCATCAGAAAGATAGTAAGATGAATTTAGAAGACAACCTTGAGGATAGTTAGAAGCAGAAGAGGAAGTATAAACGTAACCAGAACCGCCACCGCCACCGCCATCATCATCTCCAGAACCATCAGGATAAGTACCTTGTCCACCGTACCATCCTCCGCCACCGGCTCCACCATAACCTGAAGCGTAATAACATCCAAAACCACCGAAACCAAAACCAGCAGCACAATTAGAAGAAGAGTTTGTGGTGCCTTGTGAATTAATAGCACTTAAAGATGAATATGAAGCAGTTTGAGATCCACCATATCCATATGAACCACATCCAAAATTACCCCTAGCACCAGATACGCCGCCAGCATATCCGCCACTACATCCAGAACTACCATCAGAACCACCACCACCAGCAACAATTACTCTTGCATATAAAGAAGCACTTCCAATACGAATATCAGTAGCGCCACCACCACCTTTATAATTGTATCTATATCCACCACCATTGAAACCTCCGGGATAGATTGAATTTGATGCTGATGTAACAGAATTTCCAGATCCACCGACATATATGTATATAGTAGTTTTTTGAGTCAATGTTAAAGTTCCTGTAGAATAGCCACCTTTTCCACCATAACTAGAATTAGAACGATAACCTCCCTGTGCTCCCCAACATTCAAGAACATATTTTCCGGGTTCGAGGGTTACAGATTGAGCTTTACCTGTATAAGCAAAATTCAATACACTCTTTTCCGAGTTTCCACCGTACACAGAAGATACAGAACAAATAGCAGTACAATTGTTATCACATGAAGCTTCACAAGAAAAGCCGCATGAGTTATCACAAGAACCACCACATCCACCTGTACAGGTTCCTTTACATCCGCCAGTGCAGTCATTGGCGCAAGTGGTGGTGCAAGTAGTATTACAAGTGCCAGAACAACCACCAGAACAGGTAGAATCACAACCATAACAACCAGTATAACAACCGGAATCACAATTTCCTGAGCAATTACTTGAGCAAGATCCACCACAACTGGTGCAATCGTTGGCACAAGAAGCAGTGCAAGTATGCTCGCAATCATAAGCACAAGTAGCAGTACATGCAGCATTGCAATCATTAGAGCACCTTTGAGCACAGGCGCTTGTACAGTCTCCATCACAGTTGTTCCCACAGCCAGTGCATCCGGTTACACAAGCACTTGTACAAGCTCCAGTACAGTCATTAGCACATTTGGCAGTACAGTCAGAACAAGTACTTCCTGAACCTCCCTTACAAGTTCCATCACAATATCCAGAACATCCACCAGTACAGTTAGTAGAGCAAGAACCACCACAAGAACCACCACATCCACCAGATGATGAATGAGTGCAGTCAGTAGCACAAGAAGTTCCACATCCATTACTACAAGCCATAAGCCTCACCTTCCTTTCAGTCTTTTATTCATAAGTAATCCAAATATCTCCATTCTTTCCGTCACTAGCTGCAGGTTCCGTTGTTGAAAGATGAATACCTATTTCAGCTAACGACCAACTTACGTTTCCAGATCCATTTACAGATTTACTTGTATTTCCTACAGTAACGGTTCTTGTTGTTCCCCAATTAGCAGTAGTAATATTAGCTGTACCATCAAAATTCGTACCATTAATAGTTCGTGCGGTTTTTAGTTTTTTAGCAGAGCCGCCACTACCTGTTCCGTGAAATATAATCGGCATAGTTAAGCCCTCCTTTTATAAATCTATGTGTTTCCAACCAGAGTTCGTTTTTACGTATAATCCATATTGTGTTGGGTTCAAATTTGTAATTCTGCAGAATCCATTGCCTGTGTGACCAGTTTCTGCTGATCCTGTAGGAGAAGTAAAAGAAGTGTCTCCTGCGATAGTCTGAGCATTTGTGAGATAATGAGTAGAATTTAGTAGACATCCGTTAGGGTAATTTTTAGCTGTAGAAGAGGTATAAACATATCCTGAGCCTCCTCCACCCCAACGTCCATCAGAGTCAGAATCACTGTCATAGGCTCCGCCGCCACCGTACCAGCCACCGCCTCCACCACCACAAGAGTAGCCGGAAGCATTTCCGCCTTGACCAAAAGTAGCCTGAGTGCCTGTACTCCAAGTTATACCACCTGCAGTTTGTGAGGCACTACCGCCAGATCTATTTTGACCAGTAGTATAAGAACCGGTAGTGTTATTATAATAGCCATCTCCACCATATTCTCCACCGCCACAACCACAAGGATTAGCATTGGCACTTGTTACACCAGCTCCGCCGCCACCTCCGGCTACGATAACTCTTGAATATAGAGAATTTTGACCTATACGAACATCAGTTGCTCCGCCGCCACCTCTACCAGAAGAAATACCAGTTCCTCCACCATTGAATCCTGCAGCAGTAGAAGAGGAAGATCCAGCTCCGCCAACAGATATATAAACAGTAGTCGTTTTAGTAAGAGTAATTGTGCCTTTGGAGTAACCACCATATCCGCCAATGCAACCACTGTAAGTTCCTCCTTGACCACCCCAGCATTCTATTGTATATGTACCTGGTTTTAGAGTCTTAGATTGTGTAGAACCTGTGTAATTAAAATCCATTATGTCATTATTAGCATGAGTAAGGTATATTACATCTGTTAATTTAGTGATTCTTACGTAGCCATTACCTGAATGGCCTGTTTCTGTACCACCTGTTGGTGAAGGGAATGATTGGTTGCCAGCAATGGTTTGAGCATTAGAAAGATAATAAGCAGAATTTAATAAACATCCAGAAGGATAATTTGAAGCAGTGGTAGGAGTATAGACATAACCTGATCCACCACCAGCAGAATCACAATGTAATCCACCTCCGTACCAGCCACCGCCTCCACCAGGCGCTACATCTGTAGAATTACTGGCTGATGCTCCACATCCGAATTTAGCTTGGACGGAATACCTATTAGATTCCTCTGATGATCCTCCTGTACCAAAAGTAGTTTGTTTTCCGCCAGTGCCATGATAAACGCGGTTTGATAATCCATCTTGTCCTGTAGTACCTCCGCCAGCACCACCATTAGCTGCATTATTACTAACGTCATATCCTGCAGATCCTCCGCCGCCTGCAACAATAATTCTACTTAATAGTGAGTTTGTATCTCGAATGTTATTTATAAAATAAGATGAGTGTGAAAATACAGGACTCATTAAAGAAATATCAGAAGCTCCACCACCTCCGCCACCTACGCCAAAGTTGTTAGTACCATAACCATCACCGCCGCCATTAAAACCACCAGCAGTTCTAGTATTAAGGACTCCATTTTGACCTTGCCCTCCTACTGTTATATATATAGTGGTATTAGTTGAAACATTTAAAATACCTGTAGAATAGCCACCTTTTCCACCATTACCATAAGTTCCGTTTGATTGATTGCTATTTCCTCCCTGTGCTCCCCAGCATTCAAGTTTATATGTACCAGGAGTCAATGTAGTAGTCTGAACCGAACCAGTATAATCAAAATTCATAACAGAACTATTAGAATTAGCAGAACCAACACCGTACATTTTGTTGTTATTTAATTTGAAATAGAAAGCAGTAGCTTTTTTCATTGAATTATTTATTCTGGTATATAGCGCAACGTTCTTACATTCAATAACAGTAATTCGACAATACCCGTTACCAGAGTGTCCGGTTTCAGATGAGCCTGTGGGAGATGTAAAAGAAGTGTTACCTGCTATGGTTTTAGCAGCAGACAAGTAATAAGAAGAGTTTAATAAACAACCTGATGGATAATTAGAGGCTGTAGCAGAAGTATAAACGTAACCAGATCCTCCAGGAGAGCCAGATGTGTCACTTTCACTGCTACCGGTAGCTGGAGTTGTTTGACCACCGGCTGGATAAGCACCATACCATCCACCGCCACCACCTCCACCATCATAGGAAGTATGACCGCCGATTCCAAAATATCCACTTGGAGCAGTTTGACTACCAGGTGTTCCAGAACCTGAAGTTCCGCCAGTTTCACCGCCACCATATCCGCCAGTTTCGTTGTCTTCTCCGCCACCTCCGCCACCTCCAGCTACGATAACACGAGCATACAATGAATCGGTACCAATACGGATATCGGATGATCCGCCGCCTCCACCAGCACCTTCGCTTGTGCTGGAAGCCCAAGATGAACCACCATTGGGAAATCCACCATCTGCTTTACCGTTGCCACTTATGCTACCAACTCCACCAGCATAAATATATATGGGTGTTTTTTGGTTTAGTGTAATAGTTCCAGCGGAGTATCCACCTTTTCCGCCCATACCAACTTCTATTCCTGAATTAGAAGAACTGTACCCACCTTGAGCGCCCCAGCACTCCAATTTATATATTCCTTTAGGCAATGTTATACTCTGAACAGCACCAGTATAATCAAAGTTTAAAATATCACCTGTTTTAATATTACTCATCGCCATACACCACCCACATATCACCAGGTTTACCATCAGTTGTCTTAGGTTCTTCAGTAGAGAACGTCACATTCCTTAACTGAGATTTCATAATATCTGACTGATAAGCAGTTACAGCTCCATTAACGACCGGTTTATTCTGTAATCCATTATAATCAGTTGTACCCGGATCACCTTTATCTCCATAAACACCTATAACTGTTGGAGTAGTGTACAAATGATTATTGTTTGTCAAAACAAATTCATGATAACACCACAAATATTTGTTTGTAGATGTCATAACCTGAGCAGAAGTCGCCCACCCAGTAGTTTCCTTAGTAACACTTTGAGATTGAGAACTAGCAAGATAATGAGGGATAACACTTGATATGCCGACTCCCTGATCACCTTTAGGTAATGTAAAATTCAATATAGCATCTGTATCAGTGCCAGAATTAGTTACTGCAGCTGAAGAACCAGTTTCGGCAGTACCAATTTTAATAGTTGCATTCTTACCAACTCCGGCAAGACATTGTTCACCTTTATAAATTGCCATGTTATCGCCTCCTTTTATAAATCATTTCTTATAACAATAGTAATGGGAATATCTACAGTTGGTTTCTCGGTTGCTTTTATAGTAATTTGATTTGTAGTCTGTCCTCCGTCAGCTAACATTGCATTTTGGTAAGCTTCAATAGCAGCAGATGAAGCATTAGAAGCATAATCTATTTCTACAATATTTGAAGAAGTTACTCCAGATACGGATAATACATATGTATACGGAGCAGAGGAACCAGTCCATTTACTAGCTGTGAGAGTAGTAGTAACAAGTGTACTTTTCTTCGCATATGTTTTTTCTGATTTAGTACTTGAAAACGCACTGTTGGCTGTTACAGATGAGTCATTAATAACATTTGCAGAATCATATTCATCAATAACATTGTAATAGGTATTTGCGTTTAAAGTTCCAGCTTTCTTTTTAGCAAGATAATCAGCCTTTGTAATTTCAACAGGAACATTAAGTCCCATCTGAGATAAAGTAATATTGGCAGTACCATCGAATGAAGCATTACCAATCTTTCTTGCAGTAGCTAATTTTACAGCTGCGTTCGCGTTTCCTCCGGCTGAAGATGATCCTGCATAGTTGTGAGAATGTGAAGCAGGCGTAAAAGTAGATGGTTTTCCAGTAATTTCTCCCCAACTATAACTTGGTTTGCTGCTTGCCTTCGCCCATGCAGAGACATCACTTGCAGGCATAGAAGACGGTCTTCCTGTTACGTTAGCCCATGCTACAGAACCCGCACTATTTGCATAAGATGCTGTACCGGTGTCTGTACCAGAAATTGTAGAGCTGTATGCCTGATTATGAAGTTTTGTGGCGGCTGCTGCAATACTAACATAACATTCAGTGGATGTTTTTGGATCGGATGTGGTAGTTCCATTCGTTTCAGAAGAGCTAACCATTACCCAAGTCCTGCTAGCTCCTCCACGTGCACCACTTGCAATCGCACGGAAATATGTACCTGCGTAACTACCATTAGTTTTAAAGAATGCATCTGCATATGTCTTTCCATATACGTTATACAGTCCAACTTGTACACTGTCTGCATTTAATCCGCTTCGTACGAGCCATTTTACTTCAACAGAAGATACCGTTTTACTATTATTCGTACGTAATGTAATTCGTACAATACCGAATCCACCACCACTGTAATCTTGTGAAATAAAGAACGTGGTTGATTTGTCGACATAACTTCCAGCAATAGTATCCAGTTTTGCGAATCGATGGAATGGATAATTGTTTTTGTCGCCTACACTCGCAGACGAACTATAAAATCCGATATTTGCAGAGGAGTTACCACTACCATCATAGTTAAAACTTAGCGTGATGTCAGTTCCACCAGATACGGTTCTAGCAGTTGCTAGTTTATTTGCGGAGTTTGCAGCACCACCAGAACTAGAACTTCCTGCATAATTGTGCGTATGAGAGGTAGGAGATTTCCCATTTAGAGCAGTTGTAATAGCATTTTGAGTCATGGTACCATCTGTAGCCGACCCAGTTTCAGTATAAAGCTTAGTTATTCCTAAGTAACTTGATGTACCTACAGAATATGTCGTATTTGTAGGGATTACCCATGCACCATCAGCACGAAGAAATTTTAATTGGTCTCCTATATTAGGTGCAGGAACAAGACCAGCACTTCCGGCGGAAGAAGAAGTAGCACCCTTCATGTTTCCATAAGTATGATCGGTAAATAATGCATCTGCAGGCACTGACTTACCAAGTGTATATGAACAAGCTACTGGCTTACCACCTGAGAAATATACTGGCTGAGTTGATGATCCAGCATTAGAAGTAAGAGCAGCGGCAGATGATGCGCTACCTGCAGAAATAGCATATTTAACACTTTTTGTGGCATCAGCAGTATTGTCAACGTTGCCTAATCCGACTTCACTTTTAGTATGCGTATGTACTTTTGTAGCTTTTTCAGCTAATTTACTATTCATCTCAGTCTCGGTATAATAACGTTCATCATGATTATGAGACGCTGGTGGATAGCTGCTAGGCTTTTCAGTAACTCCAGACCATGGTACAGAAGTAGCAGTTCCGGCAGTATATACTGAATAACCAGCCTCAGAAGATAATTTGCTCTCATCAACAACATAATACATTTTTTCAGTCTTAGTTACTTTTACGGTATCACCAAGCTGAATATTAGCAGTAGTAAGTTTAAAACGTGCAGTATCATCTTCAACAATAATCAGACGTTCTAATGCTCCATGGGGAAGCCTTGCAATATCAATTGTTCCAAAGAGTTTACTTGCGTTGAGAGAAGTAATAGTTGAATCATTATGATTATGCGCAGAAGGAGCATAGGTAGAAGGTTTCTCTGTAATGTTACCCCATGCGACACTACTTGCAGTCGCAGCATTTCCTGTAACATTTACCGTCAGATTATTAGTAACAGGATTATATTTAAACTTATCGCTGTATGCTCGCTTTGTCTCTGTAGTAGAGTCAGAAAACCAAACATGTCTAGCTGCATCAGCAGTACCTTCTCCAGCAGATACATTTGTAGCTGTTCCTGCAGTAGTTGCACTATCAGCAGTAGTTGCATGTTTTACACTCTTATTTGCATCTGCTGTATTATCTACATTACCAAGTCCTACCTGAGCTTTTGTATGAGTATGCCCGGCAGAAGAGTAAGCACTTGAATTTGTATATGCAGCAGATCCTAATCCGTGAACAGGAACAGTAGTTTTATTACCATCTACAGTGAGTGTGATTTTTCCGTTTTCAGTACTTTCTGAGATAGCAACAGACTTTACGGCTTTTGCTAGAGTAATATAAGTTTTGCTTGAGCTATCCCAACGATAAATAGTATTCGTAGCAGTATTTATATAAATAGTATTTATATCTCCAACAGACGGAAATAACTTATTGGAAGCATATGGAAGTATTTCTTTATGATTAGCTATACTTGTCTTCAAATAACCAACCAGTTCTGTTAATCCAGTGAGATTAAGAAATTGTTCTTTCATTTTGCATTAGTCACATCCTTCCATTTTTATTTTTAAAATAGAAGGAGAGCATTGCAGCTCTCCTCCCAATAAAATCAATTGTATTTTTACGCAGTAAATAAACCTTTGATAGACGCACTTGGAATTGCTTCATATCCATCTCCAACAAGCCCCTTAAGAGCGGTGATATCAGATGTGTTCTTAGCAATCTTCGGTTTTTCAGTAGCAAGATCTTTTTCTACAGCAGTAATTTTGCCTTCTGCTGTATCCATTCTGCCTTTAACAGCAGTAATATCTTCTGCATTCTTTTTATCAGCAGCTTCTAATGTAGGTAATTTCTTTTCAAGAGCATCAATTCTACCTACAGCAGCTTCAAGATCAGCAGCTTTTGCATACTGAGAAAGATCAGAGTCTGCGAGAGCTTTAGATACATACTCAGCAATATAGCTTACAATATCTTTGGATGTAGCAGATTCTGGAAGAGTACCGATAAGAGTCTTCAGCTTTGTGATATCCTCTTTATTTGTTTTGATCTGAGAATTCATTGTAGCAGCATCAGATGTATGTGTAGAAATCCAATCAGAAATCTCTTTCAGTGTATCATATGCTTCTGGAGCATCTGCAACGATTTTAGCGACTGCATCTGCAACAGCTTTCTTTACTGATCCGTCACCAGTGCCATTCAGTGTTCCAATAGCTGCTGTATTAGCTGCAACGCTTGCTTTTAATGCAGAATCATCATACTGACCAGTAGTAACAGCTTCTTTGATATAAGCAACTACATTTTTAGCTTTTGCATCAGCAGGAATGGTACCAACATAAGACATTACTTCTGTTTTTGCTGTGTTAGCAGCGCCAGCAGCATCGAAATCTGCAACAGTCTTTCCAGAATCTACCAGATTACCATTTTCATCTAATCCTGCAAGATGACCTTTTACTGCACCTTTTACTTTGTCAGCTTTTCCTGTCGGCTGAGGAATAGTAATAGTAAATGCTGCTTCATCAATAGTTACTGGAGCAGTTTTTGTGTAGAAATAAAGTGTGTATCCGTCTTCTGACTGGGATACTGTTTTAATTGAGCTTTTAACAGCTTCACTGATTTTTGTGTCAATCTGTACGTTATGCAGATTTAAGAACTCCTGAAGATTAGAAAGTGTAGCGAACTGTAATTTTGCCATAATTAATTTCCTCCTTGAAATATATTTGTTAAATCTTTAGAATCAATACCACCAAGTTTTCTTTCTAAAGCAGCGTCAATATGTTCGTCTAAAACATCCAGAACAGTTTCTTCAATGATATTTGAAACATATTCTTTTACAGAATCAGCACTTGCAAAATTCTGCTCATTGATCCAGTTTTCAGTGATATAACGATCAGTCGTATATTCACCATCCTGCTGAATGAAGTATAATGTAATAGATTTTCCTTGCATTTTTGTGATTGTTGTGCTGGAAGTATCAGCGTCATGAGATACAAGATACAGAACATCGTCTGCAGAAGATTGAACAGTAGTATTGTTTCCGCCAATGATAGATTGGCCTTTTACTTTATAAATACCATCATCGAGTGATGATATCTTCACAGGAACAGTAAGTGTACCTATAAGATTCACAATAGGTACGTCAGATAATTTGTTATAAGATAAGCTGTTGATATAATCTACAACAGTGGACTTATCTTCAAGATTACCGATTATATTATCTAAAAGAGTAGAAAGCTCAGAAGATTTGACATAATTATCTAATCCAATTGTTTTCTTGACTTCTTCAACAATATGACCTTTATCTTCGTCAGTCATAGATATGTCATAAGAAAAAAGTAGTTTATCTCCAGAGAAAAACATAAGATTTGATCCGATGCATTTTACATCTGTAATCTGTTTATCTCCTTTGACATATTCTAATGTATTGTCGATGGTCACCCACGCTATACTCTTACTGTCTTGGATGTAACAAAGTCCTGGGTATTTTAGCACCCCTCTTTGTAAAGCCTTTTCTGCAATTTGCTTAGTTGATGCAGAATACCAGGTTGGAATTAACGCCATGCTGTGATCACCTCTTCAATTTGTCATATTCATATTTTGAAATTTCTTTTATTGCATAGATGTCATTATCAGGCGGAAAATTATAGAGACCTTCAATGTGCCATCCATATTTTCCGTCTGAACTTAAAATAGCCTGTGCTTCTGTGATATCACATAGAAGCAACAGACTATGTTTTTCCTGATATTTGATATACAGGATATGATTAAGGACATCTACGACTTCATCATTTTTGATTACTTTATAATACATGTGATATCCTCCTTATAAGAGGGGAATGGTTACCCCTCACTTGAAATTGAGAACATAAGTAAGATTCCAGAATTCTGTCCTGGATAAGAGAACCCATATGTTGCACCAGATTCATTAACCGTATACAGCCAGTTTGCAACTGTAGCATTTGGAGATCTGGTCCAGTAAGATTTATACTCCGTAGGAGTAGAAGAGTTTGCTTTCTTTCTGGTATCATCATCTGTGAAATAAGCAATAGGAGCATTTGTTTCAGAAATATATGGTTCAGAAGTAGCAGTAGGATCAACTTCGTACAGAGATGGAACATAGAATCTGCAATTAGATACAGAAGTGTCATTAGACTTGTTACCGACAGAAGAATATACTTTAACTGGTTTGATCAACGCTTTCCATAAAGGAGAGATTGCCTTAACCATGCGAGTATTCAACCATGTATTTAATGTAGAATCAGCCCATCCACCTGCATTTGTGCTCTTATTATTATAAGGTTTTTCTGTACCAAGTAGATTAGAAGCAACAAATGTAATGTTAGCTCTCTTTGAAGCAACGTCAGACAGATAATATCCTTTAAACTTAGCTACTTCCATTGGAATAATTTCATGAATCCAAGAAGCAATATCCATACATTGTTCTTCACCAAGATCCGCATACCAAACCTTAGCCCAATGTACAGTGCCTTTTGCAAAGTTTTCATATGCTCCGTCGTCAGCTTTAGAACATCCAAATACGAGAGTGGAACTATGCTCTGGAATCCTGATCGCATTCAGAGTAGTAGAAGATACTTCTTTTCCAGTCATGTTTGAATTGTATACGTACAGCTTCTGACTTCCCGCTTCATGACGGAATACGATGATTTCTCTATTGGTTCCAGCAGATGGAGCTATACTATCAGTATTCCATGAGAAACGAGGTTCCTGAGAATACCAGAGTCTAAATCCATTAGAACCGTCACCCTGGAAGCACTGTGCAAGAGTGGAGTTTACACTATTTCCTGAATCAAATTCAAAGTCAATAGCAATTGTAAAATCTCTGTCTTTTTCCATGATCTTTAATCCGGTGTCAATATAGTTTGTTCCATCAAATTTAGTCGCAACTGAAATAACTTCATGCTCTTCAATGTCGCCATAGCTATAATCAACACCAAGTTTGAAATCTAATGTATCTTTTAATGATAATGATTTTGTTTCAAGTCCCATTTTCATAAGAGTATAAAGCTCAACCTGTGTCATATTGGCCAGATCCTTACCATCAAAGTATCCATCTACGTATTCGCAGGTTTCATATACTGCATTGATCGTTTTATTTCCATCGACAAATCCTGACTTATCCCATCCTTTAAACAGATTGTACTTATAAGCAGATTCCTCAGCAGTATAAGTAGGAGTGTCACCTGTATATTTTACATAAGAACCATACTGGGCAGTAGATTCTTGAAGAGATAATCCTTTAGAAACATATTTTACAGTATATTCACGGATTTTACTGTCATATACAGCAGTAATAGTTCTGTCAGCAAAGATTCCTGTCATTGAATCTTTCCATCCTTTGAAGGTATAATCAAGCTTAATTGTGCTTTTCTTTGTAGGAACAGGAATCGGATTAACTTCTCTTGTAGTAGGATCAACAGCGTTTCCACCTTTATCTACGTACTGGATATCAAGGATAGTATTACTTTCATCATCATTTATAAATGTAACTTTGAACTGAGTAATGATTGAATCGTAAGTAAGAACAAGGTCTGTCCAGATACCAGGTTCATCTTCAGAACCAACAAATTCTTTATATTCCTGCTGTCTGACTACAGGTACATGTACGGTTCCAGTAAGAACAGACTGCTCTGTAGTAGCTCCATTATCATCAATACCAGTAAGCTTTGCTAATTTCAGAAGAAGCGTAGTATCGTCAAGATTCCATGAGATACCAGTAATTGTTACGGTACGAAGAGTATTAATAGCGGCATTTAAGATAGCAAGAGCATCTACGATAGAGTTCTGACATACAAATGTCTGTAAATTATCGTATCCTGCAACCTTAAGATCGGTTAAGTCTTTGAGGTTCTTGAGTGTGAGAGTGTTGATAGAAGATGGGAGAGAAGCATGAGCAATCTTACCATGATTAGCAAATAATACAGATGTTACAATTGTTCCATCAGCATAAAGATTAATAAGATTTTCACATGCAGACAGGTTAACAGATCCTGTAAGATTTGGACAATTACGAATATCCAAAGTCTCAAGAAGAGTATTATTACCCATATTAAGAGATGTCATAAAAGTATTCTGATATCCAGCTGTATTATTACCAATGATAAGAGTTTTCAGCTTAGAAGCCTTGGAAAAATCATTATCATGAATATAACAAGCAGAGAGGTCATTTAGTGCCTCAATTCTTGATGCAGCATAGATAAGAATAGCTGTATCATCCATGTTTGTTAGATTAGTAGTAATTTCATATTCTTGTCCGGCTTTTGCACGTACCTGAGTGGTTTCTGGAGAGTTACCATAAAGTACAGAAATATACATGTCAGAATAAGGAATAATTCTCAGTGTGTAATCTGGTTTGACTACAACTTTCTTAGGTGTATTACATCTGAACATGATCTGATCAGACTTTACATCTGTATGTAAGAATTTCGTTCCCATATAAATATGCTGGTCACGTTCCCATTGTCTGAGATGATATTTTCCACGTCCATTCATCATCTCATTAAGGAATCTTACTGTTCCAGCACGATATGTTCTCAGATATAATCTTTCATAGTGGATTCTCCAAAGTTCTTCTGGGAACTGGTTCTGCCAAGCCTCATACTCATTAATTAAATGAGAATCAGACCAACAGTTAGAATCTACAGACTGATACATGTTTCTTAATTCTTGTGTAAATACATCACGTATTCTGCACCACAATACAGATTCAGCAGCATTGAAAACATAACCAGATGAAGGATTTCCTTCTTCTTTATAGTCAGTATCTTCCTTACCATATGGGAATGACAGCTCACCTGAATTATTAATACCAAGCTGAGTGTCCATATCATATGCCCATAGATCAAATCTATAACCATCATGCAGAGCAGCTGCATCATCATCTATAGTATAATATTTAGCTTTATCACCCATAGTTGTAGCTTCTTCCTGAGTGATATAATGTTTTGCCCAATGTGGGAAAACATTCTTGGCTCTATTGTCAATCATACTATATCTGAGTGTAACTAAATAGAAATAGAGCATTGCATCCTGAATACACCAATCTTTCAAGCCATCTTTAAATTCTTTATCACTAGACGTAATTACAAACTCATAGAAGTCTCTCCAAATCTGTTTGTTATCTGTACGTATTTTCTTTTTTGCTTCATCAGAAGTAAGAGCAGAACCATCCTTAGAATCGCCGCAACAATCATATCTGAATTCAAATGATCCATCCCAGTTATTATACAGAGCATCATATGCTGTATTACCAGTTTTCCATTCAGCTTTACTGATAGGATATTTCATAGTTCCATCTTGATTTGTTATACCGGTCTGGAATGCAGAGTTTGGAAGAGTATTGTCACTGATTTCAATACAGAATTCTTTCATATCCTCTGGATCATAAGCTCTTGTAATATCAGTCTTCTTTGAATCTCCCATATTACCGAGAGAGTAGAAGTGCCAGTCTGTATCCTGAAATTCTCTATGAGTAGTAATATCAGGATCAGATTCTTTAATAAAGATTACACAGTTGACAAATTCCATAGAGTTTTTAACTTTAGGATCTCTACGTACCGCAGGACTTTCATATGGTAAAAAGTCGTTGAATCTTTTCTGTCCTAATGCATTAGTTGCCATATTTGAAGATGCTACATTTACTTTAAAATTCCACCAATTATTTGGAACAGAGTTTCTTGTAAGACTAATCTTACCAGTTCCGTCCTCATATTTTGTGCCATCACCAAGAACTAACTCTGTCTTATAGTTAGGATCAAGAGGAATCTTACTATTGATCTGATGTACACCATCCGCACAACAAATAACATCAATATTTCTGGCAGCAAAACCATATTCATTACTTGTAGTTCCCTGTCCGGCGTGGAAACAGTTAATAAATTTCCAGTTATCTAATTTAGGATCCCCATTCTTATAAATACATTCCATAGAAGTATTTTTAACAAAATCCTTCTTGTCATTTGTGAAATGCGGCGCTTCAATTTTGATTACTCTTAGATTCGGGCAAGCATTAGCTACAGAATCTGGAGTAAGAGCATTGTTGTCATTGTAGATCTGGTTTCTATTATATCTTGCAATCATTTCATCTGAATCTCTAGCATCTGCAATAAAGTTAGCAAGGATATCTGAATCAGTCAGAGAAGCAGAATAAGCTTTCATTCTATAAATCAACACATCACAATCCGGAGAACCAATAGAAATTGGGGTAGGAGAATACTGGTGCAGTCTATGAGAATTATCATAAATAAGAGGTCTTCCTCCAACTCCGTCTTCATAAGTCATAATGATAGAAGTTGCAGATGTGTCTTTTGTATCAATTGTATTGATATTATATTCAAATTCAATAATATCCTCTTCGCTATATGGAAAATATAAGCTGTCAGTAGAAGTGTTCACGTATGCTTCATGAACATCCATTTTAATACCTACGTCAGAGCCTTCAGTACCATCAATACATGATAAGAAAGTAGCAGAAGCATTGCGAACATTCTGAGTCTTAAATACAAATTTGAATTCAGAACCAGTCTGTTTCGGATCTTTTCCGAAGAGATTATAATTAATCTGAGCAGTTGTTCCAGCTTTTACACAGAAATACTGGTTTCCAGAAGCATCAATCTGGTATCCACCATTATCCCAGTCAAAGTTATCTGATACTGAAAGAGTAATAGCAGAGTTATTTTTATCGGTCCAGAGTCTGTCGGTATCTCCATTGGATTTTCCAACAGGGTTAAAATCAAATGCTAAGTTGGCTGTGATTGGTTCAACATCAATATCAAGTTTAGTGATATTAACTGATAAAATCTTAGTCACTTTACGACATGAGATGGTCAGGTTATGTTTTCCTTCAGTGGATGACTTATAACTCCAGATTTGAGCAGAACGATTTACAGAAAGAGTACTCTGTACTTTACCATCAATTGATAGTTTTACAGAGGCGGGATTGTGATCAGGATCATATACAACATATTTAATACTTGTTGCCTGGTACTGTTGTGCTGTAAATTCCTGTTGAGCACATCCAATAATAGGAGTTCTATTTGTAGGATCAACACAAATGATATCCTTACAAATAGTATTTGAGGTTATTTCTTTATTGTTAATTGTCGCAGTCATATATACTTTGAGTAAATGGCTGCCATGTTCCTGTTTAGGAATATTATAAGACATAATTCTGCCGGAGGACTGAGTTTCAACAGTGCCTAAGTCTTCACCATCAAGAATAAAATGAAGAATCTTATTGACATTTCCGTAAGGTGTATACCTAAATACTACATCTGTATTTGTATATAACAAAGTATCATCAAATGTGCTTTCAAGTTTGAATTCTACAATAGTCACAGTCCATGTCTTAGTGGCAAGTGTCCCAAAACTGTCGGTAATAGTTAATCTAATAGTATTTGCACCGACATTAAGATATTCAGTGATATCAAAACTATTGTTTCCTTGCGCAGCCGTATTCGTAGCTACAATAGTATTACCAACTTTCCACACAGCAGTACCGGCTCCAGTTGTATCACCAGTATTATCTACAGATGAAAAACTATATTCAATAATTGCTTTTGAACCAAGTAAGAAAATAGCATCTGCATTTGTGATTCTTTCAATAGTAATAGTAGTAGTATCTGAGGAAGATCCTCCACCACCTTCAATTTTAAAGCTTTTCTGGATTTCTCCATCCTTTAAAAATGTAAAAATACTATTTTCGTATGTAACATCGTACTCTGCAGCCGCAGGATTTTTCTTGATTTCTTCAATGGCGGCCTTAACATCTGTAATATCTGTATTAATTCCTTCAAACTGAGTATCATAAGAAGTCATATTTTGTTTCAAGATATCTACAGCATTTTTGGCCTCATCAGATTTTGTAGCGGCACTTTCTACTTTCTTCTCAATGTTTGAAATAGTAGTTTTTATCTCTGAGACAGCAGTAGTATTGGCATTTACATTCTTTTCGATTTCAGTTTTAGCTGTTTCAAGTGGATCAATTCGATTAGAGATTACTGTATCTTTTTCGTCCATTTCTGCTTCAAGTTCCTGCTTCAATGCAGCTCTCCACTCAGCAGATGGCTCAATAGAACTAAGTTCTACAGTCTGAATAATAGTTTCTCCATCTTTGAATACTAATGAACCTTTTCCATTGACAACAGAATACTCAACTATGAGGTTTGCAAGACTGTTAATAGTAATAGGTTCTCCAATAAGTTCCGTTCCATCTTTAAACACTAAATTTCCAGTTGTGTTGTCATATTCAACTTTTAAGTTCTTCAAACTGTCAATACCGGAAATAGCAGTGTTTAATTCTTTGACTTTTGTATCAACTTCTGTTTTTGTATAATATGCTTTCAGAGATTCAGTTACTGTTCCATTAAGATCATTCATAACAGATGTTTTTACATTTGCCTTTATATCATCTACATTAATAGAAGCAGCAGAAGCCTTTGCTTCATCTGCGTATTGTTTTGCTTCAGCTACATGACCAAGAATCATATTTACAAAACTTGTATACCAATCTTCAGAAGGTTCAATGATTCCGTCATAATTTAATCCTTGAAGAACAGTAAACTTACCATTTGGTCTGGTTCTCCAAATATAATTGTTTCCTTTTTCATTTACGCCAGTAGCCATAATTTCAAAAATTATATCTCCGGCATTTGCTGTAACAGCAGCATCAATCAACCAACCAAATCGAATATAAGTATTGTTGGAAGCTACATTGACAACTGTCGCTACTTTACCTTTTTTCTCAGCTATAGATTCATATCTTATCTGGATGAGCATATCCATAAGATCCATACCATCCCAATATCTTGGAATCCTAAATGGCATATACTGGCTGTTTTCTTCCTGCATAATATTAATCTGTGTAGCATCAACGGTAATATTTTTTAAGTTATCCACTGTTGAATATGCATCGTCTTGATATTTGGTATATACTTCATAACGACCATCAGTACATAATGTATATTCCTCAGTGTCTACGGCTAACTCAGCACTCAAAGTCATTGCCGAATTAGCCGCAGCAGCAATTTTAGAATCTTTAAATGACATATCATGACTCCTTTACTTTAATAATTTATCCAGATCGACAACCTGATCAAGATGAACAACTCCATCCTGTGTGCCATCAGGATCTTTACCTGTCATATCTTCGGCTACCATAGCAGAAAGATCTTTTACAACGATACCATTTCCGGTATCTTCACCATTTCTGTCTGTTAAAGTGATTTTTCTGTCTTCTGTATTAAGACAAATATCTTTTACCATACCTTCATAAGTCGCTTTATTCTGAGCATTGAGATCTTTAATCATTCCTTCCATAGCAAGGAGTCTCTGATCAATTTCAGTAAACAATTCAGAAGGTTCATATTTATCAAATTGTACAAGTGGAGTAATATGAATAACACCTGATGTGGTTTTTCGAATATAAGAAGTGTACGTTCCATCTTCATTAGCAACAAGTTTTAAGAACGTGAAAGATACTTCGATATCCCCGGCTTCAGCAGTAAGTGCTGCATCGACAGGAATTAAATACTGAATATAATTCTGTTCATATTCAAGATTATTTATAATAAGTTGTGTCATTTTAATTTTGTCTGACACCGGGAGCTTATACTTCATATAAACAGTTGTATCTGACATATCAATCTGTTCCCGATACATTTTACTTGTTACAATCTGAATCTTATCTACATAATTACTTCTTTCCACAATTGATTCTTTGACTGTTGTTACAACAGTATTTTCATCTGTAATTTTTAGTGTATACATAACTGCCTCCTTCCTTATTTAGTCTGAGTTTTTTCTAAAGCTTCAATTCTAGTCTGTAGTGACTTAATAGTTTCCTGCAGTGTTGTGACTGATGAATTCGCATTATCAGCACTTTTCTTGATCTCAGCAGTATTCTGAGTCAAAGTAGTAATATTGTTCTGTATTGTTTCGATATTATTGGTCATGCTAAGTAATGATGTATTGATCTGTTCAATTGAAGTGTTAGAAGAAGAATCTGCAGACTGCAGATCAGAGATAGACTTCTGTACGGCAGTCATAGATTCTTTCAATTTATCCACATCAGCTCCCAGCTGAGTAAGTTTTCTTCCAACAACAAGGGCATCAGCGAATGCACCCTGTTTAGATAATGTCATATCTGATTCAGGGAGATTAGCCAGATAATTGTAATCATACTTAACAACACCAACAGAGGTTTGAATTCCCTGAATATATGTTGCCATTATTACTCACCTTTTTCTACAAATTCATATAGTACTGTCATATCAAGCATAGACAGTTTGTCTTCATTAGATTTAAGCATTTTCTTGAGAGATTCCTCTGGAATCATCTCAACATCAAGTTCACATGTTTTATCATAAATTTTCTGCAGACTTTCTTGGATTTCAGGGATGATTTTATCTTTTATGTCATCATTAAGAACACGATTTCCTGTTTCATTACCGTTTTCGTCAACAATAGGATGTGAGTTTTCCTCTGTAAAATAAGAATCAACTAACTCCTGCTCGACCTCTGAGATTTTATCTACCTGCGTCTTAAGAGCCTTTAGATTCATTGTATTCGCCCAGAATACATCAACATCTCCTGCGATTAAATCCGCACGACTCTTCATAGAATTTAATGTTTTATACATTGCCATAATGTCTGCATTTACAATAACTTTTTTCATAATCCTTGTACTCCTTTTATATTAATATGTAACTTTATTTTCTCTGACGAGTTCTTCAATAGCATCATTTAGATATGCTTCAAAGTCAGAATATAATGTTTCGATAGCCGCTTTAGAATCTTCTGTAATCAAAGCCTTAGCTTTATCAATAGCCATCTGTTTAGCAGTTTTCTGAGCTTCTGCGTCAAACTTACCTTCCTTCTTCAAAGCATCTACATAAGTCTGATTAACTGCGAGTACTGCTTTACTGATGGCATCAGTAGCAGCGTCTATATATTTTACGAGCTGATCATTCTCCAAGTTCTTTTCCTGTTCTTTAATCTTTACTTTTAGGAAGAGGATTCCATAAGTAATAAGAAGTGGAAGAATACCAGTAATGATCAAATATAATACGTCCTGAATACCCTGTTTAATATTCATAATTTCCTCCTAACCGACAGCTTCATCATTTTCTGAAGATGACTGTCTAAGTTGTTCCATTGCAGAATCATAAGTAATTCCGCCTGCACAATTTTCAGCTTTTGCCTTACTAAAATAAGCCCACACCGTGGGGATAAGTGTCGCTGGGATAGCAATAAGAGCATAGAGAGCAGATAAATCACCATATGTCATAATCGCTTTTTCTACGAAATAAATGATCTGTAGATTGAGTAGAAGTACTGCAATAAGAATCAATTTACTGGTAGAAATCTTTGGAATGTTAAATCTACTAACCTTTGCTGCTTTCAGATTCTGTTTCATTTTAATTTGCTGATTTTTTTCTTTGATTTTTTTTAATTCAAGTTCATATTCTTGTTTAGTCAAATATTTCACCTTCTTTGCATAATAAAAGACCACGATTGCTCATGGCCTCTTATTTATTCAGGAATAATTCCATATACGTATGTTTCAAACTCTGTAAAATCTTTCAGGACTGCTTCTTTATTTGTTTTAAATGCTTCGCTATCCTGAATAGATTTATTGATATTTACATTCCCATCTTTACTAACAGATGCATTAAGATAAGCAACCTGCTTTGAGTTTTCACCTTCACCGATCATAACCTGACCGGATACATTTCTTGTTTCACTAATTTTTAACATAACTTTTCCTCCATTTTTTGTAGTCGTTGAGTAATGAGAGAGAGCTGTCCCTGAAGCATAAGAATTTCATTTTTAAGGGATTGATTTTCAGATTCGAGAGAGTCAATACGATGATGGGCTTTCTGTGTCATGTGAGTGTTGAGAGAAATAAATTCAAGATAATTCATTGAATATTCATCAGTACGTCCAACAAAATTAGGCTTATCTAAAATAGCTTTTGTAACCAAACTATATTCTTCTGAATTAAAGTTATTTTCATTTAAATGTCTTTCTGTTTCTCTTGCACCAAATCCAAAATGTATTTTAGAGGCTTCTTTATCACCTGGACGTTGTTTAAATTTATATTGAATTGGGTTTAATAACATATAAAACTTGTCAATAGATGAAAGAGTGGTAATGCTTTTGATATTTTCTTTTATATATTCATCAGAACCAGTATTTATACCATTAGACGCATAAACATATTTCCATCTATGTCCACTACTACCACATGAATAAACACCATCTCCGTCTGGAAACATTGTTGATGAACCAACTGTAACATCAAATGATCCCGTTAAATGATCATGTGTATGAGTAGAAGAAGCAGTACTATCGACAGAAATAGTATTTCCAGAAATAGTAATACCTGTACCTCCATAATACGTTGTTCCACCACCAGAACCTTTAGGAGCAAAATTATTAGACACCCAACTTGTAGTAGCATATCCATAAAGAGATTGATGCTGAGTTAAATATCCTTTACCAGTCACCCAATCTTGCGTTGCAAGGTTATAATTCGTAAATCCAGAACTACGTGTAACTCCATCAATTTTAAGACTAATTGAACCACCACCTGTAGAAATTTTATTTCCATATTCATCATAGTAATTCTTAGCATATACAGCATTCCAAGGCGCATCTGTGCTTCCGAGGTTACAAGTGCCACCTTTTTCCAATGAATATGTATCAACATCTGTATAGTTAGTTGATGTTTTTAATTTATATGGAGTCAATGCGGGTGTACCATCGTTATTAATTGCAATCCACATATTATGATTACTATTCATAATTACGGTATGACAATGACCAAATCCTTTATAATCTACAGGAGAACTGTTATTTAACTTAGAATGAGAATGTGATCGTGCAGCAATCCCTAAATCAGATAATGTATTATTTCCGCTTGCCAATTCAACATTATTAATTTTAGGTTTATTTGTAAGTCCATTATAATTAGTTGTGCCGCCTTCACCTAAATTAGCCAGTGAAGTATAAGTTTTTTTATCACCAGTAAGATAAATAGCATCTACATAAATACATGCATATGGATTAGCTGTTGCTCCAATGCTTATCTGAGAAGTAGTATCTTTAGTTTTACTTACTGTAATATTACCATATGCATCGGTTTCAGTTGATAACAAATATGGTAATAAACTAATAGATAACATTCCTGTAGTCGTACTTTCCATACCTACTGCAAAGTTACCGTTTTTATAAGGAAGAATAGTGTGATGATGATTATAACCATTAAAGTCAAATGTGTCTGTTGGTTTCCACATAATTGATTTATATGGCACTCCTTTATACTGTCCTAATGAATCAGTAATATTAAGTTTATTAACATTTAACCATCCATTTGTATTAATATCATCTGCAATTAATGTTAGAACTCTTGCGCCTTGTTCTTTTATCAGAAGCATTCCATGCATTTTTGAAGAGTCTAAAGATGAATCTATCAACCCAAATCCAATTTGAGTTGTATTAGTTCCCCAGTCAAATGCAGTAATTACTTGTACTGAATCAGTTGGTTCACCAGTTCCAACATCGTTATAATAAATAGAATATGATTGCTTTGCAGTAATAGATGTAGCAATAACACTACCTGTAAAACTTCCAGTTGCACCAGAAAGTTCTCCTTTAAAACTACCTCTTGCAGCTTTTAATTCTCCAGAAAAGCTACCTGTTGCTGCAACTAATTCACCAGAAAAACTTCCGGTAGCAGCTGATAGTTTACCACCAAAAGTTGCATTCCCTTGATTATCTATATTTAACTGATTGCCAAGTTTTAAACCATCAGGATTTAAACTTATGGATCCGTCTCTGTTGCTTAATGAATTTGCAGATATACTCCAACCGCCAATAGTTCCTCCATCAGCGTAAATAGTTCCTGAAAATGTACCAGAGTTAGCATAAAGCTTACCATTTGAATCAACTCTGAAATTTCCACTACCAAGAGCAATTCCGTCTGTACCAATATACACATTTTTATCTTTTGATATTGATGTTGGTTGTTCAGGAAAGGTATCCATACCAGAATATAGTTTTCCCGCTTCAATATGGAAACCGCCAATACCACCAATATAACCTTTATTAGCTATAATGGTTCCCTCAACAGTGCTGTCACCACGAATATAAGCATTACCATTAGAATCAACAGCAAAATTTTTACCTTTAATAGCACCGTTCTCTGATAAATCAAACCAGATACCTTTAAGTGAATAATTAGATGTCAGATCATCTTCAAATATTTTTGATCTGATTGCATCAACTTTAATAGAATCAGCAGTAATAGTATTGGTTTCAATAATACCACCGTCGATTTTAGTTTTACCTGGTCCAGTGTGTGTATTCATTGCAGTGATAATACCATTAATGTCAATGGTGCTGGCATCAATGCTAATATGGTCAGAAATCATCTGAATAAATTTATCAGTAACTGTGAACTCAGACTCTTTGTCACCAGTTACCATAAAACTGATTTTATCTGCATTCTGAGTAATAGAAGAGGTGTTTGCTTTAATTTTTTCTTGAGCTTCAGAAAGATCTGTTTGCATACTGCTTACAGTAGATGTAATCCCAGAAACATTTTGTTTGATATCAGAAAAATCTGTTCGGATAGATTCTTGATCTTTAAGATATTGAGTATTACTAACCTTAGTTTCGATTTGTCCGGTCAGAGTATCTGTAACATTCTTAATCTGCTTTGTGTAGTCATCTGTAATAGTCGTCTTTTCTATTCCCCACCATTGATTTCCTTTGCCATCATAAATATTAGTGATGTCAATACCACCTTGTTCATTTGGTTCTATGATTTGGAATCCAAGTTTGTCTTTGGTAATGGTGGCGTTATTAATCATGTCTCCAAGAATTGTATTATCTGGAATACCTGTCTGGGTAATACCATTTTCATCAAATAAAGCGGCTCTGTCTCCATTTTTAACAATAAAGTTGAAATCCCCTTTACCGTCCATACCAATCTGCACACGAACATTTCCTTTGGAATCATAAAACTGTTGGGTACTTTCTTGAAATGCAATAGTAGGTTTATTGTCTTTAGAGATAAGTACAATTTGATTTGCAAGAGCATTTTGAGCCATTAAATCTCCAACTGCAATTTTCTTTGCGATGAGATTAGTAATAACAGCCTGATCAATTTCTGCATTTTCTACAGTAAGATGAATTGTATGTAATTCTCCAACTCCTGCATGACCTGCAAGAAGATTTTTTACATTAATCATATCAGCATTAATCTGATTAGATTCTATAATCTTAGCTGACAGCTTTTCAATATTTGCCTGTTCCGCTTCGAGAATACGAGTTGTGATTTTATCTGCGGAAATAAGTTTTACATCGAGATATTTCATGAAAGCAGTATCAACAGTAAGCTTATCAAATACACCTTCTTTTGCTTTCACGAGTTCTGCAATAATTGTATCAGCGGTAATGGTTCCGCCAGACCCGGTTCCGCCAGATCCGGATCCTCCTGTAGTAGTCCCACCGAGCATTGAATTGAATAGAGGATTTGAAAAGATTTGCTTAATAGCTTCTGATGTAATGACATAATCAGAAGTAGAAGATTTGTTGATTGAATTAACACGACCACCGGTTCTGTCAGAGGTCTGATTTAATGCATTTGTTAAAAATTCGTTATCATTTGTTAATTTTGATTTATATTGAACCATGTTGGAAAAAGTAACTTCCATCGTTTCATCCATATCACAAGGATTATATCTGATTTCTACAACACGAAGTTTTACATATCGTGTATCAGATAGTCCTAATCGAACAAAATCATTTACTGCAAGCTGATCATGATATTCTCTGAATTCTGGAAGAGCATAAATATTTCCAATTTCATCTGTATAAGTATATTGTGGATGAGATTCTACATACAATTCTTCTACAGCATCTTTATATAATGTAATCGCTTTATCGACTGCATCAACTGTACTATCAAGAGTCGTAATAATAATATTTTCATTTGAATAAGTTGCTTGATTATACAGGCTCTTAATAATATACGTTTCCTTATCTGTAAACGCTGGATATTTTTCCTGTACTTTACCAAAATTTTCCATTAAAACATCTTTGGCAATCTGGTTTCGTTTTTCTTGAATTTCAGGTTTCTTAGCCGTATCATATTCAGCTTGACGTTCCTTTAATGCAGTCTCAGCCTGATCTTTTAAATTCAAATAATCCAGATATTTCTGATGCATTTGAGTGAAATATGCCTCTTCGTATCCAGAAAGAGGATTATATCCATCTGCATATCCATTCTTTTTTAGTTCCTTGATACATGAATCATATATGGCAATTTTAGTTTTTAATTCTGCAATGCCGTATAATTTCCAATCTGTTTCATACGCTTTCATGATTGTTTCAGACTGAGTAAAGTATCCAAATTGAGATGGGGCATCTCCCATTTCAAGCTGCATACCACAGACAATAAAGTCAGAACTTCCTGTAAATGCCACATCAATAAGATGTGATGTTAGATTGAAAGAAGTATAAACTCTGATCCAAGAAGATGTGATGTTATAAGAAATATTCTTTCTGTCCTCACCGGTGTTATTATAACCAAGATAAAATGTACCGGATCCTTTTACAAAACAACTAAGAGTATATCTCTGAGATGGTTCGATACTGATATTGTGTTGATAGATACCACCATCTGTACCGGTTACTTTAACTCCACGAGTAATTCCGTATGCAGGTGCGTCATTAATTTGTACTGTTTGGAACGAAGAAGTTCCGGAACCTACCATATACCAATCTTGACCTAATACAACTGGATTTACACATGAGATGATGTTTCCTTTACCGAAACCCTCTATAGTTTCGTCTTGAGCTTGTAACGCAGCCACAATGGATGGAAGAGTATAGTTCATGATTGATTCGTACATAGGCCAATCGGATGAGTTTTTCAAATCTTCAAGATCAAAATTTCCTTCTTCATCAACATGAATAGACTCAATACCTTTGATTATAGCCATGTTTGAATCATATGCATCTTTTAGATCTTCAACTTTTTGTCCGAACCAATTTGTCTGAGCAGTATCAATAGGGACTCTATTCATCAATTCAGCAAGAATGTCAAGATTTTTATTATACTCCCTAGATAAATTACAATATTCATCTCTTCTTGATTCTATGTATTTTTGCCAAGCTGTATATTTTTCTTGCAGAACGGCATTCATATATGGTTCACGACAAAAATGAGAACAATCTGTAATTACAGAGTTTCCAAAATTTGCAAGATCGATATTGTAATCGTCAAGTCCATCAACATAAAATTGTGTTACCAAACTGTCGTCTCTTGATATTGTTACGCTATCTTGAATATTACGAAAACCAAGTACTACATTTGTATCTTTACCTAAACTATCCGGCTTATATACATTAATTAATAAATTTTCGGTATCAAATTCAAAAACACATTTATATGCAGGAGCAGCAGTTTGGGTGAAAAACGCATATACATTTTGATCGTCCACATCGAAATTACAAATTTCATTCGGAAGTAATACCTTATCATCATCCGGAGTGATGTTATCTACATATCCGATCTTCCATCCAGGTACATCTGCATGCTTCAGCACAATATGCAGAAAACTTAAATCTTCATTCTCTGGATTATAAAATTTAATTTGATAAAATTTACTTGTGTCATGATTTTTTTGGTACATCATTTCATAAGAATCTTCTTCGCCCATATTAATTTTAAAATTTTTCAATTTATACTGGGTAAGAGAGATTTCATATGATTCGGCGGTAATATCCTTTGTGCATTGTGTTCCGTCATTTGTCTCTGTTGGAGGATCCATAATTTTATACCAGATTCCGTCACAATACAATTCCATCATTTCATCAAGTTCTTCATATCCCTGAGATTCTACGCCATCTACATATTTATCAACTGTGAAAGTTAATTCTGCAGTATTATTAGTTCTTAGCGTAACAGAAACAGTAGAAGTATCAATTCCGCCTAATGCACAAAAGAATCGTTTCCCAGGTTTAGCCAAATAAATGATTGCAGATTCTGTATTTCCATAAACATCATAGTTATGAGTCATTCTCATGCAAAGGCACCAACCTTTCTTGGTTCTCTGTATGATATTTCAAATGTAGCATCACCTGTAAATTCAAAGATATTTTCTCCGTAAGCAAGACGAGGCCAATAAATGTCATCTATATTCTCAATGCCTAAGTCTTCAAATGATACAATAGAATTTGTGATGTCATAAATTTTTAAATTTCTACAATCTATATAGAAATCATCACTTTTTAATGCATTAATTTTCATTGTTCTATCATTATCGGTTTTATTCTTTATAGTAATTATCCCATGAGATTTTGGAGAAACTTTAATTGTGGGGTATACATAATCTTCCCAACAATCAGAATTGTTCTGGATAGAATATTCTCTAGGAAGAGTAGAAGAGGAAGTTGTTTTACATAAAATAAGAGGAGTATATCCCCATTGACTATCACAAGTTACTGTGTATGTTAGTTCATATGGAAGAGATGCATGTTCTGTAGATACCTCTGTAATTGTAGCAAAAAATTCGATTTCTTCTGAAAAATAATCGTCTCCAATAAATTTAAGAAGCCTTGGATATTGAGGGGATGTTAACCATGCATTAATGATTCTAATATTATTTGAAGTTAAATAATCAGAATCATTTGGAATAATAATTCCATTTTTTATATCAGCTGTATAATTCATAGAAAATTTTAAAATTCCATTATCTAAATATGGAGTATATGTTGAATCGTATTTTAAAATTCCATTTTTTAATTCTGGAACTACATTTTTGTTTCTGCATGGATTTCTCATTACGCCCATTTTGAATGAATAATTATCACCATATAATGTTCCGAACTGATTTTCTTTTGGTCGATATTTGTTCTTTTCTCCTAATTGCAAAGAACGATTTACAAGAGTATCATTTTCTTCTATTCTAGTCACAATCAATCCATATTCATCAGAAGTATGACCATTAAATTCAAATTGTAGCATTTTTTCACCTCTTTCATATATTTTAATATTAAAAGAGCTGTCTTAAAGACAGCCCTTTTAAATTAGCGAACTTTTTTCCAGTCACGTTTATTACGTTCAGTGATAATATCACCAATTTGATAAGCAAGTTTCTTAATATCTTGCTCACTATTGATTTTATCAACATTGATTGTAATATTGCACTCGCTATTCATACTTGTATTATTTGAAGATGATGGTAGAATAGGAGTGATAGGTTTCGCCATTCTAGCATTAAATTCATTCAGAGTAGCAACTGTAGGTTTCAGTTGATCTGTGAATTCTTTTGTCAGAACAGTTTCGCCCGGATTTGCACCGATCAGCATAGAATCTCCACGCGGTATTAAAGCGTCCCCGCCGATTATATCAAGTATGCTGGCAGGAATACCTTTCCGTACAACACCACCTTTAGAGAATCCGTAGGATTTATATGCCTTCAGGATTTTATTTTTCAGAGTAGATCCCCAAGAATCATAGTTCTTAACACCCGGAGTATTGATCTGAAGAATATCTGCAAGCTGTTGCATTTCTTTTGGTCCGACTTTCTTACCTTTAGCATTAAAATATCCTATTAAAGGACTCACTCCGGCAGGAACGTCTGTTGCACCATCTGGACGATTACTCAGAGAATTTGTCCAATCTTTCAGATATGCTTTCTTAAATCCCTCAACTGCGGTATATGATTGATCGCTATGGTTTGCGCCATTTTTATAAGCATATTCCATAGCATCTCTCAGATTATTACCTGAAGTATCTTTAATGCCAGCTTTATCTGCATAATCCTTGATCTTCTCATAATGAGAATCCGGCATTACATGAACGGTACAAGTAGCTTTAGCAAGACCACCACCGCCAATAGCAGTAATGATACATTTTCTTGTTTTAGACTCATCACGCGCCATTAAACCGTTCTTATTAAGACCTGAAGACACACCACGAACTGTACCATCAGAAGAAACTTTCGCAATAGATTCATCAGAACTTTTCCACTCAATATCAGAGTGTTCCGGTTTCTTTGGTGACCATGTTGCTTTAAGCTGTTTCTTGATATGACTGTATGTCAGATAAATATCTGTATCACTCAGCTTCAGAGTGTAATCAGTATTAGGTTTAATATTTGTACTTCCAGCAGTCTGAGAAGATCCTGCATTATTCATTGCATTATTAAAGGCATTGTTACCGGCAGTTGAACCACCATAAGGCTTACTGGTGTCAATTTTTGTAACACCTTCCCATGCTTTTGTTGCATTTACAGCAGCAGTATTAAAGTCAGCTGCCTTTGTGATCATTTGACTATAAGTTTGAGAAACTTTCATGCCATACTGATCCATTACGTCGCCCAGATGTTTATAGGTGCTGTCGTAATTTGCTTTTACATTAGAAAGCATGCTGCCAATAATAGCTTCTTGGAAAGCTGCATTTTTCTTAACAGCATCAAGAGTATTGTCTAACGCCTTATTTGCCTCATCTGAAAAATTCTCATAGCCGGTATTTTTCATATCGACTTCATGCTGATGCATTGTATCGGCCATATCGTCTTCTGCATCTGCAAGTTCCGCACGTAATTTCTCAAGACGAGCTTTTGAGGCTGCATTTGATGTTCCTTCAAGTGCAGCAATCTGTGCTTTTAATGCATTGATATCTTTAGTTTTCTTCTTTAGAGTTTTGTCATAATCGTAATATTTCTCTTTAGCAGAAAGAGCATCTTTACGTTTTTCAATATTCTCCTGTAACAGATCATTCTCTTTAGTAACTTGAGTGGTATACATATCAAGAAGGTTCTGTTTAAGATCAGCAAGAGTAGCAGACTCTTGTTGCAAACTCTTAAGCATTTCATCGGTTTTAGTCTTATAATATTCTGGACCAATTGCACCATTTTTATACATTTCATCCAGCTTATTTAATCCCTCACGATAATTTGCTATTTTATCCTTAGTGGCGTCAATCTGTTCTTGAACTAATAAAATATTGGTCAAACCGTTTGTAGAGAAGGCTCCATCATCATTATAGAAACTCTCGGTATCACCAAGTAACTTCTGAGCAGTCTGAAGCTCAGATACAAGATTTGAAAGTTTATTCTGCGCTTCATCAAGAGGTTTAAATCGAAAATCAATTTCTTCTTGAGCTAATTGTCGCATCGCTTCTTTGGATTTAATAATAGAAGCAGTGAGGTTGTCGTATTCCTCAATCTTTTTCTGCGTCTCTTCATTACTCCAAGTTTTTGTTGCAATTTCCTCTGCAAGAAGCTGACGTTTTTCTTCATCAGCGCGAATAATTTTATCATAAGTTTTCAAACGTTCTTCATAATCATTGGTTGAAAGCTGATAATTAATATCATCAGCATTCTTTTTATAACTAAGAGAAGCGTCCTGCTTATCACCAGCTCTTTCCCAACGATCAATTTGCCATTGTTTTAAGTTTTCTCTGGTTTCTTCAAGAGCAGCTTTAGCTTCTTGGATGTGTGTATCAGCCTCAACAATAGACGTGTTCAAATCAGTTAGATTTTTCTTCATTTCCTGATAAGCTTTATCTTTTTTGTTATGACCATTCACATTAAGATAATCTGTCATGCTTTGCTGAACTTTATCTCTTTCTTTTAACATCCAGTCTTTCTGATATTGAGCATAACTTACTTGTTTTTTAAGATCTTTCCAATATACCGAACCGACTTTTTGAGATTTTCCGCTCTTTATACGATTTTCAGCTTTAGCTGCATAATATTCCTCTTTAGCTTTACGCTTACTGATAATCAGATCATAGGAATCGTAAACATTATCAACTTTAGATTTAGCTAAATCAAGTTCCTGAGTTTTCTTATCTCTATATTTTTGAACGGCATCAAGATACTTGTCGTACCACTGTTTATATGCTTCTACGGCAGCTTTCTGATTTGCATCCAATGTTTCTATATTAATAGTGCCATCTTGAACTTTTTTCTTCAGAGCAGGAGTAAGATATTTGCTTACTTCGCCATTGTTTGCAACTTCTTCGGACTTCCTTTTATAAACAGAGATGCTTTCTTTAGCAGCCTTGATTTCTTTATCTGTATTTTCAAGAGCTTTATTATAATACTTTTGAGCTTTTGTATAATGACTATAATCACTTTCGGCAAGATCTGTATACCTAGAAGTTATACGATCAAGACGATCTATAGCAACTTCAACCCAATCCATAGAATTATCATTCAGCTTCTTGATTACATTTTGAAGAGCTTCGCTTACTTCATCAGCCGCGTCACTTGTATCATCACTATTGTTTGATACCGCATCTGTATTATCTTCGATTGCATGTTGAAGACCAGAATTACCGGAGTTACCAGAATTTCCAGATCCGGCAGGTTTAACAGTTGCAGCCCCGCCTTGGAAGTGGAATCCCGGAGTATTACCAGCAGCAGCATAAGCTTTCATAACGCCTGGAGAAGTAACAGTGCCACTTGCATAAGCTCTGGCATGTCCTTGAATAGCCCCGTGTTTAAGAAGAGCATCAGTTTGAGTAGTAGAGAATATAATGTCGCCCTTTTTCAGGTTCTCTATATGAGCACCGCCAGGAATTAAACTCCAAACACCATCACGAACAATTGATTCAGCGTGACCGTTGATACCCACTTCATTTACAAGAGCTTGCTGATCTTGTTTAATAGCAACATTTGTCCCACTTGCATGAGCTGGTGTGATGTTTAAAACATTGTAAGCGCTTCCTGTAGACTTAGCTTTGAACGTACCACTTGAGAGTTGAACTTCTTTACTCAAACCACCACTTGGTCCACCTGAATTTATCCAATTAACAGTTCCGGTAGCAGTGAATGAAGTCTGAACGGCAGAAATATCATTTCCCCAATGAACAGTACCATGAGAATAATGTTCGGTAGCAGCATAAACATCTACTAAACCTGTCTCATTAGACCATTTTACTTTTCCTTCGCTTTTTTTCTCTTCAGCAAGGTAAGCATCTACTTCGCTATGTTCTGGTTTGAAAGTTACAGTTCCTTGGCCTTGTTGTTCTTTTGTCAATGCTTGGAATTGAGTTTCGTCAATTTTAACCGATATAGCAGGTGTATCACCTGATAAAGATTCAAGACTTGAACGTAGTTCATCGATTTTAGCTTTACCATCTTCGGTATTGACATCTACGTCCAATTCAGCTTTTTGAGCCAACTCTTCATCATTAAGAGATAATAACTTATCAATATCACCGGTTTTATCTACTGCAATCTGAACATGCATTTGCATTTCACGTTGATCAATCATAGATTGAATTGCTTTATATTCAGATGAATCTACGTCAAAATTTACTTTAATATGCTCTAATTCACCAATTTGTGATTGTAGTTTATCTACAGATAATCCTTCTATACTACTATCCACATCAAATGAGAGTTTAATATCCCCATCTGCTTGCATCTGACGCAATGAAGCCATTCCGTCCTGAGTAGCTTGATCCAATTCATCCAGCCCGGTCATATCAACATTAGGATCAATATTAACAACACCTAAAGCTTCAAGAGCCGGTAGAAGAGCAGTTGCCTGTTCTTTTGTTAGTCCAAATTGATCTGAAAGTCCCTGAAGAGCATCTTCAACATTACGAATACCCTGATCTTCAGATTCATAAGCTCCATTGCCTAATTCAATCTGGTTTGCTTCATTCCATTGATCTTTATCCAATGAATTAACAGCATCAATAACGTTCTGTAATGCTTCACTTTTCTGTTCCTGAGCATCTTTAATTTTATTAACCAGTTCAACATCAGAATCAGAGTAATCTCCAGTATTACCACTTTCAATTCCTTCGTTGACATCCTGGAAGTGTTTGATCTGTGAGCCTTTAGCTTTCGCTTCATAACTCTGGATCATTTCATTATAAGCAGCCTCATCAACTTCAAATTCAGGTGTTAATTTAATGCCTGTCTTCTTAGCTTGTTCCTGAATTGATTCGATATATTTCTTGCCTAAATCAGAATCTTTATCAATACCATTATCTTTTATGTACTGATTTAATTCGTCAATAGAACCTTTGGCATCCTTGATATCCTGAATCTTACGATCAACAGTACCATCTTTGAAATCAGATATAGCCTGAGTAATACCAGTTTTTTGTGCAATTAAATTGTCAATAACTGCTTGTTGATCGTCCAGAGCGGATTGATTTGCACCACTAGCTTTCAGTTTTCCCATTTTAATCTGAGCATCAATGAGTTTATCGTCAATCTCTTCAGATTTCAGGGCACCTTCTTCAAGAGAAGATACAAAATTATTTGTATCGCCATAATCTTTCAATCTACCAAACATAGATTCGAATGATTCAAGACTCATACCCATAGCATCTGCAGCTTCTTGAGTATCAGTGAAAGAGTACATCCATTGCTGATTTCCATCCTCAAGAGTTTTGTAAGTGGCCAATCCCTTAGCTTCAAGATCGCTTAAAAATCTCTTTGGACCGGAAGCATCATCAGTGTAATAATTTTTAAGTTTGTTGTAGTTCTCAATGAAATTATCAGCATCTTCAAAACCATTCTGAGAGAAATATTTTGCAGCTGCTTTAAACTGAGGAGTACCAACTAAGCCTTTATCATACAGATCTTTTGCGTTATCCAGATAACTCTTAGCTGTAGTATATTCATTGCCTTCAGTAGAAAGATTGTCGGCATTAACCATAGCTTGGAAATCAGAGAATTGTTTTGCCGCCTCCTGATACTGAGCAAAATACTGTGCCTGCAGATTTTTAAGATTTTCTAATCCTTGCTGAGTATAATCTTTATTACCTGCTGATAATTGATCCTGATAATCCTGAATCCGTTGTGCAAAATCAGAATTCATGAATTCATTCTGCTGTTCCAGATAATCCTTCATTCTTTCTGTGTTGATTTTCAAACCTTTTGCAGTGCGATCGAATACATTATCAACATGAGCATCTTTTAGATCACTGAATTGTGTTCTAAGACTATCCATAGTATCAGATGTAAGACCTGTTTCTGTCTGCATTTCGCTAATAGCTGATGTAAGAGCGGTAACAGTGTTCTGCATATCAGTTACTGGAAGATTAAATGCTGTTTTTATCCAATCGGCCTGAGAAGCCTTCATATTTTCAATAGACATCTGAGAAGCTTGAATCTGATCTTGCCACTGCTTAATTTGTTCGTTATCTTCATCAGAAAGAGGAGATAATCCTTTGCTATTTTTCAAAGCATCGATATTATTCTGATATTCCTGGATCTGGTTATTCAGATTCTCAATCTGCTTGTCACCATTTTCGATTAAATTGGTATAATCTGAAGCAGTAGCTTTCATATTATAAGCAGATTTATTATTCAGTCTTGTCTGCTGATCGGAAGCATCAGTCTGAAGACGAGTTAGTTCTTTTGAGAGATTATCCAGATTTTTAGCTGAAGTATCCAACTGAATCTGTACTTTAGTATCTTCAATTTTGGATTTCCAAGTGTCGAGATCAGCATTTGCCATTGATGGATCAAGTGACAATTTCATAATTGCTTGAACTGCAATTTCATCATTTCCATATTCTGACATTAACTGATTTACAAGGTTTGGTGTTGTAACAGAGGCCATATGTTTGTCTGCTAAATTCTTTGTTAAATTACCAAGAATTGCAGACTTAGCATTGCTCATATCAAATCCGCTCAGATCCATAGTATCCATAATACTCTGAACATATTTATCAGCAGCAGCAAGCTGTTTCGGATCAGTTACATCTTTTACAGAGTCTCTGATTTTACCGATAGCATCACTTGCTTTATCAAACGCTAAATTCTGTAATCCCTGTTGGAGATTATCAGTCTCTGTAGCAAGTTCCGGGAACTGCTGAATAAGATCAGTAATATCTGAATTCTGGAATGTACCGGATTT